ACTACTTAAGTAAAATTTGACAATCCCCGATACTACTTCGGGGATTTTTGTTGTATATTTACACTATATGAGAAAACTATTAACATTTGTACTACTACTAATCGGATTGGTGGGGTACACTCAGACAAATTCACACCAAAGAATTACCGGACGTATCTACACAAGAGGTCTAAACTTTGTTCCATCCAATAACGACATTCAAATTTTACTTTATGAGGTTGATACTTTTGGTGTTGCAAGACAGACCATCCTATCTAACTATACGGTTGCACAACAAGGTAATCAGTATGTTATTGACTTTATAAACCCTCCAACACAACAAGTGGTGGTATATGCCAAACTATTACCTGGAAGTCGTTTATATGGTAAATTTTTAAGCACATTCGGATTATCATCATTGAGTGTGAGACATGCCGTGAAACTTACTATTCCTTTTACACCACTTGGAACCACTTGGTTGGGTCAATATGATATTTATATGGTACCTGATGTTACAGTTATAGATAATAGAAGAAGTATTGATTAAAAATTAACATTTCCCCGATACTACTTCGGGGATTTTTGTTATATATTTACACTATATGAGAAAACTATTAACATTCGTACTTCTGCAGATTGGATTGGTGGGGTACACTCAGACAAATGGACATCAATATATGAAAGTCACTCTTAGTACAAGTGGCCTAAACATCTTTCCATCATTTCAGGATATTCAAATTGTACTTTATGAAGTTGATACATTTGGAGTGGCAACAGTTATCAATCCAAACAATTACACCTTGTCGGTACAAGCAAATCAGTATGTTTTCAATTTTGTATTTAAACAATACAAACCGGTTGTTGTATATATAAAAGTTCTACCTAGTGGCCGACTACACAATAAATTTTTAAGCACGTTTGGAACATCATCTGGAAGTATCAATCGAGCAACTAGAGTAAATGTTCCCAACATACTAGGTGGGAACAATACGATAACACACAATGTTTATATGATACCCAAAATCATTAGTTGGGAACCTTACTCCACCTATATTGATTAAAATTAACATTTCCCCGATGACTTATTCGGGGATTTTTTTTATATTTATGGGTATATGTTAAACTCAAATATTCCATTTTTCAAATGCTTAGTTAAGCAGTCGTATTTTACAAAAGACGAAAAGGATTCCAATATTTTTCACGATTGTTACGCATTTGCCGTTCAATCCATAACAGGAAAAATATTAACCTTCCATATAATGACCGATTACGGAATGTTAAGATCAAGAGTTCCAATCTCTGAGATCTATATGAAAGAACCAAAACAAGATGTTCCATTCCACTTCAAACAACTATGGGATTGTTTTGATAACGATGTTACCGTGATTACTTACGAATACCTGAAAGAGAAACGATGTAAAGTTATTATGAAAGACAAAACATTTGCTTGGGCCACCTATATGTTTACCGTTGATTGGCAAAATAACCCATACAGTGATGAACCAAGTGATTATAAATGTGGTCACGTATTACAGAGTGACGATGGTTACCTAATGTGTATGCCAAATAATAGAATATTTTGGAAGGATTCAAATTGGGTTACAAAAGACTTTCCCGTTGAACCAAAAAACATTAAAGTAGATACCGAGCTTTTATCGGTGGAGTCCGTCTCTAATAGATGGATAACCGAAGACACAAATTCATTCTATTACGATATAGATGAATTAAAGAAAAATTAAATCTTAGGGGTGGTTGATAATTTAACCACCCTTTTTTATTATTAAATTATGGGACAGATTATAGATGAAAAAATTGTAAAAACCTCTCAAAACGTAGATCCGATCTACGTTGTTGAATTGGTTAAAAATACCCCAAACGATATGGTTTTGGGTAAATTGATTAGGGAATATGTGTTAAACGCTGAAAACCAAGATATGTATGAAAATTAAGTTAAAATTTGAGAATATGTGGTTGTGGGACACAACAACAATTCGTTTGATTCCTGAATTAACATTATCACACCTTTATCAAAGAAATTATTTAACTAAAAAACGTGAAGATATTGAAAATCCTGAATTCCATATTAATTGGTTAGGGTTTCAATTCGGTATTCAGGTGATCTTAAAATAATTATTCAAAAATTTGGGGATTTTTCTTCCCATACTTTCTCATGATTTCACCTGCGATTGCATTAGCATCGTTTTCATGTTTTGATCCTGCAGAACTCTTCCCTTTTTGGTGAAGAGTTTTTTGTTTGTAATGCACTAATTCGTGGGCGATAGTCCTCATAATATCACCCTCGTTTCGTTTGTGGGTTGATATCACTATTTGATCATTCTTATCATCAAAATATCCAAAAGATTTATGTTTCTTTGAAAATTCAGAACCTTTCTTAAACTCAATATCAGGAACATCTTTAAGTTTCAAAAAATCCTTACAATAATCAATAAAATGGTCAAGATCACTCTTTTTTGATTCAACCATCAACGACTTTATTCTTGAAATCTCTTCACGTAAATCCATATATGATAAATATCATAATTTTTTATTCCTTGTTGTTTTTTTCGGAATAAAGTCACTCATCACTCTTTTCTCAACGGGATATTTTCCCGGTTTCCATTTAATCTCGGATGATACGGGTCCATTTTTACTTATTTTGGTGTTGTAAGTGAAAGTTTGGATACACTCATCATCCTCATAAGTCACTTCAAATTTAGTGTCGTCAATCTTTTTAGTACTCATAATGCAAATTTAATAAATTTTGAGGATATTTACAAATATGAAGGGAAAATTGTGTTCATCTATTTGTGAAATGTTAAAAAGTAAATATCACAACTTTTTGGAGAATATAAACATATCTCTATCAATAGATGAGAAACGAAAAAAGGTATATTTTGAACCTACTTTGTATTTATCCGAAGCACCGACCCAACAAGAACTTTCAGAATTAAAAATGGATGTGTATGAGAATGTTATGAAAGAAACAAAATCAACACCCATAGCAAGAAACGGTTGGAAATTAGAAAATTCTTCTTTACAAAAATAAAATTATCATCATATTTATTTACAGACCTTGTGGTTTAATATCGTGAGTTAGAAATAACTTTTGAGTTGACCTGAAAATCAACGAAACGATCTTAAAATAAACACATAAAATAAAATAAGGTAAAATGTATTATCAAACAACAACACACCCTCATCCCGAGGCGCACATTACCGTAAATAAGAAAAGAATTAGACAATACGGTAAAAATGTCTATATGGACAACAAACAAGAGTTCGAGATCGAACTTTATAATCCAACCCAAAATAAAGTATTAGCGGTTATCACCCTGAATGGAACAAAAATGACAGGTGGTGGCGTCGTAATTAAGCCAGGACAGAGAATCTTCTTGGAACGATACTTGGATTCAAACAATAAATTTTTATTTGATACCTATGAGGTTGAAAGTACTAACGAGATCTTGGATGCCATATCAAATAATGGTGACATCCAAATAAATTTCTACAATGAGGAACAAACACCTCATAAGTTACTAACGTATAATAACAATACTTGGTTAACAACGAACGCAACTCTTACTCTAAATAATCCAGGAACATTGTCAGAACCTATTATGTATAATACAAATTCAGTAGGTTTCGGTTTAATTAGCGGTTCATTAAACTACTATAACACACCAAGGTCAAGGTCAAACAAAACCCTTTCCCTTGAGACGGGTAGAGTAGAAAAAGGTGCTGAAAGTAATCAAACATTTGTATCTTCAAAAGATAGATTTGAATACAATTCATTTTCTGAATGGACTTGGAAGATCTTACCATCATCGGTTAAACCATACGATTCAAAAGACTTAAAAAAGTTTTGTACTAACTGCGGAAGTAAAATAAAAAAGGATAGTTATAAATTCTGTCCGAACTGCGGAACAAAAATTTAATTAAACAACCACAAGGTCAAAAAGAAAACCCACCAATCGGTGGGTTTTTTATTTAGTCACTTACTAATACAGACCAAGACAATATCACATCGTCTTCTTTATAATTTGTTCCTGAATATACATATGTTGATCTAACAATATCCAAATATTTTCTAATAAATTTGATTCTATCAGTTATTCTTTCAAAATTTAAACAATTAACAAATTCTTCAGCAGTTAATATTTCATTATATTCTGGTTTTTCACATTTCCACGTTTTTTCATTAAAGAAACCTCGTTTTACTCTAAATCTAACAAATAATGAATTGTCCCTATATTGAGAGAATTTAACATCATCTATTGACCAATTGGTATCAAGATGATTAACTAAACGATCGGACATCATTTTAATCATTCTCTTTTGGATAAATTCCATATTAGGTTGTTAGTAATTTAGGTGTAATACACCCTAATAAATATACATAAATTATTTAATAATCACATTGGTCATTAAATTATAACCAACAGTATAAGATGCCGACATTAAAAGACTTCTTTTGATGATCTGTGACCAAGAAGTTGTTTCATAAAGACTTATTGGGAAAGCCAAAGATATTGACGTAATATAACTAGTTTTGGTCATATGCCATAGATCAGACTTAAACCAAAGATTACCAATTCTCATTTCACGATCCCAACTACTCGGAAGACCACCCCAACCCATATGATTCCAAAACGCAGGATCCATATTAGGAAAGGTGTTTCTAAATTGTGCCGGATGATTGATAATCTCACTATTCATACCATAAGACAACCCAGCCAACATCGCAAACCCACAACCGACAGTAATTCTTGTCTTGGTGTATTGTGAAAAGTTAGTGGCGAATATCTTAACTCCGTTTTCAGTTTCTTTCATATTCACCTTAAAGTCCTTATCAAATGGTAAGAATTTTGCTTGTTCTTTAATGGTATCGTATGTAACATATAAACCTAATTTCGCAGCTTCTTCAACTTTTTGTTTATAAGATAATAATTCTTTTCTCAGAGAATCCGTTATAAATAAAACAGAGTCAGTATAAACATACTTTGTTATCACACTATCTTTATACTTAACTAAAGTATCCGTGACGGTTTTGAAAGAATCTAACGCAATTACTTGGCTTTTGAAGGTACTATCTATTTTTTTGGATTGATCCAAGGTAATAATAACCACACTATCACCTCGATAATACTTTATCTGAGGATATTTTTGTTTACCCGGACCTTGACCAAATGCCATAATAGACATCAATGTAAGGAAAATCAATAAATATAACTTTTTCATGGTTAGTTCTTCAATGGACCCAAAGGAATTTTCTTACCTTCAGTGTCTAATTCTCTCAAATCATCTTTTAAGGACTTGATTTCATCCTTTAAATCATCTATTTGAGTTTTATACTTTTTTTCTGTAGTAGTGATTGCCGAGTTAATTGCTGAACTCATAGCATCTTTTGTACTATCAGATAGTCCTTGTGATAGTGCCGAATTTTCAGTTTTAAGATCAGAATTTTCTTCTTTCAGTTGTTCGTTTTCATTTCTTAAACCCGTATTTTCTTTGTAGAGTTCTAAGTTTTCTTTAACTACTGTGACGTGTTTATCACCCGCAAACCCAACTTGGAAAACAACAAATCCTACACTACCAACAACGATACTGATGGTAATAATTCCTTTTGTAAACATATTCTTATTTCTTTGTGTTTTTAATCACAAGAAGATCCCTCAGTTCCAAATATGACTTTCTGTTCGTTTCAGCAAGATCTTTTAACTGATTGATATCATCTTCAACATAAGAATTAAGACGATTCTCAAGGTCGTTTAATTTAGTGTTAAGTTTTTCTTCTGTCTCAAGTTGTCTCTGTAATAACTTCCAACAAACCCAACCCAAACCTAAAGTGGCAATACCGAGAACACCATACTGTATCAGAGAATCAAAGATTCCTGCTGACGGTACTGTTTGAAGTATCATATCTTATTTCTTTTTATAAAGGTCTTGTTGACATTTATCTAACTTGTCTCTTAAATCGTCAGCTTCTTTGATCTTCTTGTCTATAAATTTCCAAGCAACAAATCCAAGTGCTAATACGATTAGTCCCAATGCACCATAATCGGTTAACATTGTAAATACACCAAAATCTTGACCTGTTTTGGTAACTGCTGCGGTTGTGTCTAGTAATACCATAATTTATCCTGTTTTACTATAAATATCACGTAAGATTTATTTAGTTCTTTAATTTTTTTAACATTTTAATCTTTGACAAAATATTTATAATTATTATTATTACAATACGAAAAAATACTTAAACAATTATATTCTATGAAAAATTTAATTTTCTCTTTTGGTCTAATCGCCGCTTTATTATCTTGCGGTAGTAAAAACGAACCTGTATCAGGTGATGAAACTATGGTAGATACAACAGTTTGCGATTCAACAATGTGTGATTCTATGGCTTGTGATACAATCCCTTGTGATTCCTCAGTTGTTGATACAACAAAATAAAAGACCAAACAAAATTGGGTCACGTAAGTGACCCTTTTTACTATGAAACACCAGAAGCTATTAGAAAAATTAATTAATGAACTTTGTAGACCTGATAGAATATTATTATTTGGTGAAAATTCAAAAATCAAATTAACATCTATAACGTTCTCAACCCAAAAAAAATGTTATATAGTTGATTTAAAACTAACGGTTGACGAACCAGAACTCTGTGAAGAAAGTTACCCCGATGGTTTATACCATCTAGTTAAAACATCATTCGAATGGATAGGTGAATATGAAAAAGTTATTATTGTAAGTTCATTAGAGGTTATCTAATCATAGAAAAATATCTCTTCTACGATCATATCAGTACTATCTATAACATTCCAAACACCATACAATTCTTTGATTGTACGAACAATATCTCTATCATCATACAATATAGCCTGATTAAAATCCTCTAAATCAGGTTCATAATCTCTTCCCCAATCTCCAATTTGAATATTATCTACATCCATTTTAATACCTAATTCAGTGGCATACTCCAAATCTTCAATCGTGAATCCATTTACTTTTTTAACATCAAAGGATCCCGATGGTGCATACATAGAATTAACGGTAATTTTTTTAATCTTAGTTAATTCCTGGTATAGTTTTTCAGAAAATGATTGACTAAATAATGTGTATCCTTCAGACTCTTCATATTCTTCAACTCTTTCATATGTAACATCATTAAATCTTGAAAACAATCTCCAATTATGAACTCCTAATAATTCACCAAAAATTTTATCAACCTCATGGTATAATTTATAGTTACCACAGGTGTTAACACCCCAAACGTCGGTTTTAGGTACAATATCATAAAATATGAGATAATCTGTACCATCAAAATCTAAATTACTATAAACAAAATCAACAGTTTTATATTCCTGTTTTGGTATATAGATTTCTAAAAATTTACTTAAAATACCAATTTTATTTTTCATTCCCTTAGTTTAATATCATCTAAATATATGTAACCCATACCTTTATTTTCTATATATTCGAACACCTCGTGAAAATCAATTTTATGTTGGTCGTGCCACGCATAATCAGGTAAGAATTCATCCCAAAAATCAACGTTTTTACCTTTTCTAAAAATACCTCGTATCACATAATAAATATCACAATACATCATGCTAATATCCATAGATTCTATTGATACAGTTAATTCCTTATCATTATCTCTCAGAGTATCTACTTTTTGTGCTAATCTATCCACCTTATTTCTAAATTCAGGACTTTGATATAACTCACAACAACAGTCACCATTCCAAGGAAATACTAAATCACCATATCTAATTTCAATATCGATCATTCCAAATGTTTTACCTCGTTCATAAAACATTAAATTATCAAATATACTATTAACATAAAATTCATACTGTTGTTCTATATACTCACCAACGCGATCAACCTTAATTATAAAATCATCTACCAACGGTACCGCCTCAAATACTAACCTAATCTCAGGATGTGATCTCCAAGTATCCTTTTCAATAAAATCTTTCAAATAATAATCAACATCACCAAATGTGACTTTGTCTATAGTGAGTTGCAATATCTTAAAAATTTTATATGCCGATATCATAATGTTTTAATTATATTATTAATATCTGTAGTAAGTGATGATTTATCCACTCTTCTTATATAACCCAAATCTGTTCTTAAAATATTAATCCAATTCTTTTTATATTTAACATCCGTCCTATTTGTAGTTCTTTCACTCTTATAAAGATCATTCAATTTTTGATATAGTTCTTTGAGTTGCGGTCTATTGAATATTTGTGGATACGTTTTATAAATCCCATCATAAATTGTTTCCAATTTGTTGTTCTTAACTCCGTCCGTTATCTTTGTAAATATAGATGACAACATTTGTGAATCTCTAGAACTTAGTTCTGCAACCATTTTCTCTTCGGTTGGTTTTTCACCTTGCTTATACCCTGTGATATTTGAAACGTCCGTAGTTCCTGAGACTGGTTGTTTATATCCCGAAGTAAGTGATGATATGTCAGTACCTTTTGTTTTTTGATTATATCCCGAGGTTAAACTCGCAATATCCGTTCCTTTAGTTTTTTGACCATAACCCGAAGTTAATTTTGATATATCGGTACTTCCTTGTGTAGATTGTGTGTATCCGCTAGTGAATTGAGAAATGTTTGTCTGTTCTATCATATACATTGATAGAATTTGTATTTTTTCACTTTCGGAAATTATAAATTTGCTCATTTATTTTAATCATCTAAATTGTTGGAAGACGGTGTAGTTCTTTTTGGTGAATTACTTGCCAAATTTTGATTGGTGTTACTTGGTGTGTTTAATGCCGCAATATCACTAGCACTAGTATTATCATCAGTCATACTTGGATTACTCATTCCAATTTCTTTTTTAAATAACTCACCATATTTGGCACAACTAGTTTTTCCAAATTTACCACTTACAGGTGTTACACCATTTTTCTTTTGCCAATTCATCAACGCTTGACGAGTTTCGTTACCAAATTTCTTATCGTTTTTAGCACCGGTTAATCCAATAATTGTTTGAACTTGCCCAACAGACTCACCTTTCATACCGTATTGTATTATTTTAGTACCTTGACACGCCTCTTGGAATGTTGGTGCCTGTACAAAAGTTGCCGCTTGTTGATTAGTTTTAGGGTTTGTATTCTGTTGGGGTTTCTGTGATCCCAACGTATAATCAATTTTTATTGATCCTGTTTTCAAATCTTGATTACCATAAGCATCGGTTTCGACTTGATATGTTAATTTTACACCCGCTTTACCTAAAATCGCGGCATAGTTTTTTACGTCTGCAAGATTGTCTGATTCCATTTCACCATTTAACATTGTTTGAATGGTTTGTTTTTCAAACTTCACAAAATCAGTATCCAACTCTCTATAATCGTTAGGTGATTTAACTAAGTTAAATACGGTAGCAATCACTTTCTCATTAGTATCCATTGCTTGAGTTGTCTTTGATGCTAAGAAATATGCGGGATCATTAATACCCGACGCTTTAGCACGATCTTTGAGTGATGTTGTTGCTTGTTCATAAAGAACCGACTTAAACTCAGTTTTAACTTCTCTCTCATAAAGAGACAGTATATTATTTTTTTCAGATTCTGTTAATTTTATTCTACTCATAACCTTTTATTTATTATAAATATCATTTAATTAAAAAGAGTTAATTCAATATCATCAATTACTGTGAGAGTACCATCTTCAAGAAAATTCAGTAATTCAGAAAATAATCCTTTCCTATTACTAACACCAAATGAACTACTATTAAACTCTCCAATATATTCCGCCAAATCCCAATCATTACTACTTATTTTGGATCTTATTGTTATTCTCAATGTTAATGCGGTATAACGGTTAAATGTTTCTGTGTAATCCACGTTAACAACATTAACTTCAAACGGTAGAGGTAGGTTTATTGTATCTTGAGCGACCTCTTTCATTTTTTCAAAAATACCATCGGTTGATAATACAGGTAACGACGAATCTGTCAGGTAATAATCATAGATATATTCTTTATCGTTATATACAACACTAACACTTAACCTATTTGATTCAAGTGCCGCAAATATTTCAATAAAAGATTTAATTTTTGACCATATTTCAAATGCGATATTCACAGGTGATATAAAATAATCTTTAGGTGTTATTTCCAAATCATAAACCATATGATATCTATCATTCATATTATCAAAATATGAATTTGAAAATTTGGCGGTAACATATCCAAACAAAGTATCTTCTCTACCTAATTTGAATTGTTCAAATGTTGTTCTACCAATTACATTTAATATACCAATCATTGATTTTATTCTAGATTCTAATTCACCCATAACTAATAAATACTTTTTAATTAACTATTGTTAATCAATGGTTGAAAATCTCGGAAGTGGTCTATTTAATAGTTTTATAATCTTGGTTTTTACTCCACATTGTTTAATACCCTCATTATCTTTTGGTGTGTGAACAAAGTTTGTTAACCCCCAATCATTTTCATATCCTTCTTCATACCACTTACGTTTGGTTCCTAAGTCTAAGTCATCTACTGCGACCCAATGTGTAACTTGTGGATTTTGTTTTAACCAATATCGTATCTCACAACACCTTTCATATTCTAACATTTCATTAGGATCTATTTTTGATACATCGGTGGTATCCATATCAGAATTATATCTTTCAGTAACACCTATTGGTTTTTTCTTTATCTCCCAAAAATCAAACAATTGTCCAAAGTCGTGAATATCCGCCCAGTTCTTCCAATCTGAAGAAATAACAATCTCACAATCTGTTTCATCAATTATTGAATTCAAAACCACCAATCCTTTTTTATTAAAATTGTCAAACCTCATATGAACATTTTCATGCTTTGAATGGTGTCCTTTTTTATTATATCTCGATCCCCATTCTGATGCTAAACAAATTACTCCGTCAAAATCTAAAAAAAGTACTTTCATTGTTTTTTTTTCATAAAGATAACCATATTTATTTGAAAATCAAAAAAATGAATGAAGTAAAATATGTCCTAAAGGGTGATCGTGGAACCGGTGGTTTAACTGTGTTATGTAAAGAATGTTATAAACCTATTGAATATATTAAAAAGGGTGAAAAACGAGAACCCAAATCGGCATATTGTGAATTACATATCCCGATGGTGGATAATTTAACTTTGAAGGATTATTCTGAAGATCTTATTTCAATTTGAAAGGTCTCCCCAACTCAAAAGAACTTTGTCAAACGTGACTGTTGGGTGTTTATACCCTCAATTTGAAAGGTTTCACCAACCCATCTACCCATAAGTGATTCTAACATAGATACTTCCATAGGAATGTAGCGAAGAATTTGATCAATAATATCACGATAGATTGATAAATAATTTTCATTTTTCAATCCCAAATGACCATATTCTTCAGGATCTATAAACCAAATATTACCATTTCTATATTTTCTCCATTCATAATTCTTAAACTGAGTTTCCATAAATTTTTTGAAAACAGGATATAACTTATCTTCTGTTACTTTAACTTTCATTGTTCAATTAAATTTACATCAACATACGCCACAGGCCATCCAACCAATCTATTAATGTGATCAGAAAACTCATCACTTGCGTCATCAGGGTTAAAAACAAAATCTTCAAAACATTCCGTTGTTAATAATTCAAGATCCACAGATGCGGTTAACTCAAATCTACTTTTACTAGATTCTCGAGGTTCTATTCCAAAATTATTTATCTTAAATCTAATTGAACAATTTGTTTCAATATCTTCATCATAAAATGTTCTTGTTTCCCATTTATTCGCATACTCAGCATTCAATCCATTAATAAAAACTTGTGGATCACCATCATATTTTGTATCCAAATAATCTAAATACATTTTAAAAGACTCCCACTTATCAAGTCCTAATGAATTTCCTAATAAGTCAGGAATAAAGATACCTTTATGTTTATCCAACAACATAAAAGCGATTTGTTTAATCTTATTTTCAGTAATCAATACTTTCATACCATATAAATATGCACAATAAGTCCTTCTAGGAGATATTCAGCAAATAACTTCATTTTCCCAGCATCTCACCCACGAAAAACTTATATATTTACCATTTTTGAATCTGTCGGGGACAATCTCAGATCTATTTGACCTTACCAACCCAACGTCTGTTCCTCATTTGTTACCGGACTTAAAATATAATCATAGAGGAAGTTCAAGGACTCAAAAATAAATATTATTGATTTTCAAAAATTGTAAACCGTGTTACTCTTCTATTTTCCCAAGTAACAACATCATACCATATTGAAAACGGTCGGCAATATATCGTTCCAAACAACAATGATTTATAAACAACCATCGTTTCTTGTGTTTCAGTATGTACTGCCAACGTTATTATCTCATACTCACCACCTTTATAGTGGTTCCATTTTTCACTAGGTCTTGGGTAATTTTTCATAAATTTTTATTTTTAATTAACATAATGATCCAAGCAATAATCATTAAAGGGTAAAACACGATCATTGCCAATCTTTCCGGCCAAGTGAACGGGTCTGTTGCCTTATAAATGTCATTCAACCATTCAACAACAAACCCGAACAAAATACCAATAATAAAATATGTCGTAACAGGATTCATCGGTTTAATACCTCTTTTTGGTAATACTCATTAAACCCTTCCAATAAAGAGGTAACGGATTGATTAGTTTCCAATCCAATAACCGTATCAATCAAACCAAACTCAACCGCTTCATCAGAATTAAACCATTTATCACGACTTGATACATTCAATACCTCGTCAAAACTCTTTCCTGTGTTTTGAGATAAGATCTTAAATAAGATGTAATTGTATTTTTCACCTTCCATTTGAGAGATTCGGGTATCTTGGACATTACCCCTCATTCCGTGAGACACTTGGTGTGTCATTACCTTAGCGTGAATCAATGAATGTCTCTTACCTTTGGTTCCCGATGACAATAGAACCGAACCCATCGAGGCACACATTCCTATATTGACCGTAGAAACGTCAGATTTGACGTAATTCATTAGATCTACTATTCCGAGACCATCTACCACCGAACCACCCGGAGAATTGATATAAAGGGTTATATCACGTTTTTCCACGGAATCCAAATAAAGGAGTTGGGCTTGGACAATGTCAGACATATGCTGATCAACAGGACCTGACACCCAAATGATACGATCTCTCATTAAACGAGAAAATACATCCATCTGTGTGGCTCGCAATTCACGTTCTTCCAAAATGTAAGGGGTTAATCCCGCATTGACATCAATATACTTGTTAATGTCAGTTTTTGATAATCCAAAATGTTTTTCCATACGACAAAGGTAAAACATATTTTTGAAAGTTCCAAACCTTAACAAATAAAAAAACCCCGGTAGCGAATCGGGGTTTTAATTTGGTCGCAACAGCAACCGGTCCTAAGCCCTCAATGTTTAGAGGGAATATCTTTTTAGAATCTTTCCCAATATATCCTGAAATACACCAAATCAATTGGACAGGCAAATGAATAGGGATCGAAACCTAAATAAGTTTTTATGCTTTTACGAAATTCTGATTTTACATTAACATCATATTCGTCAGTAAAATATAATTGAATTACTTTTTGTTCAACGTTTCCAATACCAGCAACTAACACAAGATTATTTTTAATCTTGATATCATAAATTCTTTTATCATTAGAAAGAAGTTTTACAACCAATGTTGATAATTTATCCCCCAATATAGTAAGTTCTTCCGGTGTTTTATCTTCAAAATTCATATTTTAAGTAACATTATTAACATAAATAGTTTGTGAAATCAAAATTTCTACTTACCTTAGCAATATGAACATATTCTTTTTAGACTACGATGTAAAAAAATGTGCTGAAGATCATTGTGATAAGCACGTTGTGAAAATGATTTTGGAAACTGCCCAATTATTGTGCGGTGTACATCACGCCACGGAACAGGAAACACCAAATGTCCCATATAAATTATCACACAAAAATCACCCTTGTGCTATATGGTCTCGTCAATCATTAACTAACTACTTGTATCTATGTGAGTTAGGGTTAGAGTTATGTTATGAATACACCAAAAGATACGGGAAAACTCACAAGTCACAACAAGTAATTGAATGGTGTATTGAAAACAAACCTGAGATTGTTGATCTTGGATTTACGGATCCGCCGAAAGCGATGCCTGATGAATATAAGGTCGATGATGTGGTTCAATCATATCGGAATTATTATATCGGAGATAAATTAAAATTTGCAAAATGGAAAACAGGACATATTCCTTCTTGGATGGAAGATATTTATGTATATGTTTAAAGAGTTTGCACAAGTATTATTAAATATCCCGATGAAACAACGATTACTTGGTTTGGTAATTATTGTTCTTGCTTTTGTTGGAATGGAACTCGGATTGTCGTTGATTAAAACAAAAAATCCTGAGACCGAAGAAATGAAAAAAACTATCAGTACATTAAGGATTGAATTACAAATCACAAGAGAGAGTGTTGTGGAGGCTCAAAGCCAACTATCAAAATTAAACACAAGGATTATTGAAAGTGAGATGGGTTGTACGAATAAAATAATGTCAAGAGAACAAGAGATTTGGAAAATGATTGACTCTGTTCAGAGAATTATGAAAACTCATAACAACAAACAACTTCAGACAATTGAAAAAGTTACGACATCATATTATGATCCTAATGACACAGGAGTTGTTGTTTCAGCGATGGTATTACCACCAAAAACCAAAAAGGTTATTGTAAAGGATAACACTGAAGCGATTGAAGCGATGGATCTAATTAAGAAAAAGATTAAAAAATCAAAATAATCCTCTAAATTCTTTTGGTAGATATAGAAAAATCTCATCATTAGTATAGTCCATATCAACTTCACTTTCTTCAGGAAGTTCGTTAATTAATTTGAACAAAGTTTCGTACAATTCAGAATTAAAAGGAAACTTCACAAGAATACTATCAAAACCACTTGCAGATCCTCTCAAACTTTCTTTATCTACTTCACCATCATACATTTTAATTAATGCGGTTACATAGAATCCAAAACTTTCGTTATCAGGACTAACCTCCTGAGTTTTATAACGTTGATCGGGATCATAACTAACTTCCTCTTCTTCATCATTATCAATTAATGATGATGGTATATCTGTTTTACCACCTGATATTAGATATAATTGTTCTTCTTCAGATAATGCGTCAAAACCTTTTTCATTATATAGATCTAATACTTTATTGTAAGCATCCTCATCATATGCTTCGGTTATTACTTTTTTGATCAGACGGACCAACTCAGATTCGGTAAGTTTTATAATTTTTTTCATAACAATAAATATTCTTTGTAATTAAAAAGTTGAATCAATCTTGATTTAGATATGCCGCACTTACAGAATATATTCCACTGAGGTTAAGCTTCTTAAAAATAACCTTCTTAAGTGCTTGTAAAAGAGTTTTTTCATCAACAGGAAAAAATTCTTCAACAGTTATCATAAATTTTTCATCAAAATACATAACATTCGAACGCCAACCGGAGGAATTTAACGAAACATATATCATTTTATAATCATCTGTTTTATTAATAAAAAACATTACCTCTCCCTCAACTGGAACCCACTTGTAATTCTTCTCAGGAAAAGTCATATCAAAGAACCTCTCTAACACTACAGACAATTGGTCAATATTAACAACAACTTTTTTCATAAATCATAAGGTATATCATCCAACAAGAAATTAAATTCTGTGTGACGTTGGATCGGTGTGATGTTTAATTCGGATTTAATCCATTCTATCAAGTGTCTTATAATAGTTTCCCATCTAATGGGAATGGAATTTTCTATAGATTTGGTAAATTCGGGATTAAATTTAAACGTTTCGTATTTTGGGTTGTACCCCATCAATGCCACATTATTTTTGTCCAAAAATAAATTTTGAAATCTTGTTTCATTTTGAGGTTCAACCCAACGAGAACCATTACTTTTATATAATTTGTCAATATATAATGACAATAGGGTGTATATTTGGTCGTCATTTAATTTAACATTCATATTCTAATAAATCTTAATATATTTGATGGTAGAACCATACCTACCCTTAAATCTAACACCTTCTCGACCCATTTTGCTAACGCATCATATAGTCTTTCTCTATCAAAAGGAATAAATTGTTTAAGTATTTCATAAAATGATTCATTAATATATAGAAAGTTTTTCTTACCTTCATAATGTTCTTCATATTCTACAATACTTTCACCTTTTTGGTTTTCAAAAACATAAAAATTACCTTTTTTATTCCATGAATAATCCGCATAATTAGATTTAATAAATAAATCAATTAATTTAAATACTTGTTGTTCTAATACCGATACTTTCATTATGATAATTTTGCCGGTGTTTTATTAATTTTTTCTACCTTTACATTCAACTTTTCTTCAACCCATTTTACTATAAATTCAATAATAAGATCTTCATTTACTGGTATATATCGTTTCAAATCATTAACAAACTCATTCGTAATAAATAACCGATCACTAGTAATTCCAAAAGGTCCTTTACCAAGAGTTAAATGATAAAAACTCAAAACAGTATTGTTTTTTTCAGAATTAGAAAATGAAAATGAATAACCATGTTGATATAATATAGCAGTTTTAGACCCTTGAATAATTTTCTTTTCCCATTCATACTTTTTATATGCCGCGTCCATAAATTTACAAAACAACGAATATATCTGATCAGATGTCATTTTTAATTCCATATAGATAAATACCACAAAAAACAAAAAACCCCAATCCGAAGATCAGGGTCGATAATTTTTAACCAAATAATTACTTGGACATTTCTTTCATAAAACGTTTGGCTATAGGATTTTTTGAATAAACATCACCCAATGATTTGAAATCGTTCATTTTGATTGATCTTTCAATCGCATCAATTATTGCCGTGTTTTTATTCGTTTTGAACCACTGTTTCGCACCCATCTTATTTTTTGAATATAGGTCAGCCAATTTTTTGCCGAACTTTTCATTTTCATTTGCTTGTTCAGACACAAAACCTGACATACCAACCAAGGATCTATTTTGTTCTAAGATAACTTTCTTAACTAATCTAACCAAATCGGATTCGGTCAATGTAATAACTTTTTTCATAACTAACGTTTTTTATATAAATATATTCAGATTAAGAAAAGAATATTTTATTCGGGATTAACTTTCCAACGAACACGATAAAGAGCATAATTTTCATCCCACTCAATCTCAGAATACGGACCACCATCAGACGGACCAAAATCACATATAATATCATCGAGTCTAACACCAGAATTTTCGATCAGAAAATTCATGGCTTCACTTGCATTCATATCGTTAACCATCATTCTATTCATAATGATAAATATAAACCAATTTTCAAAATTATTCTTCCCAATGATATATTTTAACGGTTGCCGATTTTCCCATACAATCCAAATGATCAAGTACTTCCAATTCATTACCTTGATAATAGATCTTATCAATAATTCCCCATTCAACATCGGGGGTTAATACGGATGATTTCAAATATGTAAAGTCATCTGATTTGGGGACATCATCAGATTCAAACTCATATGAAAAGATTCCACCCTTGAATTCATCGACGCTAAAATAGACAGAAGAATTTTCGGAAGGGAAAACCTCATAATCGTCAGGTTCCACATTTTCATTTTTCACAATGTCTTCAATTCCGAATTCCAAAATCAATAATCCATTTTCATCCAGGACCTCAAACAACATTGTTTCATTATCAAAAGGTTTTGTCATATGAAGGACATCACCATCCCACACATCAAAGGTTTCCAAATCAAAACGAATTTCACCAACATCATCAATCCCGTTTTCTTCCATAAAACGATTGATAAAATTAACCTCACGATCAGATAGGGTTTTACCAATAAAATCAGCATTCCACCCATAAGTATTAAGAAGATATCTCATGATGCAAATATAACATATAAAAAACCCCAATCAAAGGATCGGGGTTATAAAATATTTTAGAAACGTGTTATACAAACTTAAGTATTTCACTCATTTTATTAATAATTTCTTTAAGTTTTCCAGGTTCTCTCTCAAATGTCTCTTTGGCGTCCATCTTACTTTTTTCAATATTAAACGGAGCATCAAGTTTTTTAAACAAAGTCCGTTGCAAAGACACATATTTCTTTGTAAACTCAGATAATGACATCTCGGGATTTACGGGTCGTTTATTTGTTCTACGAGCCCTCGCCGCATAACCATCTATCATATTTACAGTATCTACTTCAACATCCAAAGACTCTTCAACCCACCGTTTAATGTAAGAATAGAAACTCGGTTCATCATATGGAAGTTCATTCATAAATAAACGACTTGCCTCCACGGTTCTCGTTGGGCGGTAATATCCAACATACGGAGTCATCATCCCGTTATCTATGAATATTACTGAGTCATCACCATCTCCAGCCCAATCAGCATCAGGGAAAAAATGATTAATATCATCTTTGAAGTCTTCATACCCTTCTTCTTGTTCATTAACAACACGTTTAACCAATCTAATCAAATCGGATTCCGTCAATCTAATTGTTTTTTTCATATTTCGTTTTTAGTTATAAATATTATCAAAAATGAAAGAATTATTCATCACAAAAAGTTGAGATTTCATCAAAATAATAGTCTTCAATCATATTACCAAATCTAAGTTCGATAAAATAATACATCTTATCCTGAAGCCACTCACTTCCGTACGCTTTATCCAAAGGATCATAAGAATACATAAATGTGACAACACTAGATTTAATCACCTCTTCCAAATATTTGGAATACTCACCCAAATAATCACAAGGGTTTATCTCATACGATCCCTCCCCAACAATATCTCTAAGATGGTTCATTATTTCATTATCGTTGGATCGTCTTAAAAGCCATGACCAAGCCATCAGTTCATCTTTGGTGGCTTCTTGTTCATTGATAACCTTTTTTATCAATCCAATCAATTCATCTTCAGTTAATCTAACTTTCATAATGATAAATATACCCAAAAACAAAAAACCCCAATCCGAAGATCAGGGTTTAATAAGGTTATTCACCATCAAATATGATTCCCCAATCTTCGTTGCTAATTTTATCACGACGAATATCGGAATCCATCAACTCCTGATGTAGGGAATCGTAATATTCACCATTCATTGGTTTCATATCACTCGAATTATAACGAATGTGTTCCTTGATCTCATCTTCGGTCATTCCCGCCAATTCAGGATAATTATCGGTGTCAACCTCAATCGGTTCTCTAACAATCCAAGTGCAATACGACTCGGTAGAATAAACATTTAACTTCATAATATTTTGTTTTTAATAATTATAATCATCAATTTTTTCATTGTCAAATCAAAAAAGGGGGTTGGGGGATTTTAACCGAAGGTTGTTAAAAAATTTTTCAAAAACAATCCTTACAATATTTCCATTCAACAACAGTCTCACCATCCTCAAAGGTCTTACTTTCAAAATAGGATCTCCAACCATCACTAAAATATACAACCTCATACCAAGAAGATGTCCCCAAGTCAGTAATGTGGGATATCTTTGCCAATATCGGCTCAAACTCATTAATTTCCATACATTTTATTTTTGTTTGTAGTCAGGACAGGATTCGAACCTGTATTTGTATATGTTTGTGACCTCGACTGCAGCTGTATCCTCAAACTAAATCACCTGCCGATGTGCGTCTACCATTCCGCCACCTGACTATTTGTTTTTAGTATACTATACAAAATGCAAGCAATAATGTTAAGATAATCATTGCTGAAGCTAAGGATAGGGCAAATAACATTTTTTTCATAACTTTTATCTTTAGCAGTCAGAACAGGACTCGAACCTGTATTAAAGAACTCACTATCTACCGTTACCAGCATCCTTAATAGCCCATTGAATTGTTCCCAATTCCGCCACCTGACCATATATTTATCGTACCCCAGGATATATCACATCATCGGCTACGATATCCATTTTAACACCATCAACCCAAGCGGATGCTTTCCTTGTTCCATACATTTGAAAACTATCACACTCAACAACCGAACCACCACTAGACCATCCACTTCCATTTCTAACATCCAACCGACATTTGCGGTGTTCAACCTCCTTCACATCACAACCATAAAAAATAATTGTCATCAAGAGCACACAACCAAAGGTTCGGGGAAGAATTCTTTTTCCTGTTTTCATATCACTTATTTAACTTAACACCACAAAGGTAATAAACAAAATCCATATTGCCAAATTAAAAATCAATATTCCGATATATTCTTCTGTACTCCAAAATCACATCCTTCAAATTATGAACAAATCCCTTGAAGTCAACAACCTCATCAAACTTAAACCGGATGTTCTCCTCATCCCTACTTATCACCTCATTAACGGAATTATTGATCTCAGATAATATCTCCTTATAAATAACCTCCCGATCAATGGTCCTTCTTAACTCATCCCTAAGTTCAAAAATCTCACCTTCCAATCTTTGAATTTCATCATTATGTTCCATATCACCAAATATAAAAACCCCCACCTGAATTATCAAGATGGGGTTTGAACCTTATTTAATATAATTTGGTGGATAAGAGATAAAAATGTTCTTCAATAAAGTAGTTAGGTTCAATCATTAATTTGTTTTGAATCGTCCATTGGTTTCACATCTGGAAGTTCGTTTATTTTTTGTTTTCCAATTAACTCCATAACTTTCAACATTGGGTGGTCTTTATCCATTTCAGTAAGTCCGTCTAATAGACCACTTTCTTCCCATTTTTTGATAATTTCTTCTTTTCGTTTATTTTCCATATTTTTATATTTTTTTTCAAAGGTAAAACAAATTAATGACAAAACCTAACAAATGATAAACAACATTAAAACGATTGTTTATCATCGGACGTTATACACAATATTTTTACCTACCTGCATTTTCCATAATATAGTAAATATACATATCCAAGTCAGTCATATTAAAGTAATCTATTTCATTCTCATTAAACCAATGAATTACTTCCTGTCTATGTATTCCATTATTAACTTTTTTAAGTGAATCCAAACAATCAAGATATTCCGTTGTGTCGTTTTCATTAAATTCTTCATTTTCTTTCAAAATTCTTTGTTTGAAAGTGTCTATGTGTTTTCTCATTTCTTTGCTCATAATTTTCTTTTAAATATAAATATTAACAACCCATTCCACATTTTCCAAATTTTTTCCCAAAATTTTTATTTCACTTTTTGGACCTAATTCAGGATGGGGGGTCAGTTTCCCAAAATTTTTCCAGAAATTTTTATCAGACATATGGACCACATTTAGATATGGGGGTCAACTTATATAAATTTCATTTAAGGGATTGTCCCCCCATTTTTAACATTTTTTAACACTATATAGGGGGGATACGGAGGGGGGGACCCCCATCTATGGGGGGTGTAAGGGGGTCAGGTATAGGGGGTTATGTATTATAAACTATTATATATATCCCCCACCCCCATATGTTAAATTTTGTTAAAGGTTTGGTATTGTGGGATTGGGTTTGTATCTTTATATTGGGGGACCATATCTTTTTTGTTAAAAAAGGTATGGTTCCATTACATATTAAAAACCTTTATAATGTATGGGGTTTGGTAAAAAGTGTATAGGGTTTTCCTCAGAATGGGGGTTAAAAAAGTTTAATTAGATCCCCGACCTTACACATCATTTAGAATTTTAATACATAACTCACGGATGGTCCTGTCGGTTAGGTCCATATCTTGTTCGGTTATGATCTTGTTATTGAATAGGTCCCCGATGATGTTGGACATATTGTGGAACAGGAGTTGGTATTGGGGAGTTCCTTTGTAGTTATACAATAATTTCTTATACGTAAGTGATCCTTGAAGATCATCCCCCACTCTGAACTCTACAATATGTTGTCCGTTGGGATTGGTCACCACCAATATGTCATACTTCTCTAATATGTATTTTTCCATAGTCACAAATATACAACAATCATTGGGGTTATCAATATAAAGTTTTCCACACCGAATTGTGGATAACTATGTCAGGATCGGGGATTTGTTAAAAAATGTTAAGGTTTGTTAATGTTAAATTTTGTTAAAAATTGTTAAGATTGGGGGACGGGACAATCCCCTCACCTTTGTGTTACGGGGTTTTATGGTTTAATATATATGACACTTTATGACACCGATCTATATGAATTGGTCCTGACGATAGTAAGAAAGGGGTTTATTAAAAAAATCCCCCATAGTGATAGTGTTATAAAGGATTATTTTTACTATATCTATTTCCCAGCGAATAATATAATGTCCAGTTTAGTGAGCGGGGAGACACGTAGTGTCCTAAAAACCCTATGTTATTATCCTTCAACGAGGTCCTTTGTTTATGTGGGTGTCATAATGTGTCATAGGATGGAGATCTTTATATGATAATCTATGTGGTTATTCTTTACCCCATTCTATCTATGATCTTATATTGGTTCATCCGTATTCATCATCTAATATATGGGGTTATCATACAACATACTGATTGGTCCTTCGTATGGATCCCGAATATAACCCAACCATAATTCCCCGAATTAAAATAAAGGGTTTTAAGACGATCAAATTATATCGGACATATACTGACATCATCTTCACATAGATCTCTTAACAGACACTCTAAAATGGGGGTAAAATAAGTGAGATCATAAATGGGAACGAAACCCATAAACGAAATTCCCCACTTTATGTGGGGAATGTAGTGACCCCGAATAGGGGGTATGGGGTGAAGTGAGTATTTGTGGTCTTACTTATTTTTATATTTTTGTTTAAGATAAAATAACTGATATTCTTTTATCTTATTAAAAACGTAATCGTAATATTCCGCTCTAAGGTAATCTAGTAGTTCACCATAATATGTTTGATGAATATCAATTGGTAATACTTTACGTGTTGTCTCCCTAAATATATGATCAACTACATATTTTGAACTATCGGGATCTGTTATATATTTCATTAAAGCTTTGTAACGAATTTGTGATAAAATATGTCTGTGTTTTTCTATTTCTTTGTCCAAAATATTTTTAACTTCGTTAAAGTCCATTCTCCTTAAAATGAATGTCGGTAACTTTTTAGTTTCCTCCCTTAATACTCTTCTTATGGTTTCTTGTAGGTTCATCCTCTTGTGTTTTTTAATACCTTATACATAAACGTTAATTCATCATCAAAAATATTAACCAAGGTCTTTATTGTTTCCACAACATAATCCTCACTAGTATCAATATCAATGTTATATCCATAGAACATATAATTCTCCAAAGTCGCCACAACCAACTTCCACTTAAATTCCTCTAATGAATTGGAATCGTAAAACAAATATACCTTACCTCGATCGAGTTCTTTCTTAAACTGATCCATATCAATTCTCCTTAAAAAAGAAGAATGTATCTTATTGTCGTTCTCCCTTAATATTCTTCTTATGGTTTCTTGTATGTTCATATTAAAATAATTTGATTATTATTGAATATCACCGCATCCAATATTTCACCTTGGTGTATGTCAATGACACCATCTTTACCAATATCTAATGCAATTAAAACACCCGCATTGGCTTCAATAAAAGAAATATAACCATCTTCGATTTTAATAGTAAGATTTCTTTTTTTAGCCGATTTAATCATATCTTGAGTTGGTTTTATATTAAGGTGTTTTATATGACCTGTATAAAGTGGATTTTTAATTATTAAATATGCTTTGGTTACTCTTCCATCATTTTGTTTAGCATAATATGTAGCATCGACTTTGGATGTTGTAAACCATCCACCACCTTTGAATTCTCCACCACTATATGAACCACCATGATACATCACTAATGGATTTCCCTCATCATCAATGACTTTTGTATCCATAAATGGGAATTCGATGTTCTCAGTTTCCTCCCTCAATACTTTCCTTATATGTTCTTGTAAGTTCATAATTTAATCTCCAATCTTTTATAATCTCCAATTGGATATATTGAGTATACCTCATCGGGTTTCTTCTTTACAATGGAAAAATAATATCCCGACCAATTACTTTCATCCTCGGGTCTTGAAAATAATACTTCACCACTACCAATCTTATTTAATTCATCTTTAACTTTCCACCAATCAATTGGAAACCCAACTCCCTTTTTATATAATAATTCACCCCAAGTATCATAATTTAAAGAAGACCCTATTGAGTTTCTTGATTCCCAATCTCTCTCGGAATGCTTAACAAAAATATACTTATACCCATCGTCATCAAAAACCCCCGCCGAATATACCTTATCAATATACTCCTTAACTTCATCACCATATCGGTCCATTAAATAATCCCCTAACGCATCTATCCAAGCATCAATACGATCATCCGAATCAAACTCGGTTGGAATTTTTCCCGAAGCAACATCAGTTGTTGATGACACAAGATTATCGTGAAAATTATCATAGTACTTGTGATTGTGCATAACCTCCGACTTTAATAAATCAAGAAAATCTGTTCCTTTAAGTCTCCTTACCACAAATGCCGGTAACTTTTTGGTTTCCTCCCTTAATATTCTTCTAATATTTTCTTGTAAGTTCATAATCAATAAATATAAACTTAATTAATCATTTTTTTACCCAATAGATTTTCTCTAAACATTCTTGTTTTCAAATCACGAGTCCAAGTTTTTTTTTGTTCAAAATTTAATTCGTTATAAATTCCAATCAAAGGTGGTGACATTCCTATCATATCCATAAAAGACAAATCATCCCAAATATCCATATATTTGTTATATAATTGTTTAACGTTGTGAATCTGACCCTGAATTTCAACCTTGGTCATATTGACTGAAACATCTTTCAAATTTCTTGTTCCAAGCTCAGCTTGTTTTCGTAGTCTTTTTGAAAGATGACGGTGATTAAATGTATCATCAATCCAATGTGCTAATTCATGATGAATACTACCTTTAATTTTTTCAGGTGTAAATTCTTTTAGTATATAGATTCTCTGTTGTTCTTTTGATAATTTTTGAGCAGCAATTTCTATATTTCCGTGACCATAACCCAAAACAAAATTTTTCGCACTGTCATTTATTGAAATAAAAATTTTTTGAGTACTGGGTTGATATCCATTGAGCCCATTATTAATAATAATATCACAAGGATTCATTTCATTAGCTTTGATAGCATCTCTTGTTTGTAATATTGAAGTGTCAATAGTATCCCAACTAAACATATCATCTCTAACAATTCCTGTTTGACGAATCTCTTCGATATCTTTTTTGAAAAACATATCATACAATAACTCAACATCATCATCCACCAATGTTAAAACCTCATTTAATACTTTTCTTATGTGTTCTTTTAAATTCATAATATAAATACGATCTTGTTTAACTTAACCCGCACAATCTGCTTGAATCTGTTTATTCCTCCACTGAATCCAATACTCCTGTAACCCCTCTTTTGTTCGTTTCAAATTACTAATATCAAACTCATCACCAGGTAATAACACACCACTCAATTCAGATATTCTCCTATTAAGTTCAGGTGTGTGATTCCAACCTCCGACGTGATCAAAAGATGTATAAGCATCACAATTATTTTGAACATCAATAAACGGAATGGATAACTTATATGTAACATTCCCACTACCCATACCATCAGTTGACATTCTTATATTATTCAAATCAACTTTCTTGTATTCACCCTGTCTGTAAAGTTCTTTAAGTTTATCACCAACCTTACCCGACATTGTATTTGAAAATTTATGTGCAATGTCACCCATCTCATTAAATTCAGGTCCAATATACGTTCCATTACAACCATATTCAGTACAAGATATGTTGGATGTTTGTTCTGAGATTAAACCCATCATCTCTTTAATTCTTTCTATGTTTTCTTGTAGTTTCATAATTTATCTAATTAACATTTTCTTTAATAATCTTCTTATGTGTTCATATATACCGTACACACTACCTTCTGTTCCAAAGACACTATTTGGAAATAAATCACCTAACATCTTATACTTATACGCTGCGTAAAACGCTGAAGGACTTTTTCGTCTAAAAGCTACTATGTTATTATTATATTTAGCAGCCTCATCTTTAAGTGTATCCTTATTCCACTTAGGATCTATCGGTCTTTCGGGGAATAATAACATAGGATCTATACGGTGAAACAATGCAGCTTTATAATGTAACGGACTACCCGCACTAAATTCAAATGGATAATCATATTTAGCCGCTTCTCTTTCAATTTCACCAGGTGTCATATATGGAATTTTCATTGGAAATAAATCATCTATCATTCCTCGAGTACGTGCCGCATCATAAGCACGACGAGAACCTTTTTTAAATTCATTTCTTGAATTATATTTACTAGCTTCTTGTTTAATTTCATCAGGTGTTACTCTTTTAACAGTACTTGGAAATAAATCGTTTAATATTTTATAATTATATGCCGCTTCATGAGCACGACGATTACCTTTTTGAAATTCACTTCTTGAATTATATTTACTAGCTTCTTGTCTAATCAAATCTTCAGTCCATTTTGTAAGTTTTCTTCCTTCAGGAAATAAATCATCTAACATTCCTCGTTTATATGCAACATTATAAACCGTAGGATTACCTCGTTTAAATTCTGCTTTTGAATTATATTTACTAGCCTCTTGTCTAATCATATCTTCAGTCCAGTTTGTAAATTTTCTTCCTTCAGGAAATAAATCATCTAACATTCCTCGAGTACGCGCTGTTTGATACGCCGAAGGACTACCTCGTTTAAATTCTACTTTTGAATTATATTTACTAGCTTCTTGTTTAATCAAATCTTCAGTCCATTTTATATATTTTACTTCTGGAAATAGATCATTCATCATACCATACCTTAGTCCTGCATGATACGCCAAAGGATTACCTTTTTGAAATTCACTTCTTGAATTATATTTACTAGCTTCTTGTTTAATCAAATCTTCAGTCCATTTTGTAAGTTTTCTTCCTTCAGGAAATAAATCATCTATCATTTCACGTCTAAGCGCCGCATCGTATGCCCCAGTACTACCTCGTTTAAATTCTGCTTTTGAATTATATTTACTAGCTTCTTGTTTAATCAAATCTTCAGTCCATTTTGTAAGTTTTCTTTCTTCAGGAAATAAATCATCTATCATTCCTCGATTATACGCTGATTTATACGCCAAACGATTACCTTTCAGAAATTCACTTCTTAAATTATATTTACTAGCTTCTCGTCTGATCATATCATCAGTCCATTTTGTAAGTTTTTTTCCTTCAGGAAATAAATCATCTAACATTCCTCGATTATATGCAATTGTATACGCCGAAGGACTACCTTTTTGAAATTCTTTTTTTAAATTATATTTACTAGCTTCTCGTCTGATCATATCATCAGTCCATTTTGTAAGTTTTCTTCCTTCAGGAAATAAATCATCCAACATTCCACGTCTATATGCCGCACCAAATGCCGCAATATCACCTTTTTCAAATTCTTTTTTTAAATTATACTTACTCGCCACTTGTCTGATCAAATCTTCAGTCCATTTTGTATGTTTTTTTCCTTCAGGAAATAAATCATCTAACATTCCACGTTTATATGCGGTTTGATATGCCGAAGAACTACCTTTCTGAAATTCTACTTTTGAATTATATTTACTAGCTTCTTTTTTAATTTCATCCTCAGTCCATTTTAATGGTCCGACATCTTCTAACAAAATACCTTCTGTTAAAACCCTTAATTGTAATTCTGTTAATCTTAATCTCATAATTAATAAATATATTAATTATTAGGTCTTGATGCTTTATATCCTTTCGAATTCAAATAATCAATCAATTCATCCACCATACTTTTATCTTCTTCTTGAAAGGCGTGTCTAGATGGACTAACAATAATACCATTATTATTTATAATCGTGAAATTTGATAAACCAAACTTCTGTACTAATTTGGATAATCTTTTCCCTAATTGCTCACGAGTTAAATTATATTTCTTATAAACTTCGGAATCATCTGAAATTATAATATCAGGAACCACTTTACTCAAAGTCTTTCCTTTTTCGATAAACTCTTGAGATGCAACTTCCTTTTGACCATAATCAGGATTTTCACTCACACTTAACGACTCATCACTTTCAAGAACATTCATAGCCTTATCAACTAAACTATTATCCACTTTAACGAAATATTGTATCACACCAAATGGAAATGGTACATAATACATACCAACCGAACAATCTATGTTGGCACGTTTTAACATTAAACCAATTTTCTTTAAGATATTATTAGTGTTATTCAAATTCGATTTTGAATGATAAAGCAATATCTGAGACGCTATCTTGTGTTCAAATGAGTTTGGTTCCACTATGTCAATCTCAGAAGGTCTATTGAATTGAAAACTACTATCCTCACCACCTGATTGTATGTGTTTAGTGTATTCCCCCATTTTTTTCCTGTCCTCATATGATAATTCCTCACCCCGATTCATCTTGTCCAAAATGTCGTCGATGTTTTCGGTAATGAGCCCCATAACCTCTTTAATTCTTTGTATGTTTTCTTGTAGGTTCATAATATTATAATATAATCTTCACTCTTTTATAATCTTTAATTTGATATATTGAATTTGTCACCTTGGGAACCATCATATCTGTTCTTGTCACTATAAATTAGTTTCATCAACAACTCTTACTATCGCTGGACCATATTGGTCGTTATACATATCAAACGATTTTGAACTTCTGTTTGGATGTCCTACAGGCAGTCCTCTTGTACCAAAGTGGGATTCTTTATGACCAAATTCTTTATCCATATCATAGAAATTATCAAAATAATAATCGTTGTAAACTTTGTCATCAAAATAACTATCTTTTACAACTCTACCATAATCATCTGACCATAAATTTGGTATCCCTTGAAATCCGTAAAAAACTTTATATCTCCCATTTTCATCACCATCATACGAAGATGTTTCTTCCCTTAATATTCTTATTATAGATTCTTCAATATTATCCTTATTTTTTTTAGGAAATAAATCATCTAACATCCCTCGATTTTTAGCAGGTTGATACGCCGAAGAACTACCTTTCTGAAATTCACCTCTTGAAGCATATTTGCTAGCTTCTTGTCTGATTTTATCTTCAGTCCATTTTAATTTTCTTTCAGGAAATAAATCATCTAACATTCCACGTTTGCGTGCCGCACTATATGCCAAATAACTACCTTTCTGAAATTCTCCTCTGTATTTGTACTTACTAGCTTCTCGTCTAACTTCATCATCTGTCCATTTTAATTTTCTTTCACCAAATAAATCATCTAACATTTTATTTCTATATGCGAACCCGTATGCCGATTGACTACCCATTTGAAATTCTCCTCTTGAATTATATTTACTAGCTTCTTGTCTGACTTCATCTTCGGTCCATCGCTTATGTCCTCTATCACCATAATTCTCAAAATTCAAATCTTGCAAAATCCCAATTTTTGACGCAGCTTGATAAGCTTCAAAATTACCTTTTTTAAATTCACTTTTTGACTTATATTTACCCGCCTCTTGTTTAATCAAATCTTCAGTCCATTTTGATGCTTTCCTTTCAGGAAATAAATCTTTCAACATTTTACGGTTATACGCCGCACCATACGCTGAAAGACTCCCTTTTTGAAAATCTCCTCTGTATTTGTACTTACTAGCTTCTCGTCTGATTTCATCTTCAGTCCATTTTAATGGTCTAGCATCTTCTAACAAAATACCTTCTGTTAAAATCCTTAATTGTATCTCTGTTAATCTTAATCTCATAACTCTCTTTTAATTAAATTATAATAGAATTCACTAATCCTATCAGGTGTTGTAATGTTGTTCGCTCTTAATTGTGTTCTTATTTGATTAATAAAACCAACCAACTGAATAAGTTGTACATTTTTATACATTTGAGGACTCTTGAAGTGTGGTTTAATTAAACCCATCTTCTGAAGTTCCCTAATCTTTCTTGATCCAAAATCATCCGCAACGTTCTCACTATACTTCATAAACTTGGCAGCATCCATAACCGATACCTCCTCATTATAAAAATCATACATAGTTTTCTCACCATACTTCTTATATTGATATTGATGTGCTATCTCATGAAAGATAACAAACAACGCCATCTCCAAACTAGTATTTAATACCGACTTATTAATTAACACCCCATTATGTAATGCCGCCCCAAGTGCTTGATACTTAAAATCCGCAAACTCTATTTTCTGACAACCCGACTTCTCAATGAAATCAACCAAAAAATCTGTAACCTCATCCGACATATTATATGTGGATCTTAATTTATCAATAAAAGGACCCAAATTGGTGGTTTCCTCTCTTAATATTCTTCTTATGGTTTCTTGTAAGTTCATATATCGATATTATTTTTTTAAATCGTTTTTATTTAGGGTTGAAATAAGTCTATGAAAATCTTCCCACATTTCCACTTGTTCTTCCGTATATTCATCCCAAGGTTCTCCAGTAAATCTTTCATAAAAGTTTTCGGCGTTTTTATTAAAATTATTATCAAAAATAAAATAACCAATATAATTTCCCTCTACAGGTTTTTTATATCTTACTTCTTGTATATATTCAAAATCATCTACCCTAACGTGGGATAAATCTTTATTTGGTTTTTCGTTAATGGAATATAAATATATTTTATTATTACCTGTTAATGAACCATAATGATTTAACATACTCCAAACACCCAATAAAGCACCACCAATAGTTTTTGAAGCAGATATTTCTGGTGTTGTACTTCTTGCAATAATATCATCTGTGTGAAACTCAGGGTTACCATCATCATCAAATGACTCATAATATCCTTCTGGCTCAAAAATTATATTATCACCTTTGAATTCAGTTATAGCCCTATAATAGTTTTTAGTGGTTTCCTCTCTTAATATTCTTCTTATTGATTCATAAACATTAGTCTTCTTCGGTGTATTATCATTCCCACATTTGTGACAAACATATGGATCTTCACCACCATCAGATAGATACCAAAACCATCCACAATCCTCACAAACAACTGCCGACTCACCCTCTATCGCATAATACCTATCACGTATCTGATCATAGTAATGTTCACTGAAAAAATTATATAAATCATCCCACATTTCGGTAAATAATTCACTGTTATAATATTCCTCATCTGAAAAGAAAGTATCCACCATATATGAAACAACCATTTTATTGAATTTATATTCATCCATAAAATTCCACTTGTCCTTATTCTTTGCAAACTTCTTGGACGCATCTGTTAACGCTTCCTTAAATATTTCATCAATCTTCTTAAAGTCTAACCTTCTCAAAAGATGCTTTGGGATTTCAGATTCTTTTAATAATCTTCTAATCGTTTGTTTAATATTTTCTTGTAAGTCCATAAACTATAAATATACAAAAAATGGAGATGTTTTCACATCCCCATCTAATTAAAAATTAAAAATTATTATGAAAAAAAACAAATTTCCTAACTCATAACATATAAAGAAGAACCTTTACTATGGATCAATTCAAACTTATGGTCATCAACATTCCAACCGTTTAAGACCCAATTGGGTTGTACCCTCGGATTATACTTAACACGAACATTACTAAGTTCAATATCTGGATCAACAAGAACCTGAACATCCTCACATAAAACCCAAGCACAAACCGACTTGTGTTGCCCATTAAAGATCTTCTCCGCTGTTGATTTTTGATTTTTCAACTGACAACCTTTCATAATCAATTGAACAACTTTCGGATCAAAATACTTAACCTCCGTTGGATAAGTAATTTTCCATTTCATATAGTTCTTACCTTGACTAAGATTAAACCTAACTTTGATCCGTTTCATAATCTTGTTATTTTTCTTTAACAATACAAAGATACTAGAAAAATTCTAACCTACAAATTTTTTTTGAAATTGTTGTATATGAGATAAAAACCTTCTTTAATAAACTAGTTATAACCAATTAAACAGTCTTACCCATTTTATTTCGTTCATACCATACCCACAGACTATCTCTCCAAGGTGTGTCATTCATGCCCCATTTTTGAGCATCAATTCTCATATCTTCTGGTAATTCCCAAAATAATTGTTCCATTTCTTCTTGGTTTAAATTTACTTTACCATTATCCCAAGTTACATCCAATATAACATCGTGGAAATGTGCCCAATCATTTTTGTCAAAGTTGTAATCTTCTATTTTATTCATAATAATTAACTGGTTATAACAAAGTATATGTGAAATACCTCATAAGGTTTCTACTAATTATTTAGGTTTGTCGTCAGGTACTTCACATATACCCAACCGTTAGTGATAATGATTTATTTTAGTCTCTCAAAATATATTGTTTGTGTTGGACCACCTACATATGTTTCTAAACGAAAAACAAAATTATCATCGTCAATTTTTGAAAGTTTCATTTCTTCGTGTCCAGAGCCTAAATTAAACTTTTTAAGTTTTTGTAATAATTTTCTTTCTTCTCCTTGTTTCAAAAATTTTCCTTTAATTTTGATTTTCTCATCTCTATATTCCGCAGAAAATAAATCACTATCACTAACATCAGATATATTCAAGTTTTCATTGAACTCTCCGAAACTTTTTATGTGTTTTTTATCTTTCATATTCGTTTATTAAGTTTAGTGTTTTCATAATCTTGTTATTTTCTTTAACAATACAAAGATACTAGAAAAATTCTAACCTACAAACTTTTTTTTAGATAATTTCCATACTCTCAGAAAATAAGATTTGTTCCACCATCGGACAATTATTACGAATAATAATGTTAAACCATTCCTTGAACTTCCCCTTATCTTTGAAGTCAAAGGTAATTCCATCATAATTAAGTTTGAAAACTCCAACCTTTTCTAAAACATCAACCTTATTCACAACCATATTTGTAACCCCATTTATGTTTGCCGCTTTGATAATCATATCCATATCGGTCCAAGCAATCTGTCTTGGTCTTCCCGTTGTGGAACCAAACTCATTCCCCACTTCCCGGATTTGATTAAACACATCATCGGGTTGTTCAAAGGTCTTAGCACCAACATAAGTGTTATACGCCTTACATACACCATAAACCTTTCTAATCTTTTGTGGCGGAACTCCGTTCAATACCGCAGAACCAATCGTACAATGTGATGATGTTACATATGGATAATCACCCCAATCAATATCCAATTCAAAACCTTGTGCCCCCTCAAATAATATCCGAACATCAAAATCATTCTTGTGAAATACATTATAGATATCACATACATAATTCCGAATCTCTTCAACATCCTCAGCTCTAATACCCTGACGATAATACTTGTCACGATATGCAGGACCATTACCTGTTTTGGTTGTTCCAATCTTTGAATCCTTGGAATCCTCGGCAATGTGATCATCGGTAATAATATGAACCCTCTTGTCAATGAATAAGTATTCCCTAACACGAATACCCTTACTCTCCAAATCCTTAATCTCACTCATAAGTGAATTGATATTCACAACACACCCAGGCCCAATGATGGATATCAAACCATTAACAATCCCCGATGGTATGTAATGAGTAACAATCTTCATATCACCAACATAAATGGTGTGACCAGCGTTTCCACCACCATTATAACGAACAACGTGTGTATATTCACCACTTTGAGTTAAATAATTACAAACCTTACCTTTTCCAGTATCACCCGCTTGTAAATCAACTATTACATCTGCAAATTCTAACATAATCTTAAATTAAATTTTATCCAAACACCAAATCGGTGTCTTTTCACCAACATATGAACCCTGAACATTGAATGAAAAATACTCAATAGCATCTTCTTCACTCATATCACGACATAAAATTGTAATACATTTACTGATTGAATAGATTAGTCTCATACTTGACTCATCTAACCCTATGATGGCATCATCAAAACCATCCGCCTTCAAAAATAACTCATCCTCATAATTCATGAATAAGTACTCCAAAAAATTTGTTTGTTCCATAATTCTTAATCAAGAATAAGAAACAAAATTCATAAAAACAACTAAATGATTATTCTTATAATGGAAAGGTTTCGCCAACAAATTGGTTAGGAACAGGAATGGTTTGAATGGTGTTTATACCCTCAATTTGAAAGGTTTCACCAACCCATCTACCCATAAGTGATTCTAACATAGATAGTTCCATAGGAAGGTATCGAAGAATATTTTCACTAATACCACGATAGATAAATAAGTCTTTATTTTTCAAACCCAAATGACCATCTCCTTCAGGATCTATTAACCAAATAATCCCAAATATATCTTTTCTCCATTCATATTTCTTAAACTGAGTTTCCATGAATTTTTTGAATATTGGATATAACTTTTCTTCTGTTACCTTGACTTTCATAATGATAAATATCCTTATAATGGAAAGGTGTCTCCAACACTCAACGGTGATGGTCAAGTCATCACCTGGACGATTAACCCCTCAATTTGAAAGGTCTCTCCAACCCATCTACTCATAAGTGATTCTAACATAGATTGTTCCATAGGAATGTAGCGAAGAATTCCTTCACTAATATCCACATAGACATGTAAATATCTACCTTCCACCAATTCCATTTGACCATATCCTTCAGGATCCATAAAAAATATCCCACCATTATTTTTATCTCTTCTCCATTCATATCTCTTAAACTGAGTTTCCATAAATTTTTTGAATATTGGATATAACTTTTCTTCTGTTATTTTAACTTTCATAATGATAAATATTCTTATAATGGAAAGGTTTCACCAACCTAATGGTTTCAAAACGAATGGATTCATTTGGGGATTTAACACCTCAATTTGAAAGGTCTCTTCAACCCATCTACTCATAAGTGTTTGTAACATAGATTGTTGTATAGGAATGTAGCGAAGAATTTTATCTTTAATACCACGATATATCCATAATTTTTTGTTTTTTTCCAATTCCAAATGACCAAATCCTTCAGGATCTATATACCAAATGGAATCATATTCATCTTTTCTCCATTCATATCCCTTAAACTGAGTTTCCATGAATTTTTTGAAAACTGGATATAACTTTTCTTCTGTTACTTTAACTTTCATAACATTTCATTAACTCTGTTTATAAAGTTATCTATCTTTTCGGTATATAAACTTCTAATTATAACCTCAACAATTTCTGATATATTAACATACATAGTATCATATACCATAGATTCATCCTCATCTTCATCACCAATTATCGGATAGAATGATGAGTAATACTCATTTGTTATATCATCTGTAAGATCCAAAATAAACCTTTCACTATCAAAATAAACAAGATTATCAAAAGGATTAGATCTTAACTCTTGAATCAAATCATTAAAGAAAATATCACTTTCCAAACGTTCATCCACATAATTAGTAAGTACTGACAATTTACGTAATATTTGTTGTTTAACACCTTCTTTTGTTGTAATGGATTCCATAATAGTTTCTGTTATTTCCGTATTTTTTTTGAATATTGAGATCATCTCAACGGTATGAATTTTCTCAATCTTATAACCAACATCAGGTGGAAGTTGTTTGATTAACGATTTCCAAGCCCTTTCCGCCTCATCAGACCTAAACGCCGATTGAATGATGATATTCGGCATTTTATCCAATAACTCCAACATCGCTTTCTTATATAAACCTCTACCCTTAAATTCTTCCTTTATTGTTGCCATAACAACCATATAATGTTTTTCATCAGGTGTTTCCAATGTCATATCACCAACCGCCTCACCATCACTCATAATGAACACCTCAATGAATCCATCCAATCGTTCAATTTGAATTTCTTCATTTATTACACCCATAACCTTACGGATTCTACCTATCTCTTCATTTAATCTCATAATATATAAATATTACTCTTTGTTCTCATGTTTTTGTGTTCCAAAATAATATGAAAATATCATCAACACAAGTGTTTTTATTAAATCAAAAAGTTCTTTACTTTGACCTTCAGTTAATAAGTTAATCTTGAATGCTATTATTTTATCAACAACATAAACACCCGTAAGTGCCGCAAATACCATAAGTATAAACCTAACCAAAACGTCTTTGGTACCGGTGGCAAACAATTTGTATGTCCCATACATAAATCCACCAACAAGTAATAACGATAAAATTACCGCAAAAATCGTAATCCAAATATCACCTGAGCTATACATCTAAATAAATATTATTACATTTCAAAAATGAAAGCAATCATAGCAGTTAATAACAAACAATACATCGGATTAAATAATAAATTACTTTGGAAAAGTAAGGAAGATCTTAAACACTTCAAACAACTAACCGAAGGTCAACGTTTATTGGTCGGTTATAACACCTTCACAGAATTACCTCCATTGAAAAATAGAACTCTTATCATAGATCAACGGAACGAGTTTTTATCTGCCGATTGGTGTATCGGTGGAAAAAAAACCTATGAAAAGTATTGTCATCTATTCACAGAACTACACATATCAAAAATAGATAATGATGACATCGGTGATACCGAATATCCGAACCTTGAAAATCTAAATCCCGAGTGTAAGGTCTTCACTTATTACTTCTCAACAACAGATTAACGTGATCTTGCCGTCAGTTAAGTAAGGTCTAATATCACCTTCCATAAAACCAATGTTAACATATTCTGAAGGTCTTTCAAACTCATCATAACATTCAACTGAACAATCACCACTATTCATAATGATCTTGTTAATAATAAACGGATCAATATCCATTTTATGGTTAATCGTCTCAGGTTTGGTATAATACCCAATCTGATCATCAATACCAATCACCTTATAATAACGATTGATATCAATTTCCATATCCCCACAATCCTCAGAACAATCATAAGGATATTGTGTAACTTTATACGGATTCAGATTTGTTAATTTCTTAGCAACTGATTTACCATCCGTCATAATATCACCAACTTTCAAATTCTTTTCACGAATCCCTAAAAATAACCTCGGCTTACATTGACAGTTTTCACCCAATTCATCACACCATAAACATTCACCATTGTGATCCATTTTTGGTGATACCGAAAATAATTTTGCGTTTTTCTTCATAATTTCTTTTTTAATGTCTCTAATAGATCAATATCGATCTTTTCACCCAATAAAAATCTCATACACTTTTCAACTAACTTCTGCTCAGGTGATATATCATTCCTACTAGCCAAATATGTTACGTGTTTAACTTCCGTATCATTAAAATAAATATCAATACCATCAAACAACTTTTTTAACTCCTCAAATCTCTCCCCCTCAAATACTTTGTAGTCGGTTACAAAAACCACATAAGCATAATCCAATTTAATCTTATTAAGCAATAACATAACCCATCACTTTAAGATTACACCCAATCATAAACAACAACAATATCTTCTGATAAAATTCCAGCATAAGCACCAAATCCCTTAACATATTGCCTATTTTGCTCCCTTAAATCCCAATCATTCAACATATGTTTGTGACTCAATGTTAAATAAATAAAAGCCAATTTACCTATGTTATTAATTTTATAATCATAGATAAAATTTTCAGGTTCTTTGATGTAATACCTATCTAAAACCATATTCAAAATGTAAATTAATTTTTCCATCAGAGCAAATGTAGTGAATTTTTTTTGTAATACCAAATGTTTTCTACTATATTTATTGACATGACAACAATAGAACTAGCAAACAAATTTATATCTAAAAAATTAAAAGGTCTAACAATTAAGGATATCACTTATGAAACCGATATTAAAGACAACCCCACGTACGGTGTTGCGTTTATTGAAATATCTAAAGACTATTTAATGTCTCACTCAACTCCGATAGATAGAGACACATATAAAGATATGAAAAGTAAGGAATATTTCCCTTGGAGTGATCCTCCACCAAACCCTAATTATCCTGATATAAGGGTTTTGAAAGATTTTGCCGATTCTATTGATGAGAAAACTTTCGATACAATTTATACTTATATAGTTGAGTCACATTATATAATAACCGAATTACATTTTAAACATTTATCAATACGTTTTGGTCCTTACGAAGGTTTTTTTGACGAACCTTTTGAATACTTCCGATAAAATTAAATCAATTTACTTCTTAAGTAGTTTTTCTCATCTTCATTCAATGTATCCAAAAATCTATTAACTTGTCCCAATCTTCTAATTCTAAGATCATCACCCGCAAAATCACTATCACCATAGTCAGTGTCCGCGGCTTCAAAATATTCTTCATACAAATATTCACTCACAATAATCCCACCCATATCGTCTATCATATCTTTACTTGTTGCAAACATCGTTCTATACCAAGAATCTGTAAAATACGTTTGCCCATGTTTTTCATATGTTACATCAAATTTATACAATTCAGGAAAAACAACATCATCTACTTTAGTTTCTTTGGTAATTTCATTATTAGAAAATATGTCAAATATATAAACCAATAACTCCATAGCACTAACTTTATCATTACCGAATTTACCACCAACAAAGAGATCCATTTCGTGATAATATTTGTCGTATATCGTTTCAACCGCATCAGTATAATCTAAATTATCACCATACTTTACAACAAAATATTTACATAATTTAAGTAATTCTTCTTTTGACATATCGGTGATATCTGCAGACTCAGTTAATATACGTTTAGTTTTGGGTTTTGATTCATTAATAGGTCCTTCAATTGTAAAATCTGTATAATCCCAATCATTAAATTCCTTATCGTCAGTATCGTAGTCGTACATTTCCATCTCATCCCAAATAAAAGTACCACCCTCATCATACCATGATACTATGTCACGAGCATCTTCCTCAGTTACCGCATGAACCACTCCTTTGTGGAATTCTGTCTTCCATTCCATTACTTTTGATTTTCCATAAACATTGATCTTATTTAACGGAAGGAATATAAAATCTTTCTTTTCAAAATTATCACTTGCAATTATTTCCATATTAACCAAAAGTGTTGATCGGATCCAAGCTGCTAACTCAAACTCACTAACACCCCTAAGTTGTTCTTTAGTTACCCCCACATAACTCAAATCGTTTTCAAATACTGAATAAAAATCTTCCAAGTCAGAATCGTGAACAAATTCATAATCCTTCAAATCAGGAGACATCTTAGTTAAAATCGCAATAATCGTAAACATGTAGTTACGATCTATTTTTTCTAAAATATTAGCCATATTTAATAAATACCTATTGAATTATAAATATCAATATGTTACTATTATTTAACTATGGAAAAACAACACATTTTATACGATTGGATCTTTTGGTGTAACACTTATGAAGACAACACCTGGTACGGAATTAAGAAAAACGATATCTCCAAATTTTTTATGGGTGGTGATATTATAAAAGAAGTAGAACACTTCACAGGTAAAACAATGAAGGAAGTAGTTTCAAAAGCATTGAACACTTATCTTGTTTGATATATTTATAAGATAAAAGAAATCATGATCAACGAAACACATAAGAGAATATTAAAGATGATGGGTGTTACATTAACTGAACAAGTTAATCAAGAAAATCAACCATTAACACCATTACAAAAAATAGAATCTCTATTGAATGATGAAGGTTTAACTGAGAAATTATCCTACCTATTGGAATCTTTCAATGTTGAAACAAAAGAAGAGTTCTTGGAATCGTTATCCAAGAGCGTTAATAAAACTTTGATTATGAGATTAATGAACACCTCAAGACAGAAATACGATACCGATAAAGATGATCTTTACAAACAAATTATTGAAATCTTATCTGAGGTGCTCAAAACATCTGATACCTTAAAATAACAACCTATTTTATGGTTGATAGATCCTAACAACCTCACAAGATTTATACTTACAGATGTCTTTTTTAGCCCGTCTTTTAGTATAATCTTTATTATCAAAAACGGATGCTTCGTTGATCGCAACAAACTCTTCTCTTTCATCCGACCAATACTCATTAGGGTTAACCAATGATCTTACAACATAATACTTCATATCTTATTTTTATTTAAGTAGTTAGCCCAATCCTCAGCGCCATCATCATCACGTCTTGATGCGTATTTTTTAGTTAATAGGTTATTCATACGTTTCTCATGATCTACCTTGATCCAATTATTCGGTATATCATTCTTAACGTCAGATAATTCAACCCTATGTTCAACATAATGCGTGATATAAACAACTCCGTCTTTATCACTAATAACCATATTCGGTTTCATTCCAACATATGGTATATATGTTTTTCCATCATAAACCATATTTTGGATCATTACCTCGGAATCACCATTCAAAGATTCCAACTTTTCCCTTAATTCAGATACTTTCATCAGTTTTTTATTTAATAATACGAATTACTTATCACAATGTCAATTAACTCATAAAGAATTAAATATCAATCTCAGAAAGTCTTTCTCTCACAAGTTCATTAACAATATCATCGTCGGGTGATGGATACCACCTATCATCATAATCAAATGTTGGTTTTTCAATATAGTCTTGTTCCATCAAAGTATCAAGAACACCATCTAAATTGTAACCTCCGGTATTTTCATAAGAACTACTATAAGGGTAAAAGTGTTCATCAAAAATATCCATAACAGATTCATCATCCACATCCACCAAGTTTGATAAATCAACCTCTATCTCAACACCACCATCATCAAATCTAGAAACATTACCATATTCCTCTAAGGCTGATTTTAATAGGGATTGCATATGATCAACATAATCGTCACCATCAGCAGAATTTATTGCAGATCTAATAGCATTCATTATCTCATAATCACCATCAACCTCTTTAATAGAATCTTTCAAATCTAAATCTTCATCCAATTCAATATTATTTTTTTGTGCCATTTGTCTAACGATATCCCAAAGTTTATTTTCAGTTTCTTTGTCAATCGTGTAACTAAAAAAGCTTGAAGTATCTACATCATTATCATATCCCCACAAATCCCAAGGAGCTACCATAATTTCTTCAAAAATATGTACCGTTCTCACGTCTCCGTTTCTGTTACGGTATCTATTTTCCCAACCTCCATTAACATAATATTTTATATAATCAGGATCTAACTTTAACGTAAAGTTTGTCGGTAACGGTGGAAGTTCAATAAGACCCATTTTAGCTAACACCCTTTGCATTGATTTGGATTCAAATAAATCAGGTCTTTCTTGATATAATTGTTTAATTGTTTCATCGGGAAGATCACTTATTTTGAAATCTTGTTGTGCCCCATACTCAGAACCAAACTTTTGAATTAAATAACCATCTTCACCATCCATTACAGAAAACAATGGCACAATATATTGATGGTATTTATCACTAGGTTTCGAGTTTTTAGGACCTTTTAATTGATACAAAACATTATCATCACCAATCGCCGCAGTTAATAATGACTTATTTATTTTAAATTTATCATTTAATGGAACATATTGTCTTAATGAATATAAATAACCATATGAACTTCTTCCACAATGTCCCATCCTTTCACATTCTTCAGGTGAGTTATTTGTGTTCAAATCCACCCAATATAAACCATTACCATTTTTATCTCTAAAATCTAAAATCACATCGTGATCCTCAACATAATTAATTTGACCTTCACCAACTTCTAAACTATCGTGCCATTGTTTTGATAACGAATATAACTCATTAAACGTGTTATTTTTGTAAGGTTGTACATTACCATTTAGTCCTACCCTAATCCAATCCATTATTGATTGGATTCTTTGTCTAATATAAAGAGGAACTTCGTATTTTTCTTTGAGCATGTTTTCCATTTCCAATGGTGTTAACATATTTCGCATGTTAGTATTCAAATAGTCAATAACTTTGTTCCCCATCCAAACGGATAATGGTCCGCACAATTCATCTAATGTCTCAGCCGCCTTCTCACTAAAATTAAGCTTATCTATTAGAATTTTTTTCTTTGACGCTTCTAATATTATTTGTCTTATGTTTTCTAATAATTTCATATACTAATAAATATATGAAAAATACTTAATTACGAAATGAAGGACAATCTTGACCTTTTTTCGGATGTCTCTCACGTTGTCTTTCAATCTTTTTTAGTTTCTTTTGTGAAACAGTATAAGAAGATGATTGACAAGAAACCATTAATACCACCAAAATAAAAAGATATCTCATATTATTTAACTTTAACTGCGGTTGCATTAACAGGATTGAAGTTATTACCATTCCAACTCCAAATTACACCAACAACTTTAAGATTTTCTTTTTTCCAAGAATTACTAATCGGAATGACATATGAAAAATCTTGAGTTGAATTTGTTGTTATTGTTGTTATGGTTTCACCAAGGATTTTTGATCCACCATATCCACGAACCACATTATTATGTAATGGATTTGATGATCCGGTCTGACCTTTAATAATACTATCCTCCAATACCAATATTGAAAACGTATGACTACCGAAACCATCTTTGAAGTATTGAACTTTAGATTTTACCTCAATTTGAAAATTAACACTTGATCCATTAACAGGTTTTACAACAGCATCAACATAACATCCCGCAATCGGTGATAACGCATTATTCTGAGTTAAATAATTATTTGCCGTTGATTGGTTTGGATAAAAGTTTTTGAAATCTGTATTAACACCCATAAACAAATGAGGAATACCATTTTGATTGAATCTTTTCATCAATCTATCACCAATGGTATCTCCCGCAGGTGAATTTAACCCATCACTAGTTTGAGATGACAAACAAATAATCTTATCGTCACCATACACTTCCATCGCACGTAACACAGGTTTTCCCGACGATCCACAAGGACCACACCAAGTCGCTCCTTTATACACTAATACCGTTCTTTGAACAGGTTGTACCGTAATCGTTTCCGTGATCTTTACATCTTTTGAACAACTAAATAATGTCACACCAAAGATGATTGAATAAATAATTTTTTTCATAATATTGTTTTTATATAATTATAATGATTTTACAAACTTTTTTTAACCTACCAACTTACAATCTTTAACAGACATCACAACTTTAATCTCAGTTGGTAAGTCACTAGACCAATCCAAAATACCGAAATCAATTTCAAGTATCTTACCTTGAATTTCCCATTTTTCAACTTCATAACCTGTCGGGTCTAACATCGTCATCTCTAAACTCAATAACCTACTCAGATCCTCCAAAGAGTTGGATGGATTATAAAAATCATACAACACTTTAGTTGTGGATGGCACAATCGGATCCCACATCTCAAATAACATATTACCCCAACCACCATTGACAATTATAGGTCTAGTTGCTTTATTCACCACAAAAGATGGTATATCAATATTCTTAAAATTAACAAGAAACCTATTCTGTTTCTTTGGTTCAAAAGGTTCAAATTGTGTATCCATTAGTTACTATTTTTTTTTAATACGTTCCATTTATTAAACTGATTCCATGTCTGACTCCACTTACGAAGTCGTTAATTTCTTCCTCAGATATGTCTGATATAATTGTTCCTATCGCAATCCCAACTTCATTTCCTATATCCGATATATCCCCTTTATCGTATGGTAAGTTGGATAACTCGGAAATTATATGTTTTAAGGTTCTTTGAAAATCTATATTTTGTCTCATAATTTAATTAGATAAAGGTGCTTTAATGGTTGGGTGTGATTGATAACCTTCTACTTGAAAATCTCCTATCTCCATACTCTTAATCCATCCATCAATTGTTTGGTATTCGTGATTCCAAAACTCGTCATTGATAATTAGTTTAGGTAACGGGTAAGGTTCTCTACCAATCTGTTCCTTAGCTTGTTCAATGTGGTTACTGTAAAGGTGGACATCACCTAAGTTACCAATCAATTCATCAGGTACCATATTAACTTCTTTAGCAATGATTTCAAGTAGTAAACCATAAGAAGCAATGTTGAATGGTAAACCTAAGAATGTATCTACTGAACGTTGATTCCACATTAAAGAGATTGCTCTGGTTGGAATGTTTCTAGTAGCTAATTTAGCATCTTCAAAACCAGCTGGTTTACCTATACCTCCCATATATTCATTAACATATATTTGAATTCTCTCATCTCTACTCAACTCTCTTGTATAAACTTGAAATCCATAATGACAAGGTGGAAGAACCATATTCGGTAAATCGTGTACTGCCCATGCCGATACAATCAACCTACGTGAATTTGGATTATCTTTTAGTTGCTTAATCAATTCAGATATTTGGTCAATACCCTTATTACCAAACTCATCATTAAATTCTTTGTCGGTTTTTAATTTTTGTAAGAACTCTTCTTTTGTGAAAGGAGTCCCATCTTCGTGTGTATGTTTACTCTGCATAATTCCAGTTTTTAAATTTTTCACTCTTGCTTTTTATTCTATCACTAACCATATCCCACTTAACACCTAATTGATTTGACGCATGGCTAATACTCTCATACCATACACCACCAATAATACAAGGTCTTTTGTGAACTGACACATCACTTAGTTTTTTTCTAGTTTCATTACTTATTTCACGTCCTTTTAATTTATCTCTAACTTCCTGACGTTTCATACCGTTATTAGACTTTATTTTATCTTTAGTTTCTTCAGAGTGAAACCAACCACCATTTTCTTTTCTAGTGTTAACCATTTTATCAATAACTTCTTGTGGCCGTTTTCTACCTTTAAGTGTTTCACTTGTTTTTCTTTTATGTTCTTCACTTAATTTAACACCTTTTTTCTTTTCACTTATTAATTTTATTACTTCTATTTTAATAGATTCATAAACTCTAGAACTAGGGATATATCTACTTTGTCTCTTACTTTTCATATTACACATTGCCCATAACGCAAACTTTAACTTATTATTATTGGGATAGATTCGTACTAGTAATCTGTGACATACAAAATGCTCTCTAGCAGTTAAACTCACTAAGTTTTCTTTATCGTCCGAACCACCCATACATCTTGGTATTATATGGTGTTTTTCTGTATAACATTCCAATATTCTATTATTCGCCCTCACCACTATTTGGTTGTATATTTTTTCGTAGTTCATAGTATTTCTCCATTGTTTTTTTATTTATTACTTCTTTGTTACGATGGTAATACTCTTTAGCCCAAGCTCGTTGTGCTTCAATTTTTTCTTGTTCTGTTTTGTATTTTTTTAATCGTCCCATTTATAATAAATATATAACTAAAAGAAAAAAACTAAAAGAATTGTAATTATTTTTTAACTTTTTTCAAATAATCTTCGTAAAGTTTGTCATCTGATTTACCACCCCAATTACGCCAACCAGCCCCATACACGGGCCCTAATTCACCCCACGTCTTTGCAAACTCATCATCTGTTTTAATTTTGTTGATGAAATCCTCCTTGTTTGTAATAGCATAACCCGCAATGGTTGTATCATCCATAAACTTTTCTAAAGTTTTTTTCTGATAATTTGCCCATGTATCACCATCCCAAATATGACAATCATTATCTACAAGGTATTTGATATTAGTCGAGCCAGAAAGAAACCAAAGTAGTTCCGTTACTATTTGTTTCCAAGCCATCTTCTTTGTGGTGAGTAATGGAAACCCATCTGACATCTTATGACGAATCTGTCTTCCGAATACTGAGATGGTTCCTGTACCTGTTCGGTCTTTCTTTTCTACTCCATTGTCAAGAATGTCTTGGAGTAGGTTTTGGTAGTCTGTGTCTAGTTTATTCATATTATAATTTTTTATCATCCTACTAATGTTTCTCCCTCTAATACATCTGTAGATTTATATACTTTAATTCCTCTAAACCTAACATCTGAAAAGTTACTAGTTGGGTCAAAAGTAACATACCTTTTAAATTCATACACTAATTTATAAAAGGTAGCAGGATGTACTAATATCATATTAGGTTCTCTTGATGTGGTACGTATATGAGTCGTTATTTTTCCCATTATTTGGTCCACTATTCCATGCTCATAAGCACCATCAGAACCAATTTGAAAATCATCACTCACATAAGGTGGTTCATCTTCAAGTCCATCCATTAAAGTTTGGTCCCATTCCTCTTGTTCTTCCATTTCCATCAACATATCCTGTAGTCGTTTAATCTCAGCGAGGACATCATCACCGAACTCAATCTTATACATTATTGATAAATCAATTGCTTGTATCTTGTAAATGTTCAGCAGTTCTTTTAGTATTTGTTCTTTAGTCATAACTTTCTATTTTTTATTGTCTCTGTAAAATTCCTTAATAAGATTACACATCTCAGTTTGTTCTGTGATGTTTACTCTAGTCGGATTTCTATTTATTGATTCCAATCGCAATTGATAAACATCTTCCTCATTTGAATCACTCAATAAGAAGTAATCAGCCAAACCAAAGTATAACGATACATCATATTCAGTTATATCAAAATGTATATCATCAACATCAAATGTAAAATACTCATTAACTTTTGGTTTATTATTCCAAAATACTTCATTAACCTTGAATATCCAAATCATTTTTTTCTTTTTTAATATAACCTCTATTTTCTTTATAGACATAAAGAATCTCATCATCTTTTATTTCAGGAAACCCATGTTGATATGTTTCAACTATAATTGATTTCCAATTACCCTCCATCGGTACATAACTAACTTCTGTCGGATTATCTAAATTGATTAGAAATGTTGGTTGTGTTACTTGTATTTTATTCATAACTTTCTATTGTTTCGTTGTTGTATGTTATTGTGATTAGTTTGGTTGGAATATTTTCCCAATCAATTTTAGTATCACTTCCTTTTAGTGCTTGATGTAAGTTATTCTTAAAGTATTGCATATCTCTAATTTCATTTCTCTCTTCCAAACTCAACTCTCTTTCCTCAATCTTCAATCCCCACCTTTCAGAGAACTCAGTATCGGTTTTACATTTGTTGATGAATTCTTCTTTTGTAAATGAACGCTTTACTTCTGCATCTTCATAAAATTCGTGACCATCCTTATATGATATACAATAATACTCATACACCTCATCAATAATCTGTTCTTTAGTCATAACTTTCTATTTTTTCGTTCTTGTATTAATTATAATAGGTAATTTACCTTCAGGTGACATTTCTATCAATTGTTGGTATTTCTCATCTCCAACTACACCATCAACAGTCCACTCTGTCTTTACCCCATTTTCATAAATGGGTATTGAATATGTTTCTTTAGTCATAACTTTAATTTGATTCATAGTATTGTTGGTCATCAATTAACTCTTCAATAAAAGGTTGGTCTTCCAATCTTTCAATAACAATGTTTAATGCTTCAGGGTGGTGGATTCTTGAACCCGCTCCAAAAGATATCGTGGTAAGTCCTAACACTTCGTTGTTAACGTAATGTCTGAATTTACCTTTTTGGTTATTTACCTCGTGGTCCATTGAAACATCATTCCAATCACTCAATACAACTTCGTGTCCTCCTTTGTTTTTGTAAACCAATCTGATCACATTGTTGTGACTGAAGTTCTTAATAAATTCTCCTAATTTCATATTTTTATTTTTGTTCATTAACTTCTACATCCCAACTAGCTAATACAAATTGAAGTTCTAAATTCCACAACTCATCCTCATCAACATGAGCCACTGCCTCAAACCCTCCTGTACATGAATGGTAAGTCTTTTTCTCTTTCATAGCACCATCATAAGCATCTTGAAGCAACTTCATAGCTGTTACCATTAAGTTTCCAATAGTTGGAACTCCATCATCTGTTATTGTATCTGCCCATTGCCATTTGAGAAGTGACATTGCTTTGTGAGTCTTCTCCCAATTAAAGTGATCAACAATCTCACTGATAAGTTGTTCTCTAGCCTTCATTTTACAAAATATTGAAATGTCCCTACTACAATAGCCGAGATAAATACTCCCATCCCAATACCTGATAGTAGTAGTTTAATACGGAAAAATTTCTCACTGGATACATCCGTTGTCCAATGAACGATCCAAGCACTTGCCAAGAAACAAAAACCAATGATGTTTAACAATGTGTGTAATGTCATAACTTTTTTTTTATAAGAACAAATATAAGAACAAATAAGTTAATAGTCCAACTTTTCGTTGTGTAATTTAACAAAATATTCCGCAACATCTTTAGATAGTTCACCACTCCTCGCAATAAAATACTCACTCTCAACACCACCATCATCAAACATAATCGGTTGTTCCCCCTGAATCGGACGACACCAACAATCATCACCACTGAAACACGTTCCAAGTTTCCACCTAATGGTAAACGCCAACTCCGATGCTTGTTTATACGTTAATTTAGTTACCATACTCTTCTCTACCTTCTTTAATTTTATTCTCAACGTAATTCCTAATCTCTTTCATCGATGTTAAAAAATTGTTTCTCAATCGGTGAAACTCTTCATCTTTAATTTCATCAAATCTTGAGTAACTTTCAAAACAATAATCAATACCCTCATTATCCATTCGGTATTCAACCATAACAAAATTTTCAAATTCTTCTTCTGTCATAACTTTCTTTATTTAGATTTATAAGTGTAATCATAAGCACTATCCCAAACATTATCAAACTCTTCTTGTAATTCCTTTGGTAATTTATCATATAACTCTCGTTCCACCCAATCAAACATCCGATAACCAAACTTTAAGTGATTTAAGTTTGTTTCCATATAAGAACAATTACCGGAAAATTTACATTTCAAAGGTGAGCAACAACCCTCTTCACCACAACCACTACACTCAGGACAATATGGTGAATAATCATCTTTTAATTCCAAATCTATAGGTTCCGTCATTGTCTTGATTAGTGATGATGTTTAATAAAACCATTTATATACCCCTTGATGTTGTACGCACCCGCAGGATTCATACTATGAACAATAAAGTCACACATCTTCAGATCATTATCAATCATATAATCAACCAACCATTTGGCACAATCATACCCCGTCTTTTCCTTGAAGGTCTCATACTTCTCATTGTATGTTCCATTATACATTGAAGGATCGTAGTGTTCGTCAGCCAAATCGTGATCAAAGGATATTAAATCCGGTAACCCATTTGTTTTAATGTAATCCACAAACTCATCGTAATTACGGACCACAACCCAATCATTATCAGCATAAACACGCTGCGGCATATAAACCATACAATCCAACGGATTTCTTACATCATCCAAAAATAACTTTTTCATATCTTTTTTTTTATTTATGTTCTACTTCACAGTTCCATTGACTAGCAACAAACATCAAATTCATACCAAATACCCTATTTAAGTCCTTATCCCAAAACACCTCAGCATCGAATCCTCCTGTACTCACCGTGTAATTACCTTTAATTCTAATTGATCCTGATGTTGCATCAACAAGTAACCCATATGCACATTCAACCATTTTATCAATACTCGGAACACCTCGAGTTGATGACCACCACCAATCCAATGCTTGCATCGTGATCTTAACTCGGTGAAAATCAAAATAACCTAAAGTCTCACTAATCTTTTGTTTGATATTATCATCAAAAGATTCAAAGGTCTCAATAGTTTTACTGTTCATACCACAAAGATAAAGATAAAAAAGTAAAATCCAAAAAAAAATGGGAAACTAATCCCACTTTTTTGAGCCAACCGAGATTGGGTCCACCATTTGGTTTACTCAAACCAACAAAGAAGATTCTAACATGGTATAAACATCAATAACATATTTACCGTTACAATACGGAATTAACGATCCGTGATGTGGAAAATAATCTTGAACCACAGATTTTGATCCTTCAACAATATGAACTTCAAATGTGTCTTTGAAATTACCGTATAATTTATCAGACCCTCCGACAACTATTAAAGACTTCTTACCAAACTCTTTTTTAAAAATCCTACCACCTTCAAAAACCGGATGATCGGTTGATTCTGCAATTATTTGTCCTATAGTCATTGTTTGTTTTTTTTATTCTCCTCTAAAATATGAATTAAACCTATGATCGCCAAAACATAAATAACCAACTTTAATATCGTTCTCATAAATTATCTAGTTTCAAGAGCCTCAATCTTAGATTTTACAATATCTGTCATTTCAACAATTTCCTCCACTTTTGATGAAATAATACACTCCTTAAGTATGTTGTAAGGAATATTCAAGAAGAAATCGTACCCATTGAAAAATCTAAGGTCCGAACATTCCACAAAACAACCATTAATCATTTTAAGAAACAGCTTGAATTGTGTTCCATCAACAAATCTTTCGTCCAAAATAACACCCAACTCAAGGTGTTGGACTTTAACTCTACTAACCATCTTAATCATACAACAAAGATAAGTATAGAAATTTAATTATCCAACTATTTCAAAATTTTTTGATTTTTCTTTTGTCACATCAAAATCTCTTAACGATCCACCCGCATTTAATTTCACATAATGTCTTATGGCATCATCCAAATTTGTAAATTGGTTTTCCTTACTAATATCTTTAATTAAAAATTTAACAGCAATTTCTGAGGCAATCTTAGGATCATTAACCAAATCAGGATTAGATACCAAATCTTTACCAATCAAATTACCATATTTGGAATAATTACCTTTACCTGTTAATTGGTTCAACCCTCTACCCCTATACATCCAACCATCATCACCACCTTGATTCCCCGCAACCTTTGAATAAACCACCTTAAAGAATTCCTTTGGATTGTTTTTTAATTTGGATAATTGATCATCCGATAAATGTTTAACTCGTTTTCCAAAAATATTCCTAAGTTTAGAGTTAGATGTTTTACTATATGGATTTTCCGATTGCGGAATAAATCCCGATTCCTTATCAATCGTTGATAGTATCGCCACTTGGGCATAAGGATTGGTCAAACCAACTTTAGTCATCTCATCAATCATACTATTAACAACACTACCCTTCGACCCCGAATAATTGTGTTTAATTTTTCCTTTTAATTTTGGTACATCAGTTTTTACCTCTTCTTTATTTGACGTATCAATTGGTGATCCAGGCTTTTCTTGCAAAATACTATTAAAAAATTCATCAGTGATTTCACCATTAACCTTCAACCCTTTTGCTTTTTGGTATTGTTCAATAAAGTTCTTCATTTCCGAATCGTACTTACCATTCAACTTAACACCCGATATACCAAAATCTTTAAGTAACTTTTGAATTGCGGTCACTTTAAACCCTTTGTCACCTAATTTTGGATATTCTTTTTTATCCTTCATTGCTTTAATACCGCTAAGAATTTTTCCCTGCACAAAATCATCCAAACCCAAAAGCTCAATAAATTGTTCAACTAATATTTTCATAAAAACTTTTAATATAAATACCTTATTAAACAAAAAAACCCATCACAATCGTGATAGGTTATATTGGCTAACGCTGAGACTAAACGTTTTGGTTGGTTGCCTTTGGAGGGATTATCCGAGGTTTGGTTCCCCAATCTTGTCCACATATGTTGCCATACGTATCAACCAGTGTCGGTAACTATCGGTTACCACTCGTTTCGTTGTGACTTACTCCACACTTACTTATGTCTGTTCAATCTTGCTAGACTGACTAAAGGATGGCCGTCCTACCAGCACTTTCGTTATGAAACCTAACAGACTTGCGGTCTGATTAAGTTCTTGGTTGACGCAAGGTCCCAAGAATTAGACACCTTTCATCACAACGCCCGAAGGCTTTCGCTTCATCTTGTTTTTAGTTCAAATACAAATTGAGTAGCCGTGAGTTTTGAAGGACGTGCTTCGGGAGAAGTTTCATATCTTTTGGACACAAAATGCTTCACGACCTTCTGTAAGTCTGCAAACCTACGGTTCATAAGGATTACGTTGTTTCACAACTCGGAAACCCTTCAGAACTGGTGCCAAGCCCTACTTCCAATTGCAGTCGGAGTCGAACCTTCACCTTCAACTTTTCCTATTGGTGTCACCACCTCAACCTCGAGTCTCACTTCTCGAGATGAATAGATTCTCTCAGCGGTTGCCCCCGAGATTCCATCCGTAGTTGATTTGCTTAGTTGTCAAATCTTATGATCTGCGAGACTGTCGGTTGCTAAACCATAAAGTCCCATTTAGTCCCGTCACCGGGGTTATCTAATGACGCTAAGCCGCCAATACCGTCGACCTAATTCCTTGAGAGGGGAAATGGTCTTTTTCAAAGAACGTTGTCGGTTTTGAGTATTATCCGACGTTTTGGACTACAAAGTTAGAACAACTTTTTCGTTCTGTCAAGTCTTTTTTTGAAATTTTTTTGGGGTAATTTTTATAAATATACCCTAAATCTCAAAAATCTCACTCAACACTACAAAATTACAAACTTTTTTTCATTATGTCAAGATATTTTTGAAAATTTCTTCATTTTCTTTGAAACAAGTATAATGATTGTGGTATGCAAGATGTCTAGCCTCAACTTCCAAGGGGTGTTGTTCATACCCATACACCTTTAATAACTTCTCATATTTTGTCGCCACAGGTTGCATAGAATGAACATACTCGTGAATGATCGTTTGTATCAAATCACCCAACGTTTTGTGCATAGTATAGTTGATACCAATGATATTATCTTCGTGATCATACCAACCAAATGTTGTCTTACCATCAGGTCCTTTACTACCTTTAATACAGAAGTGTGATATTGGTGATTTTCTACGTCTATTCACACCCATATTAGTTTTACACCACCCAATAACAACATCGGCAATCTTTTCAGTTCTTTTCCTACCGATTCTCTTAACTGAAGTACTAATATTTGTAACCATATCACAAAGATAATTACAAAATTTCATACTTCAAAAGTGTTAATGTCGTTTTTTTCAAAAAACCAACAAAATATCACCTAACAACACCATAAGAACAAAAAAACACCATATTATACACTAAAACGAAAAGTTAATGATATCTTAATAACACACCGAAAAATTCATTTTATACAAATCCTTTTTTATTTATTGTTATGGATAAACACTTTTCTACTAAACAATTTAATTATGAAAACACTTTTTACACTACTATTTTCGTTTGTTTTTATTTCAATTTCTGTCGCAAAATCACACAAAAACTATGGAACAATAAAATCTCAAAAACTCTACGAATGTATTGAAAAATACTCAGAAGAGTTGGGTGTTCCCAAACACATCGCTTATAACATAGCAAGACTTGAAACCGGTTACAAAGGACCAACCCACAAAAACTACAACCCACACAGAAGATCAAGATGTGGGGCTGTCGGTCCAATGCAAATCATACCACGTTACGCAAAAAAACTCGAGAAGAATTTAAGTAACAAAATCTTAATGTATAATATTGAAACGAATGTTAGAATTTCGTTGAAGATGTTAAAGAAACATTACAACAGGTACCATTCTTGGGAAAAGGCAGTCGCTTGTTACCATAAAGGTAATCCAAGACCTAACAAATATTCAAGATATGTTACAACAAATTACAACTACCATCGTAAATGGGATCGGTCCTATAGGAATGATTACCCAAAGTGTGATACGACAGATATAATTTACGCAAACAGATGAAAATAAAAATGGGGGTCATTGACCCCCATTTCTTTTATACAATATCCTTTGACTCAATCAAAGTATATGTAAATGAATTACCGTGTTTATCTCGGGACTTCCTAATGATTTCCATAAAGGAATCAAAATCCGCCGATCTTTTGAATACTTGGCAACCTTCCGACCAATTTTCTACGTATGTTGAATCAACACCCGCTTTATGAATGTTAATACCGAAAACACCTTCTTGGATTTTGTTCTCGTCGTGTTGCATATCTTTATCAGCATCACGATATACTTTCACATTCTTAGCTTGTCTCAACGCTTCATACTTACCTTGGTGTAATCCGATTATGTGAGAACTTCTATACTGTCCTTCAACCAATCTTGCAACACCTGCAGCGTTATGATACTCCAACATCGCTTTCTTACCGGGATCGGTTGTGATCGTCCATTCATGATACTTCCATTGACCACCAACTTTATAAGATAGTGTAATAGTATCATCAAACGCATTCGTTACTTTATCACCTGTTGCTGAATTTCTTACTCCTACAATATTAACATCATAGTCGGTATCAGAATCAAACCACTTATAACCTTTTGTCTCAACCGCTTTTTGGATTTTCTCTCTACTGTAAGCCATTATCCTTCAGTCTCCTCATCTTTTTTAGGTTTTTTAGGTGCTGCGAAGTTATCCAATGATGTTCCGAACAAACATGCAATAGTAACATACTCGACCGCACTTACCAACTCAGCCGATGGTTTAATTTCTTCGTGAGTAAATGAATTAGCTATCATTGTTCCAGCAAGTGCAAGGAAACCAATGAAAGCGATTACTCTCTTTGAGCTCACATCTCCCGATGCGGAACTCAACATTGATTTGAAAAATTTTTTCATAATATCCTGTTTTATGAATAAATATCTTCAACAATCAAATTCTACTCAAAAAATCAATAAAGGATTGTGTCATCGGTGTCGGTAAATCATCCAAATCAAAGAACCCACATTCAGTATGTTCAAACCCATCTTGAGCCATGTCCAAATCAATATCAATCATCTCATCGGACTCATATAAGAACATATGAATTACCTTTGTTACCTTACCTTTTATTATAATTCTACCAATATAATTAAAATCACCTTGCAGTTCATAACCTGTTTCCTCATAAAACTCTCTCATCGCACCTTCGGGCGGTGATTCGTAATCCTCAACATGCCCTGATGGAATAGACCAATAACCACCAAGTGTTTGATCCATCGCCCTTTTACACAAAAGAATTTCATTTCCAACTTTATATACAATTCCTGCAATTTCTTCCATATTTATAAGTATGTTATATCCAGTTAAAATAAGAATAAATGACCAAGTTTTCAAATGTGAAGTTAGACACACTAAAAGTGACTTGGAAAAAGGTATGATGGGAAGAACATTTCCCGATACTAATTATAGTATGTTGTTTATTATGCCAACATCAGAAAGACAAAGTTTTTGGATGAAAAACTGTGTTCAACCATTAGATATACTTTTTATATCGGGTGTTAAAATTACAACAATACATAAGAATTGTCCTCCTTGTGATGAAGAACCTTGTGAAACTTATGAAGGTTACGGTGGTTTTGTGTTAGAATTAAACGGTGGTGCCTGTGATATGTACGGAATAAACGAAGGTGATAGAATTGAGATTATTTAATCCCAATGAACACTCATATAAGGCCTACCATCCTTAAGATGTAACTCACCCATTCCCCAACCTTCAACATTACGAAACGTAACAGATCCACCGGACTTAACATCTACCATATCCTCAACTCTTACAACCATACCTGGTGTTAATTTTTGGTTCTTACCTTTTGGATCTAATACAACGGTACCATTAACATTCATCACCGTTAATTTATTTCTATTAACCGGTTTCAAACTCTTTTCAACAATTTTACCGTCATTAGTCATAATGGATCCAAATTTAATTCCCGATCCAACTTGTTCACTTATTACTTTTTTTACTAATCTAACTAAATCAGATTCAGTAAGTCTTACAATTTTACTCATATTATTTTAATGTTAAAAGATATTTTAATTTATTAAATTCCGCCATCATTTCATCTCTAATGTTTAACAGATCACTATCACCCGCATCATATACATCATTCAGTGATAGTAAAAAATCAACACATGAATTTACATAATCATCAATACTAATTTCATCAATATCAATAATCTCAATATTTAAGACACCATTATTTAATCTAGGTCTCCCATGTTTACCCATACAAACCTCAACAAACTTATCAATTAAGTCATCTAATGCATCATACACACCACCAAACGCTTGGTGTTGAGCATAACTTGTGGTTTGCCAATGCAACATTTTAACCTGTTGTTGCATCTTCATCATGTTTTCAATTATTTCAACTTGCATATTATATAAAATTAATTAATTTAGAAAAGTAATCATCAATAGAGTTAGAACTAGCACTTGATGGTTTTTCAACTTCCACCGGTTTAATTACCGCTTCGGGTTTAGTGGTCGTTCCCGAAACTTCGTCATTGAATAGTTGGCTACCTTCACGAGTGTTTGTAAATTCTTCCATTTTCTCGTTAACGGTTTCCTCACCATATTTATTAACCAATTGCTCGGGGGTTGTGAATTTAGTAATACCCATGTAATCCAAAAATCTACCCCAAAATTTAGTTTTTAATATTAACTTACTTAATTGAGGATTTCTCCACCAACCTATCTTACGGAAAAACTTAGTTAATTTACCCATCTTATCAACATTAAAATCTCTAAACACTCTAACTGATTTTGATGTCTTTCCCGTCAATGCCGCTTCTTTAGCACCCGCAGTGAATAATTTAATCCAATCTGAGATTAAATTAATAAACCTACCAATTAAAGGTATTTTCCTACCTTTCTCTAATATATTCATCAATGGTTGTGACCATTTTGATGTTGTATTAGCCAAACTAGTAACCGCCTTGTCACCTTTTAAGATCTCCTGTGCGACTTTTGAACTCTTACCCGTAGCCATCGCCACTTCCAAACCTTTAACACCTTTACTAGCCATCGCAACACCTTTTATTGGTTTTGCAATAAGATCACCAACATAAGGTATTGCTGATATCATTGATAATATTCCAAAAAACTTTTGACCTCTTGAGAAATAGATAACACCATTCACTAAATCAACAACACCTGTTGGATCAAAAATACCCACGATATCACCCGCAGTTTGAATCCAATCCATAACACTTTCATTTATATCTATAATGTCATTAGGATATAATATCTTCAAATATTCAATAACCGCAATCTTAGCCTCATCATCAAAATTCTCAACGATACCTCTAACTCTTTTTAATTCTTGGTTAGATAACATTAAACGATTAACCTGCGACTCCGCTAGTTGTAATTTCATAAATTATTTTTATTTATAATAAATACCTACAAAAACAAAAAAAGGGAATCCCTTCCCATCATTTTTCACGATTCAACATCGTCCTCAGCATAAGCACCCTCATCTTCTTCTTCAGGGTCATAAAAATCTCTCATAATGTTTATTTATAAATATAAAAAAAGGGACCTAAGTCCCATTTTCCAATATTAATTAAAAGTAAAAATAAACGTCGGGATTACGTGCATCAACCATCTGAGTTTCAAACCAAGTGTGTCCAATCTCCCAAGTACCCTCAATTGTGTTAATAATGATAGTTCCTTCTCCTCCATCATTGTTTTCCCATCCACCATAATTATCGTATAAAATCTGATAAGCATAGTTTTGATATTCAGACCCATTGTAATCATCATCACCGTCAAATTCTACATCATCGTGTATAGATCCATCATCACCACCACCACTATATTTCGCAGTATAAACACCACGACCTTCCAACTTTTCCATCCAATCTTCAGATATTGTACCTTCAGAATACGAATCTTCAGATCCGTAAGATTCATATTCAGCATCAAACCATACTTTCTTTTCATCAACACCTATATAAACATCAACTGTAGAATAGTTAATATCTTCATGAACGTTATCAAATAATTTATCCCATAAATCACTTTCAGTAAAAAGGTCATCAATTATTTGATTTACACCGAAATCTTCCTTAATGGATACATTATTAGTCTTAGAATACCAATAATCAATACTATCCGGTTCTGTACTACCATCATAAAAATATAAGGTGGTATATGCCTCACTAACATCCGCTTGCATTTTTAGATATAATGAAAATATCTTAAATTTTTTTTTCAATCTTTCGTCTAATTCAATCTCAATTGCCATATCTTTTTTTTATATAAATATTAGTCTTCTATGTTTAAGTCCATAGTTCTAATCATCCAAATAGGTCTTTCTTTATTTTCTATAGCCTTTAACCATTCTTTCGCCGATGGTATATAATTGGAACAATCTTCCCTTACGTGTTGTTCACCAACATATCTAGTATAAACTACCGTACCATCTGAGTTAACAAACGATTCTCCGAACACCTTCTGACATTCAAAAATTCCCTCACTATGATGTCTGAATATTCTGTGGTTTGAATGTCCATACCACGCTTTGGTTTCATCAAACCAATTATGAATATGAATATAATCTTCAACCTTCCCACCAAATTTTTTCACAGATGATTTAGCATGTAACATCGGATGTGCCATAATTAAAATGTAATTTCCTTTTGATTTTTAGTTAAAACAAACTCACCAACTCTCTTCCTTGCAATGTCCGCATAGTTTTGAGATAATTCAATCCCAACCCATTTACGATCCAACACCTCGGCAGCAACCAATGAAGTTCCCGATCCCGCAAACGGATCCAAAACAATATCATCTTTATATGTTAAGATTTTTATCGCCTTGGTCGGAATATCCATTGAAAATGTTGCCTTGGTCATTGACCTTGTGTCTGCGAAGTAATTCCATTGTCCATACACCAACTCGATAAATTCTTTTTTATCTTCGTCTTGATATACTCTTTTTGTTTTTCCTTCCACGTCTTTCTCTTCATATTTCCATTGAGGTTGTCCTTTGTTTATTTTCTTCGGTGATCCTTTATAAGCCAAAATCACACATTCCTTTGGATTATAAATATACGGTGATGACGGACTCATCCAAGAACCCCAAGCAGTTGTCTTACTTCTATGTGGTGATTGTTCCTCCAAATCAACAATACCATAAAACCCAAAACCGATTTCTTTCATAATTTGCCAAACCTCAGACGCAATAAAAATACGACCACCCTTCGTTTGTCGGTTAATCTCATAAGGAATATTCAACGATATACGACCACCTTCTTTCAACACATTAAACGCTTGTGTTAACCAATTTCTGGTGAAAACTAAATAATCGTCAATATGTAAATCATCTTCACAAACATCATAATCAATCCCCACACCATACGGAGGACTAGTAACGATCAAATCAATAGATCCCTCGGGTAATGTTTTCATAACTTCAACACAATCACCAGTGATTATTTTACTCAAAACATCACCAATATCTTCAATTTTCTTCATCTAATATTTTTTTACTAAGTAATGATAATCAATTTTTAACTAACTTTCAATGTTGATAAGTTTTTTGATGAAAATTAAAATCTATGACTAACTTTGTAATGTTAAAAAAAAGAAGTAATAATTCAAACTCAAAACTATTTATTATTATGAGACTTAAAGATTTATGTGATTTTTCCCTGAATAATCCTGATGCCGACTTTTGGTTAGTTAGAAAAGGTTCCGCTAATGTTGTGGGAACACCAACTAAAGAATTCTCACCCGAACACATCGGAGTTACCGTTACAAGGACCGATATCCTTCTTCCCGATTATCTGTTCTACGTATTTCAATATTTAGTTTCATCAGGTAAACTACAACAATTATCTCACGGAACAACCAAACTATCAAATATTAAGATATCCGATATTGGTAACATACAAGTAGGATAAAAAAATGGGGGTTATTAAACCCCCGTTTTTGTTTTAATGATATTCTCAATCTTTCTTTCAAGATACCATTTTGCCTTTGTTAAATCTTCCAATTCCTTCATTGGGTTCTTTTTTCCTGCTCTTGAGATGTATTTCACCGTATTACCTAAGTGAAAATCCAAGTCCCAAGCCTCAATCACCTTAATGGCTTCATACACATTTGTTTCACCACCGTAATGACCTGGGTGATTAACCATATCTTTTTCTTCTCCCATATTATAAACTGTTTAATTTTTAACAATAACAAAATAATCTTTTCCGTATTTACTTTCTTCAATGATCCCTTCTTCAATCAAACCGATCAAATATTCTCTCGTTTCCCAATCACTCTTCTTCAGGATGTATTTAGCAATAAATCCGATGTGTAATGGTTGAGCCAATTTTTTTAAGAGTTTCCCATCAATGTCATCCATACTTTTTTTTCATAAAGTTACAAAATTTATTCCACTTCGTCAACAACTTTTTCTCTAATTATTATCGCACCATCATAATCCTTATAATCTTCATACTCCTCGGGTGTAATTATAATAAACCTGTGCGCCATATAAATTATGCGTTAAGTTGTAATGTTTTTGTAGTTTGTATGGTATGGTTCATTAACTTCCGTTTGAATAGCGGTAATAAAGAATTCTCTATCGGTAAGTTTTGTGATGATATACATTCAAAAATCGGAAACTTTGAATTTGATATTTGATCAATTAACCTTGAATAATTATCAGATTGATCTCCCTTATAAATTCTTTCAACATCACATTTTGTTTCCTCAGTGTCCTGACGAATTTTTTTAATTGAGTATTTCCAAATGTAGTTTTCCTTGTTGAAGATGTCTTGGTAAATGAAGAACCCCGCACCAAAATAAATCCGCTCTTCGTTCTTAATCGGATTCGTTGCCACCGATTGATAACCGATCTCCCAAACAGATTTCGCAACAACAAAATATTCTTTCAATCTATCAAGTGCTGACATAACACTTAATCTAATGTCCTTATATTCTCTGTCTGTGAATTTTTTTCTGCTTTTGACGTTCTTTATCTCAAACAACATAATCTCATCATCAGGTGTCTTAAATGTCTTATCTAAACCCAATAATAACCCATCTTCAACATATGCTCGACAAACAGCCAAATGTAATGCCAATTCTGAAAAATATGGATATATCTCACCACGACTTAAAGCGTCTTCAACCTTTTTGATGAAAGACATAACGATATATTCATTATATTCAACATCAACCGGCTTTCTTAAAAACCAATCTGTCGGCATTAACAATTTTATTTCTTTTTCCATACTCTTCAAAAATAAACATATCATCCATAATGTCAATTATGTCTGAAAATACTGTAATCTGTATCTAAATAAGTTTCCTCATCAACATTACCATCATAACTTGATATAACCCCAACACCATCAGTATCAACAACACCTTTAGCCAATTCATCTATATCAATAAAATCATTGAGGTTGTATCCAAACTCACGAATAAATGATAATGGATCATTAACATAATCACTAACCAAATCATCAATTTTTTCGTTAATTAGATCATCGGGAATGTCACCATCGGGATCTTCTTTAATCTCATCAATCTCATACTCAAGATCTGAAATTTCACTTTCTAAATCACTTATCTCACTTTCAATCTCATCAATCCTGTCTTGATTCCAATTCTCATCATCCATATTTTCTAACTCACTCAACTCTTCTTGTAGATTAGTAATCTCATCTTTCTTATCTGAAATCTCATTAGTCTTGTTTTCAATCGCTATTTCTTGATTTCTAGATAATTCTCTCACATCAGCATCAAAATAACTGTCAAGATCATCATAAACAATCTGTTCATACATCTCTCTTGCATATTCTTCTACTTTGTCAGTATCAATATAATCCTCTAAAAAAGACTCTCTAAAACCTTCTAGACCAACATCATCTATTAAATCTTTCTGACTTTTAATAGCCGCCTCTTCAACCTCACTTGTTAATCCTACCACCCACTCTTCGCCAGTTTCAAAAAGTTCAAAGATTTTTAATCCGTAAAATCCGTAATCCATCGGAATTAAGCTATAAACATCAAATCTATCCAAATAATCCGACATCGCTTCATCAATTTCATCAATTCTTTCCTCAATCTCCGTTTCCCTTTCTTCACTAACTCCCGCAGATAGTTCATCAGACAACTCTTCCCTCTCCTCTTTCATCTTATAATACCCAACAATCTCATCTTCACTATGTCCATTCAATTCACCAGTGCTTGTTAAATGATTATATAACGCCCAAGCATATTCTGCAGTACCATCCTCTTCACCATACGGCCATTCATTTGATTCTCTACGTTCATTAGCCATTTCCAACTTTCTTCTATTAATGTTTGCAAGTCTCTCTCGATCAAGTCTAGCCAATTCTTCTTCTCTTCTTTTTTTATCTGCAAAAATTTCAAGTTGTTCAGAATATCTTGATTTAACATACTCATCAATCTTATCTAAAATACCACTCAAATAATCAGTATCTATTAACCAACCTGTCTTGAATTCATCATCAGGTGCGTCAAAAAATTGACGCTTACCATCAAAACTATAAACATAAGCTACCTTATAGAACTTATCAGATGTCGGTCTCTTTTTATCTAAAAAATAAAATAATTTACCCTCACTATTATATTTATCAAAATAATTGGATGAGTCCTTGGAAGCGGTACACCATTTGGTCCCTTTACCATAATAACAAGATGCTTTATGTGTGTATGGTGTGACCACAGTTAATGTATCGTCATCATAAACCACATCAGACCCTTCAACCGATTCAACAGATCTTCTAACTCTATTTTGATATTCATCCAAAGCATTTAATAAGTCTTCAACGCTAGTATATTTTTCAATTTCCTTTCTTTCCAAGTTATTAGATACTTCATAAAACCTATTCAACATCACATCTAACTTCTCTAATACACCATCAAAATTTGTAGGATCCAAAACATTGCCTAACCACATTAGGTATTTATTATTTCCCGGAAGACCATCCGATAATTTAATAATTTGTTGTAGTTGGTTAGATGAGAACTTCTTTGAAAACTTATTTGAAAAGTCCTCAACTCGTCCTTCTTGTAATAATTTTATAAATTTCATAAACAATATTTTACAATAAATATTTAATAATTATTTTAACTCAATTATCTTTCACAAAGATAGTTAAAAACTATTTATTGTAACAAATAAACTCAATTAAATTTTAGAGATATGGCAGGATGCGGATGTAAAGGTAATCAACCACCTCAACCACAAAACCCACAACCGGTTCAAACACCGGTTCAACCGCAACAGAGTAATAATACGGTTCAAAATGCTATCAAAAGAACCATTCAAAAATACTACTCAAAAGGTTAATTTTTATGTTCTAATTTAGAAAGGGAGGTAATTCTCCCTTTTTTTATTTATTAAGTATTTATAATATATGGATATACTCAATTTTGCAATTGAAAGTTTTAACGACGGTAATACTGAGGAAGTTGAAAATTTTTTTGGTTCTATTGAAACTTTTATGAAATTTATTACTAAAAAAAATAGACTACACGAGCTAAGACCCAACCCTAATGATTTATATGCATCCGACTATAATCAGTTAATGAAATTAATTTTTGATAGTTCAACAACTGAACAAGAAAAACCATTGGTTGATCATATTATAGATCAATATATAAGTGATGTTGAAAAAATAGACGACAATACTTACAGATTTAGGTTTGATAGAGAAGATCTTTCAAAGTTGTTTCGGGATTATAGCCGTGGCACATCACCACGAGATGTTGCACAATCAGTATTAAATGAGGATTATTGGGAACCATTTTATGATGTTATAGATAGAAATAATATGTATGATCTAATAGAAGATCTAAATGATGATAATATGAATTATGTCATTGGTTACATAGTTAGTAATTATAAAACATTAGATTTATCAGACATTGAGACAGAATTATCTGAAGAATTAAAAGAAAGATTAGACTCCTCAACAATAACTTTAACACCTGAAATTACAAAAGAAATTTTAGAAGATGAGGAATTAACTAAGGAACTGTTTAATACCGAATGGCAAGATTTATATTGGGAATTGAGTGGTGCCTATAATCAAGCATATAATGATGCATATACTAATGAGATATACAATGAAGTTATGTCGGAATTAGATAGTTTATTCGGAAAAAGGATTGAGTGGAAGAACGATAATAAGAGATTTGATAGTTATGTTGATTTATCTTACAGCACAATATATCAATTTTTATATGATTATTTAGAAGGTGGTGATGATGAAACTTATTACTACCAAGGTAATTTAGAAAGTATCTTAAAAGAATTACACAATAATAGTTACGATTGGTTAGATATTATAATACCTGATTATCCAGATTATACAGATATCAAAAATAATTATCAAGAAACAATTCAAGGAAGGATTTAATATGTGATTTTTTTCTCATATTGTTACATAAAAAATAATAAAATATGAGATTATATAATCCAAAATCAAAATCAGGAGCACATAATGTTCTCTTAGATTTTATCATGCTGAAGGTATCCGAAAATAATAAATTCACAACTCTTTTAGAATTAATAAATGTAGGAAACTTCTTGGTGGTAAAAGGTGAAACAAATAACCCAACAAAAGTTTTACTATCTAAAACCTATGATGAGTTCTTAGATTGGTTTCCCGAATACTCAAACATCTTCCCAACAAACTTTATTGATTGTATCAACTATGACGCGGATAAGATAGATATCATTTCCCCCTATCTTTGGAATCGTTTCTATAAGACCGAGAGACCTCTATTTTCGGACTTTCAGGTTGACATATGGAATGAGTATGACGGACAATCTAAATTCAACTACGTTGACGAAAATTATGTTCATTTGGAATTTGGTTCGATCAAACCTTCTAAATTCACACCACTAACAGTACAATCAATAAGTCCTTTTGGTTTATCCTTAGATTTACGAGCACCATATTATTATTCAGAGATGGTCGCCAACAATATGATGGAATTTGCAATGGTTAAAGATATGGAAGTATGTTTAGTTTTATCTGTATTAGACGATTTACCTGAGATAATGATAAAAACCAATTCACCATATTCAAATGATAAACTTTCATCTTGCGCTATGGATATATTTGATATATCATTACCAGAATTTATTGAGTTAATTAAAGACCATAATATTATGGACGATTCTCTATTTCCCCTTCATGAGAAAACATGGAACAAAATAAACAAAAAAAAGGAGTTAGTAATTTTCTAACTCCTTTTTCTTTTACAGATTAAAATGTTTTTTGATGATATCAATTCCTTCATCTATTTCGTTATAATCTCGTTCAGGTGCAAATACCTTAGCATCGTCTTCACCCATTATGATCATAAATGCCGGAACATAATCATTACCAACTAATTTTTTGAAAATTTCATATTCCATTTCATTTTCCTCAATATCAGCATCTACGAATTCAATACCAAGTTCCTTTATCTTATCTTTCATTTCCACACAGAACGGACAACCCTCCATAGTGAATACCACCAAATTATCCATTACATAACCATTTTACCAACGTTTAATAGTTCTTCCCTCTGTAATACCCCACTTTTTGAGAATACCTCACTACCTGACTTATAAGCCTTAATTGTCGGTACCCCACGAATACCTAATGTTTTTACAAACTCAATATCATTGTCAATGTTGAATGTATAATAGTTTGTATTTGTGTCCTCTTTTGATACAGATTCATAAATAGGTTTCAATACCTTACAAGGTCCACACCAAGATGCAAAATAATCAATAACCATTGATTCACCTTCTTGGATTTTTTGTTTTAACTGATCAGCTGTTAATTCCATTTTTACTTTTCTTTTTTAATTGATTATGAAAGAATATCATTTCCTCTTTCTGTTCTGATTTATATAGAATGTAAGTTGAGAAGTCGTAATAGTAAATATAAAGATTGTTCTTCAACAAATAACAAACTTCGTTTATAGTTTCCAACCCATTTATATCCTCAAATGAGTTTTTGAAAATTATCGTTGAGGTCTTTTCGAGTTCTTCTGTAGTTACCAAACCACTTCTAATGTTAAAGGTTGAAAAAAGAACGTTGTGTTCCTTTTCCAACCAATTAACTAATTTACTATACGAACAATGTTTATCGTATAATTTTTTCATCGTCCCTGCCCTCTATACTTTTTACGATAGTTTTTAGAACGTTTGTTCTTTGAAGTCTTGGTCTTAGCGTGAACACCAGGACGAGAGGTTTTACCATGCCCAACAAAGGTAAAGGCGGATTGAGTTTTTGCTTTTGCCATTTTTTTATTTGATTTAATAGTTTAACACCTCAAAGATAAAACAAAATTTTTAATTACAAAACATTTTTTTTAATTGAGACATGCTAACCCGAATTTTGTTCTAATAAAAGGTCCAATCATTGATGTAACGACATCTAACATCTGTTCTCTTGTCATTTCATAATCTTTCCCGTTATCAGAATTGTTATACACCTTGTCCCTTATCTTAGTAAAAAAAAGGGACTTGTCTAAGTCCCCTATAAGTGTTTTTAATTGTTCGGGATTATTATTGAAAAAATTAAACATATTTTTCAAGTAAATTTCAATATCTACGTTTTTCATACTGTTAATCCATAGCCCACAAAATATCTCCTTCTTCTAATCTAGCCGCGAGTTTAGGCTCTATTGTCATGTTAGGATTACAGTTTCTAAAGACTAACGCCATTATTGGTAAATCAGCTAAAAAGTCAGGTGCCACAGTAATATTAGGACAATTAACAAATGTTAGAATTTGTAAGTTTTTTAACTTAGTAACTATTTCCGGAACCTCATTCACACAGTTATTTAAAGACAATGCCTTTAAATCATCTAATTTAGCAAAACTTTCAGGAAATACAAGATTAATTGGTGTATTACTAGTATTAGTAAAATTAAATCTTGTTGTTGATTCAGGTATTAATTTTAAAACATCATCAAAACCATAAAGATCAATAAACTTAGCCATATTATTTTTAGGGTATTCCAATGAAAACCCACCAGTTATTTTATTACTGTTTTCATCAAGTTGGGAATAGAACTCGTTTTTTCTCTCTTCTTTTAATCCTTTTAACGCTTGAGTATTCAATAACTGAATATCTGCATCAGATAACTCTTTTAATGATTTAGTCTTAAGAGTATCCTTCTTTTTACTAATATAGTAAGATAATACCGATCCACCTGTTCTTGATATCATACCCGCGGTTAAATCTTGACCCAAAGCAATATACTTCTTCTGTAATTCATCAGGTAAATTACCAAATTGTTCATCACTTAATGTTGGTGAATTCACTTCCATCCAAATTTCAGCATCCTCATAACTACCCAACTCTTGAACTATGTCATCACCAGACACACTCTTACGTCTATATTTTCTTAAAATTTCTTGTTCCTCAGCCGTTAAAGGTTTTGGTCGGAATAAACCTTCAAGTCCATCTAATTTTGGAATTTTACTAACGATTTGAGACCAAGGTATGTTTTGGTGACCTGAATAAACACCATCATTTGTTCCATCAGCAAGTGCCATGTTTCCTCGAGGATCAACTAAAATAACAACTGCGTAGTTCGCATCAGAAAATGGTTTATCACCATCAATTACATAATAAATCGTTCTTTCGTAATCTAAACGATAATTGTAATATAAGTTAGAACCACCTTCTCTTGAGATACACCAAGATCTACCATTCTTCAATTTAATACAATCCGGTTTTCCTTTTGGAGCATAAATCTCTAAATTAGGGATGTCTGGTTGACCTTCAGCCGGAAATACCATATCAACATCAAATTTAGACTTTTGTCCTGTATTTACGGGTGCCTTTTTAGCCTCAATAGCATCCACTATACGTTCAATTTCTTGGAACGTTAGATTTTTGATTGGTTTTGTATCTGCCGGAATCTCAGCGTTATTATCGGCATAACTTGACGCATAAAATTCGATAATATCATCTGAGATATCAGGGAATTTCTTTTTCATCGCAGCAATTAATAATCTCAAATAATTAGCATTCAAAAATTCAACTATTTTCAAAAACGTGATCTTACTCAAATTCATTTTTTCTTTTGGAACTTCACCACTAATATCCATTAATTGTCTAATCGCTCTTTTAAGTGCAGCATTCTCAACCGGTGGATCCCCCGCCTTTGCGGAATTATCTTTAATTTGAGTGAATAAATCTTTAGAAGTTTTTTTAGATTCCTTACTTGATAAAATATCCGATAACTCAGCATAAGTTAGTTTGAATAAATCTCTTTTATCAACAGGTAATTGATTTTTATATTTTTCAAACTCCTCAATTTTAGCAATAATATCATCATCCTTAAGAGAACTATTTTCACCCTTATACTTATCTATTAATTGTTGGAGGACTTTTTGACTAACCTCCATAACTAATTTCTTATTTTTTCTTTTTGCGTCTTCAACGATAACCGATGATAAAAGATTAACTAATTTCATAGACATTAATTTTATACTATAAATATACTGAAAATTTGATTTTAATAGTTCATGATCAATAATTCTTCACCCTTGTTCTGTTCTTTACCCTTTTTAGCCGCCGCAGCCTTAACAAACTCTTTTCTCTCCCACTTATATTGGTCTTCAGGAAACCACTCTCTCAGTAAGTCAAAGTCATAATAAGATAAAGAAAACTTACCTTGGATGTTCTTCAAAACGTTTGCCAATCTTTCGTGATCATTACGATCAAAATCGTGATTTGAATAATAGTTCTCAGTTTTCCAATATGGTGGATCAACATAAAAATAAGTTTTTTCACTATCATATTTTTCAATAACAGATTGAAAATCCATATTCTCAAAATGACTAATCTTTAGGAAGTGTTCAACCCAATCAGGTTTACTCAACTTATCACGAAACGTCAAATACTTTGATTTGTATTTACCTTTCAAATCAATAAAAGAACTGGTCTCAGGTTTACTTCCGCTAAACACCTGTGTAAGAATATAAGCATACTTCGCCGCAACACTATAATCAGGCGATGTTACTTGAAAATCTTTTGAGAACAACTCACTTTGAAACTCATAAAATGCTAATTTATATCTAGGATCCGTGTTTTCCACACCGAACTCCTGACACGGAATGGAATTGATCTCCTCTAACAATCTCTCGGGATTTGATAAACAAGTGAACAAATTATAATTCAAAGGATTAAAGTCATTGTAAACGACCCTATTCAAATTAGGGAACTCTTTAAGGTCCATATTAAAGAAACACCAAAACATCCCACCGAATGTTTCAACATATGTTTCAATATCTTTAGGGTAGAACGGAACAATCCATTTACCAATCTTACTCTTACCTCCAATATAACTTAACATAAATTACTTTTTATTCAAATATAAGAATAAAAAACGACAAAAGCAACTTAATAAACAACTTTTTTTCCTTCCTTACGTGAATAAACTTTCTTGGACTTAACCACCTGTTGGCTAGTCTTACGACGAATGATTTGTTTAATATGTCTCAATGACAAATCCGGTAATTTATTTTCCATTGCTTTTTCCCTTTAATACGCAAAGATAAGGATATTCTCAGAATTTACAAAAAATTATATCTTAAAACATAATCATAATTAACAAATCTGTTTTCAATATCACTGTGAGATGGTGTTTGAGTAGTTAAGTTCTTAATACTCGAGTATGTATTTAATTCGTTTTGAAGTTTTGCTAAAATTAAATCAACATGATCTTTTTCATTGGTTATCTTATCATAAATGATACCAAAATTTTTAGTTGAGAATCCTATACAGTGTGTTGTAACGGTGCTATATGTTCTAATAACGTGACTATTTATTTTTTCAAATCGGTGTTCTGGTTTAGAAAAATGGTTACCCCCAAAATAAATCAAATCATAATCTGAAGGTATTTCTCTTAAATAGATTTCAACTTCCTCCTGAAAGTTGTCATTAAACTCACAATCATCTTCAATTAACAAAAAATTATTACATCCACTGTTTTTAATAATATTAAATATTTTTATATATGTTTGTCTTAATCCTTCCCAACCTGTTTGACCTATACTATATCCATCAACCGCGGTAAATATTTCATATTTTGATAGATTAATTCTATCTAAATTACTAATAACTTTTTCTAATCTATCTGGTCTTCTTTCAAGATTGATTATAAAAATTTTATCAAAAAAACTATCAATCATTTGTAACAATTTTTATACGGACGACAACTTGCCTTCTGACTAAAACCCATCTTATTACAAGGTGTGCTCTTACAATAAGATTTACTCATCTTACGAGGTTTTTTAAATTCTTTTTCCTCTATATATTTTTTCAGAACTTCTTTTATAATTTCTTTCATACTAATAAATATTAATATGGAAACGAAAAAAACTTGTACCACTTGTAAGCAAAAAGGCGGATACACAAAACAAAACAAAATATTCCTATGGTCAGGATTTTTTATGTTGTTAATCTTAGGTTACGGTCTTTACTCATTGGTAACTGATATCATATCTCTCTTTTGAATTTAACAACACATTCAACATAAAGATCACCTAATCCAGGTGATTTAAAACCTTTATGTTTAACCCTTAAAGGTTTCGTAGTATCAAACGTATCAGGCATCGTAATTGATAATTCACCATCAGGATGTGGTATTGTAAATTTATCTTGAGTTAATGATTCTAAATCAAATTCTTTTCTAAACACTAAATCAATATCACTCTTTGAAAATCCATCCTGATCCAAAATTTCAACTTTAAGTAATAAGTTACCATATATTCCATTTGAAAAATCACCCAATCCCGTCATTCTAATAAATTGACCCGAATCAATTCCAACTGGAATTTCAAACTTAACTACTTTTATTTCTTGTTTAACAGCTCTACCCGAACAAGATGAACATGGTTTGATAATAATTCTTCCTCTACCTCCACAAGAAGGACAAGTTTGTCTTATTGTTTGTTGAAAGAATCCACCACCAATTGTTTGTACGAAAAATCCTTGCCCTTGACAGGTTCCACACGTTTCAGTGTCACCACCGGTTGAATTACAAGATGAACATTCAATATTACGTTGGTATTTAACTTCAATAGTCTTTCCCTTATAAGAGTCAATTACCCCAATACCGACATCGATTACTTTGTCAGGTACTTGAGGTTGTTTTGGACCTCTATTAAACATTTGATCAAAGAAATCATCAAATCCTCCAAACCCATTAAAACCACCATTCTTCTCCATTTCCCATTTCTGTTTTTTCTGAGGATCGGTCAATACATCATATGCTTCAGCAATCTCTTTAAATTGATCGGCACCGTCAGGATTAATGTCTGGATGATATTTTTTTGATAAATTTCTATACGCTTTCTTTATATCTTCTTCAGATGCGTTATTATTTATTCCAAGTATGTTATAATAATCTTTCATGAACTATCACGTTGTTTTATTCAAAAATAAAAAAAGAAAAAAAATTCTCAAGTCGTTTGTGACAACAAAGCGCGCAAATGAGTTTTTTAATAGATTGATTGAAGAATCTGATTCTGTCATATTTGATATGCAAACTGAAAATGGTAAGTCTTGTAAATTTGAAATAGGTATTATTCAAAAGGGTAAATTTTTATTTGATAATTACACAACAGATGAACTAGGTAGAAATATAAAAATAGAATTAGAAAATCAAGATTTTACTTTATTAAAAATTAAACCATATAAGGTTGAAGAAGGTCTTTTTGATCCTAAAACAAAAAATAGGATCTCGGTTCCTTATTTTCTAAAAACTTATTTATCTAAAGATGGTTTGAAAATGATATCCAAAGTAAATAATAGAATTGTATATCAAAAAGATGATGAGATTAAACTTTTTTCATTAAAAAGTGAATCTGACGCAGATAGATTTATTGAATCCCTTCAATTAAGGTTTTCGGTTCAAAAAAGAAGTGATGTTCTTTTTGTTAAAGACGTATCAACCGCTCAAAGACAATATTTATATAATTTGTTGGAGGAAGCAGGATTTGACAGACAATATCTATACCGGAAATTTACAACTCATCCAGCAAGTAAATAAACTCAGTTCCTGACACATCAATTTTAAAACTCTTAGCATCTTTATTCAATTCCTTGAACTTAGTACCCATCGTATGAAATTCCATTTCGGGTAATTCAAATATTACTGTAGTTTTTCCTAAATATAATCCTTGTGCAAGTTCAGCAATCTGCGCTAGTGTGGTTAAATATTTATCACTCTCTTCAATCTCTGCCATAATGTTAGTTTTTCAGGTTTTGGTATCAATTCATCTTTAGTAATACCCTTTAAACTTCTTATTAATTTTTGTTTTTCATTGTCTAAATCTCTATGAAAAATTTTAAGGTCACTCTCTAACCCATCTAATTCTTCCTCAATTTCACTTTTCGGTTTCATCCTCAGTAACTGTTTCAAGTTTTAATTCTTTCTCAACATCCATCTTCAATTTCATGAGATCATCCAAAGAACTTTTTTCAAAAATCTTCTTTAATTCTTTTACTTTATCATTAAATAGTTTCTCTTTAGCTTCTTTATCCAAATTGTATTTAATGATCCTTTTAATCCCATCAATGGTTTTTGTAAGATTCTCTTCATTTGGCTCACAAACAAATGATACAATGATCTTATCATCAACCTCATTCTGAGTATATTGCAATTCTTTTAATAAGGTCTCGGTAAATACCCAATTCTCGGGAAAGGTCAAATCAAAAGATATGTATGTTTTAATCTTACGAACACTATGTAAGTAAGGGAAAATTAATTTTATAATTTCAATGAATTTCATAGCTTTATTAAATAAGTTATTATGTATGATAAGCAAATACCATTAAGTAATAGTTCCCTCTTACTTAACTCCATTTTAATTGGATTAATACTTAAGAGAGAACTAATAAACTTAACGACTGTCCTCAAAAAGACAATTGATGAAAAGTTAAATAAAAAAAGAAATATGGTTGATAACTCAATCATTCTCTTGTTTTTTGTGATCCAAAATTTCACCACGTAGGGTCTGCAAAAGACTTTTCATGTCTTGACATGTTTTTCTAGCTCTTGTTCCTGCGCTTTTGTTTCCACCGAAAAATTTACCGGTGTCGGTTGATAGAGTCTCCATCAACGCTTTTAATTGTTCTAATGTTTCCATACATTTAATTTTAATACAAAAAATTTAAGTTTTCAATAGGTATTGTAAATACTATTGTTTATTAATTAAAAGATTTTTATCTATGCTCTTATATAATTCGGTCAGCATATCCAAATCAGACTTGGTAAATGGTTTCCTGTCGTCAAATAATTGGATAAAAAACTTTCTCAGCCCATCCACAACTTTTTGGTTTTTCTGTTTATAAAAAATCTCCGTAAAGAAATTTTTGAGAAACACTTTATGCTCCCCATCTTCACTTATGTGAATATTTTCTTTTTCAAAGTTTTCCAAGATTTTTTTCCAACACCAATCAAAATGATTACTCTGCTCCTCGTTTGTTAATAATACCTTTGTTTCGTTGTTTTTATCCCTCTCACCCCCTAAATAAGTAGTTTCAATAATATCTGTTAAGCCAACACATAAATCACAAAATAACTCTCTCTTCTCAGAAATCATATTATTGATCCTGAACCATGTATCCACATCATCATTATTTAATGGTGTTGCCACCCAAGAAAAAAAATTCCCCATATCCATATATGGGGAATAATAATAATAATATTAAATTTTTGTATATTATTGTGTTTTTTGATTGTATGATATTAATTTAGACATTTTACTTAACTCTTCATTAATAACCATATTTTTCTTTTCTTCACTCTCTTTAACATTCAAATCTTTGAACATATTGTTAAGTTTCTTCGCCCCCTTAGATTCACCCGCATTATCTACCGGTTGTGTATATCTATTATATGATCTATTTTTCTCAACACCGTAAAGGTTTTTCTTTCTCTTAGCATTAATCTTTTTACCAAATCCTGTATCAACAGCATTAGCATATTTAGCCGAATTACCAGTTTTTGATGAACCTTCAAGATTTGCTGCTAACCAATCATCGTTAGGTTGGATTTCATCATACTGTAGGTTTTCCATACCGGGAGAATATGCAAAGTTCTCAATGTATTCTTCAACCGCACCCGATGGTGTATATGCTTTCTTAGTCATTTTACCTAACTCACCATTTCCCGCAGGAAACATAGTAGGATTCATATCAAATTTACCCTTAGAACCATCTTTCAAATAGTCTTTCATTTTTTTCTCTAAATCCTTCATGTACTTCTTTGTTTCACCACCAGATTCTTTGTGAGCTCTCTTGTAGGTTACCAATCCGGGAGGATCTGATGCTTCATTAACCATCACCTCAATAAAATCAACCAATTCATTCTCACTCATTCTTAGAACGTTCTCTTCAACTTTCTTACAACCACAAGATTTATAATCAGAGTTATCTACATTTCTTAGTTTTTTTGTTTTACCATCAAACGTAAATTCGGTATCTCCTGCACATATCGCCTTACATCTAGCACCTGTGAAAGCGTTACCTTCACCCATTTCTTCATGTTTTGACATGGTTTTTTTTGCCATTTTTACACTCTTATCCGCAATCTTTTCAGATAATTCACCTTTTAACATTTTATCAAAATAATTTCCCATTTTACTTTTTATTTATAAATATCATTTTTTATTGAAATGTTCATCAAATAATCTATTAATTACTGATGGTGGTACTCCAATCTTATTACTAACACGATTTACCGTTTCCTTAATGTCACCGTCAATGATTTCCAAAGCATTAATATCACCTTGGTTACAATATGGGAACTTCTTACATTTCTCTTTTACTTTTACAAATTTACCACCAGGACCTCCGTACCTTGGAAACTTTTTGTCTTTTACCGCTCTTCCTTTATATATGGAATCAGGACCTCCAATCTTCAAAGGATCCTTTACAAACCCTGGAAATGGTGCGTCGTATTGACCTGCCGATGAAGCACCTGTTGCCTCCTTAGTCTCAATTTTTTTTAACTTATCATAATACTTCGGGTCTTCGTATATATGATCCATCGCAATTTCCTTAGCCTTTGATTTATTATCGGTGTGTTCCATCTCGGTTTTAATACCTTTGGACAATTGTTTCTTAATATCAGTTAAGGGTATTCTATGTTTTTTTGCAAGATCTTCTAAGTTCTTATCATCAGCCTTACCACCTTTTAATATCTCACCTTCTTTAATGTCCTTTATAAACATATCTTGTTTCTTAAACGCAGCCCTATCCAAATAATCATACGCCTTATCACCATAAGCATCGTACAACCTTTGGAATATTAGTGCCGGGTTTTTTCTCATATACCTAATAACATCTTCAGGAACTTCTCTGTAATATTTTCCAAATACATTATCCAAATCAATCTCTCTTGGTTGAATTGTTCTTTCAGAATCTTTCTTGAACTCCTCACCTTTGGTTTCTTTAGTCTCTTTTTTCATAGGACCGAACAAAGGACCAACATATCCTCCTGCGGATCCCGCACCGGTAGCCTCAGTGTTTTCTATTTTTTTCAAAAAATCACTTTGTGCGTCTAATGATTTAGAACCTGATGGTAGTTCTCTAAAAGATTTCTTCATAGCGTCTGATAAACTTTTCATATTATGCGTTCTTTAATCTACTTTGCCAAACACTTCTTTGATTATACATTACACCATAAAATTCTGTGAAAAGTTTGACAATAGTTTCTTTCACTTCATCATTTAACTTACCCTTTTTCAATTCTTTAAGAATCTCTGCCATCAATTTTTCTTCGTATTGACGCAAAGTATTAGATCCAAGAAAATCTTTAATCTCTTTTCGGATCATAATTTCAATTTCTTTCTGTTCTGATGATGTAAATGCCATATATATAATTACTTCAATAATTCTTTTATTGACCTAATAGAATAACCAAAACTTAAACTAGGTCCCCAAGTTATCCCGAAAGAGTTAGCCGATCCCATATACCCAAACATAGGTCCAAACCCAACATGTAGAGCCAAACCATTCTGAAATACTTTTTTTGGTGGATCAATTACCACAGAGTTTAACACAGGAATATCCAATAAATCCTTTTCAATTTTTTTATCTAAAATAACCTTACCGTCTTCGTATTTCAATGTATAAGGTGTTACCACAACTTTTTTAACTCCTTTATCCTCAATTGTTGCCATACTCAAACCAAATGTGAATTTTTCATCTAACTTTGTAGATTTCCCATTGTATTTTGGATATAACCCTAATGAATATTTTTCGGAATATGTGGTGTCATTAATTTTAATAGTTTTACTTTCAAAAAGAACATAAGTTTCTGAACCAATACTCCTAACGTCATTAGTATCTGAAAAATAAATTCTATACGTGGAATCATTAACTTTTTCAATTTGTGACCCAATATCAAAACTGTGTTCGTATTTTGGTGTTAGATAAGTAACTGTTGTAATTGTCTTACCCGGTAACTCTTTTATTATTGTTCTAAAATTAACATCTTGTTTTTCAGCTTCTTCTTTTGTTAATTGGAATGAAACCTTTTCATACTTACCCTTATAATACTTCACAGTATCAGTCATTGCAAGTTCGTTCTGATGTGCTTTTTGTTCTAAATAATCTTTGTCTTGACAGGATTTCAAGTTAGTAATGACTAAAAAAACTATTACACCTAACAAAATTAAATTTAATATCTTATTCTTCATCTTCAGGAAATGTTAAAGTTTTCTTTCTAACAGCTAATACTTTAGCCCATTTAGTTTTGAATTTTTGATAATAACTTTGAATTTGCTCAATAAATTTAACAAAATCATAATCAACCTTAATCATGGTACCATTAACATAAACACCGTTTGATTCACCAATACTGTAGAAAAATTCCAAATCTTTATCAATGATATGTCCTGACCATTCAACCGTGCTCCCATAGATATTCAATGGATAAAAATCAACAAATTCAGAAACTTCAGATGTAAATTCGTCCATAGTTTCTTGAAATGCTGATTTGTCCTCAGTTGTTAATTGTAAATCCTTACTGTCTTTTCCATGAACTACGATAACACCACCCGAAACTCTATACGCTTGTTGTTTATCTTTTTTTACCGGAGCATCATCACTAACCTTATCTTCAATTGATTTTGCAATGTTGGGTCTTTTATCCGAGATAGCATTTGTACCCGCAGTTTCTCCCTCAAATGAAGAATCCTGTTCCAAAATTATTTGTGAAAATAATTTATTCTCATTCAATTGACCATACTTACGGTCACTCATCATCTTTGACGACACCTTCAATAGGTTTTTCATTTCGTCGTATTCGTTTCTTTTCATATAGTAATTCGTTAAATCTATCAAAATCAAATGCCGGATTCACGTCAGTGTATCTCTCCGAAAAATTACTCCTTGAAACAATACCTTCGTATTTCTCAACCCCTGTAACCTTTACGTTGTGACCCACACATCGGTTATTTATTTGTTGGGTTTTAAATATCTCTTGACACAATTTAGACAATGAAACATATTGTTCATCCGTATAATTTTGCCAAAAAATACAATCCCTCCACTTCCGTTCAAAGACCTTTTCCTTATAAATACTTCCAATCCAGTTAATGTGATGTGAAGTAAGTGGTAACCTATCCAACCAACCTAAATTTTCTAATGCAATTACGATACCACAGTAATCCTCGGTTAAGTCAAATGATAGATCAGACCCCTCACTATCCTCTAATAATTGAAATACCTCACCATCCTGTTTTACAAGATAATGAGGTATTTTAGAATTCTTTTTGTTCAACCTGAATTCAACACTTTTGATATATTCATCAAAATGTCTTTTAGTGTCAATCAATATAATTCTCTTCTTAACATCTTCTGTGGGTATTCCATTTGATGATAAAGTTTTATTGATTTTGACCATTTTTACTATATATCAACCTCTTTATTCCTTCTTCAGGTTGTTCAGATTCTTCCGACATTTTCTTTAAATGTTTTTCAAGCTCACTCAGTTTTTCCTCGGAAAGAACTACCGGATTATCAATTGTTTCTTGTTTTGCAACTTGTTTTGATAATTCGTAAATCTCATCTTGAGTTAATTCCTTCGGCGGTTCCTTTTCTGTTTCACGTTCTGAATACACAATCAGCATGTGAGCAAAAGTCAATGATATGAATGGTAACAAACCCCCCGTGAAAAACGCCAATATCCTTTTATGTGCCGAAACATCAGTTGCTTCAATACCCATCGGTTCAAATAATCCTGAAACCATCTCAATCCACATCTTAAACTCTTGTGATGATGTTTCAATAAATGAAAAGGAATAAAAGAAGTTTCCAATAAACTGAATCAATGTAACAATACCAAATGGTATATAGATAAACCTACCAAATTTTGCAGACACCCCAGCCAATGCCGCAAGTGCTGCAATCTCCACCGCCACAGATAAGAATATCGCCCAAGACATCGGGTTAGATAAACCATAAAATGTGACAACGTGAGAGATTGAAACAATCGCAACCAAAAGTATAGGAATGATAAATGAGGTCACAATAATGGACCTCAAATTATCTTGTAACCATTTCTTCATATCAATTTGTGGTATCTACCAAATTTTGATTTTTATAGAAGTTGATCGGTACGTGATTCTTATCACTCAACTCTTCAATCTCCAAGTTTTTCCAAGCCGGTGTTTCGTTGATAAGTTTAATCATTTCTTGTTTTGTAATCGTATTTGATTTCAAATCCTGAACTTCCTTTTTCAAACGATTAACATCTGACCCTGTTCCACAACTTCTGAACAACAATAATACCAACACCACAAAAGATGCTATCGGTAAATAACTTTTGATTTTTTCCATAACTTTTATTTTATAAATATAAATCACATGTAATCAAACAACGATCCACTCTCATTTCTTAATTTTCTAAGAGCCTTTTCTTTGATTTGACGGACACGTTCTTTTGTAAGATTAAAATCATTTCCAATTTCTTCAAGAGTTTTTGGCGCATCACCAGCTATTCCAAAGTAATCTTCAACAATAATTCTTTCCCTATCATCCAAAATACCCAAGATCTCCATCATCTTCTCTTTCAAAATGTTTTGAGTGTTGAATAAAGATTCAGGTAGGAACCCATCAGGACTTTCAATGGTATCTAATAACGTATCACCTTCCTCATTGATTGTTTGATCATAGTTAATAACCGATGGTAGTGATTGCATCTTATCCGATAATTCACCACCTTTTTTACTGATCTCACGTTTTTCTTTGTATAGATCTTGGACAATATTAACCGGAAGACGGATGGTTCTTGAATTCTCATTCAAACTTTGAAGAATAGATTGTTTGACCCACCATACCGCATAAGAGATAAATCTTAAATTCTTATTCCAATCAAAACTTTGAATGGCTTTCATAAGACCTAGGTTTCCCTCAGCGATTAGGTCCGCTAACTCCAACCCTTGGTTTTGGTATTGTTTGGCAATAGTAATAACAAACCTTAAATTACCTTCCAACAACTCTTTATCCACCCTCTCTTTTTCTTCTTTGGTTAAAGACCCACTCAACATCATTTGAGATAGTTCTCGTTCCCTCTCAGCCGACATAACTTTTAATCTACGAACATCTTTCAAATAAGACGAGATCTCGTCTTGGTTCATAATTACAACTGCACTTCTTTCTTTCATTTTATTACTCCTGTGATTTTAATATTTGTTCTTCTAATGGTGTTAATGAATCAATACCAGATTCGTTGATCTTGTCTAAGATTTCATCAATTGTAGGTTTTTTGAATCCCGCCTTGTTCATAATTTCTTCAAGGACACTTTCATCAATCTCATTCTCAAATTCCATATCCAACTCCTTCGCAGTCATACCAAGTCCTGTCTTTTGAAGACCATAACTACGTGTGTTCAAATCAACTTCACCATCTGTTTTTTCTAAATCAAACAAATGTTCAAAGAAGTTTCTCGGTAACATCACTGACATATTGTCAGTATATTCCATCAGAAAGTATTGAGGTGCCGCACTACTAATGGTAAACGAGAGGAATTCTCTGAGTTCATTAAAATTAACTTCGGACCAAAAATGGATGATTACATTATAATCACCAAACAAAAATTTAACGGACGGTGAGTCTGCAATAGGTGCTAGACCATCAGCAACGTCCCGGATGACATTTTCTCTACCTGAGAATTCACCCATCATAAACAAAAGATATTTTTTCATATTCTTTATTGGATTAGAGTACAAAGTACGGATATTTATTTGACAAAAACAAGACCAAAATGAAAAAAATTGTCACATTATCAGAATCACAATTAGTCGGTTTAATTGAACGTATTGTGAATGAAACATCTAAGGATAAACAGTTCATTCAAAAAGCAGTTGAGAAACAAGAGAAGAAAGGAACTTCCGGCAAATTCGGTGCTTGGTGTAAGAGAAATGGTCTTGCATCTGCAGATGGTGAAGTAACTATGAAGTGTATCAACAAAGCGATGAAGTCCGATGACTCTTCTGTTGTTAAAATGGCTAACTTCGCCAAAAACATTGGTGGTTTTAAGGGTGCTAAACATTAAATAATAACAATAATAGGGGAAGATGTAACTCTTCCCCATTTTTTTAACATCACTGACTTACTTTTGAAATGTTATCAGTTTTTGTGATCTTAACAGTATTGTTAGCCCACTGACTAACCAATGGATTGTGTGTGATTACAAAGATCTTTTCAAAGTAATCTTTAATCTTACTGAAGAACTCACCAACCATCTCAAGGTTTTCATTAGATATCTTTCCAAATACCTCGTCAAATACGATTATGTTCGGTTTTGGTAATGAACATACTTTACTTAACACCGCTCTCAACGCCAAAGAAGCAATTGTCTTCTCATAACCTGATCCTGATACCATCAGTTTTTCAACACCAGTTCCGTTATCAATCATAACAAACTCAACCTCGTTCTTATCGTTAATTCTAACTTCCAATTTGAAGTAAGAACTATCTTGTAACAATCGTTGTAGTTCTGAGTTAATCAACGGCATCATCGTTTTCATAATCATCTTTGATATTCCATTCTTTCCAAAGATATCCAAATAGATCTTGTAGATCTTTTCTCTTTCAAACTCCAACGCAATCTTACTGATTAGGTCCCGATTTTTTTCAATCTTCTTAACCAATAAATCGTTTTCATTTTGAATTTGAGATAAATCCCTTTCAATCTTACCCTTCTCCAACTTCAAGTCATCCAACCTCATAGTTGCTTTCACAATTTGACCATCGAGATTTTTGTTCTCCTCGATCTTATTTTGAACATCATAAAACTTTCCGAGTTTATCTTTGATTTGTTGGATCTTCATATCATAGTTTTGAATCTCCACCTCATACTTTTCTCGGATAAGTTTGTTCCTTTCATATTGATCAAACTCGCGTTTTAGTTGTTGGAATTGTAGGTCACCTTGGTTCAACTCATTAAGATTGTTTTCAAAACCTATTTGTTGTTCCTTAAGTCCGTCCATCTGTTCTAACTTGGATTTTGTCAGTTCAGCATTCAAAAGTTCAATACCACAATGCTCACATTTGATTCCCCCACTCACAGAACGAGCCAATACTTCCAAGTCTTTCAATTTAACATTAACCTCAATTTTACTTGATGTTACTTGTTTAATATTTTCTCGGATTTTATCGTGCTCTGTTTCGTTGTAGAACTCACTCGGTGGAACAACATTAACACCATCCATTAACTTTTTGGTCTCCTCTTTCTTATTCTGAAAAACAAGGATCTCACCATTTAAGTTTTCCGGGTTGATCAATGAGAGTTCTTTATCAATGTCAGTGTGTTTCTTCAACATCAACTCATCACGGAATTTTTCACCACGAGATAAACGATCGTTAGTGTCTTCCAATTTACCATCCAACACCATCTTCTGATCGTTGTTTGTGGTAATCTTTTCATTAGACCCAACAATCTCATCTTCCAACTGCTGTGTTGAATAAAGATTTGACATCATCGTCTTTGAAAAACTTGAATATAGTTCTTTACCTACCTCTTCTTTTTTCTTCAAAAACTCCAACCCCAAGAATTTGCTTAATACTTGTCCTCTTGCCGTTGGTTTAGATTCCAATAAGTCCTCCAAGTTAGATGCGGTGGTTAAGATCGTCATCAAAAAGTCCTCCATCTCACCGATAGAATTCTTAATGAACTTTTCAGTTTCACGTCTTTGTTCTCCAGTATAATTCTGAAGTTCCCCATTAGGTAGTTTCTTAAAGAAGTCCAACTCAGTCTTAACATTCCATTCACCTGATTTTGCTTTCTTCCTCTCCAAGTTACGAACAATTAAGTAATCTTCCCCATCAATAGTAATCTCACCCTTCACACTTACCTTATCCTTATCTGTAAATCTGTTGAAGATCTCCTCAGATTTGGTTGTCTTGGTCGTGGTGTTGAAGAATAAGAACATCAATAAATCCACACTTAATACCGTCTTACCTCCGAAGTTGGGTGGGTTTGATTCAATCACGGTGATACCATTACACTTTTCAAAATCCAAAACCTGTCCATCACCGTATGATAAAAAGTTTGAAAACTCAATCTTTCTAATATACCACTTCTTAAACGCCGCATATTCTTCCTCCGACGCAGCAATCTTATTCTCAACCATTTGGTCAATACTCAACACCTCTTCTGAATGTCGTTCCAAATCCTTGGCTTTCAGATAATTCTTCATCATCTCAACCTGGTAGTTACGATCCATAATGTTAAATGAAACATCAACCGTCTGCATAGTGTCGTCATCTTCGCCAGCAATTACCTTGGTAATAACATTCACGTTCGTTGTGTTGTATTTCTTTTGAAAATACAGCTTAACACTCTTGATTCTCTCCTGTGTAAAGTTCTCAGGTGAATCTTGCCATACCACTTGAACGTACGGATTATTTAGTTTATCAATTTCTATCTTCTTACTCATAAATTCGTAATTAAAATCAGGCTTGGGGTTGAATAGATCCCACATTGTTATCCTCGGTTAGTCCTGACATCGCTTTGTGTTCTTCCACTAATTCTTTCAAACGTTGCATCATAACCTCTTGATACATCTTGTTGTATGCTTTTTGAGCACCTTTGATTTTCTCGTTTCTTACTTTCACTTTTTGTTTGTGATTTTTTCTGTTTCTTGATACTGGCATAATATAAATTTTTATCCCTATAAAGATAAAAAACTTTTCTGACATAATCAAATAAAAAAACCGGTCAATGACCGGCTTTTTTTAATGTTTGTTCAACCCTCTCATTTAGGTCTATTTTGTTCGTACCATTCAATGATACTGTTGATTGCCCAAACACCACCCGATGCTAACATACCATCGAAAAAACAGGATATTATGGAGTTAGTAGAGTAAAATTCATTTGTTGGTGAAAACAACACCAACGACATAAGAAATCCAACCCAAGTGCTTGTACACATCATACAGGATATCAAACCACTAATAAATGTAAAAATGGGTTGAAACACTGATGGTATTGTCGCTGCGTTATGAATTGAGTTTCTTAAATTGTTAAAAATGGAACCATATACCAATATGTTTGACATCCCATAAGCCATAAGTAACCATCCGAATAACATCATATTCTTTTTATTTAGAATAAAGGTCGTTCAAGTTTGATCCTCTCAAGATAGCGCCTTTTTGTAGATAGTTTCTTGATAATTCTTTCACTTGTTCTTCCAAGTTTTTTATTTTGTCACTCTTTAATGATAACTCATCGTTTAAAGATTGTATAGTGTTCTCAAGTTTTTTTATTGATTCTAAATCAGCAACATAAACCTCTTTAACAACTTCCACCGGAACTTCTTTCTCAACCTCAACAAACATTGATTCACCTTCACCTAAAAGTCCATACTTCTCAATATTATATCCCTTCATTAAACAGGCTAAAACAAATGAATCGGAATTTTCAATATCGTTTAATTCACAGAATTTTACGATATTCTCATAATTCTTCTTCGGAATCTCAATAGTTTGTAAGTTGTTCTGTTCCATTTACCAAATCATCAATACTGTTTATTTTGAAAGCCAAAAATGGTTTTGGATTCATTAAGTCTACAAAATCATAGACATCAGTTTCAACATTGTAAATACCGAATCCGTGTTTATTCAATGTTTCACCATAGTTTTGTTGTATTGTTGATCCAACCATATACGCTTTCTTCCCACCAGGAATATTAAACACCTGTCTTTTATGGATATCACCACACAATACTAAGTCACAACCATCAAACTTATCAGATGAAAACCCTTCTTCAAACTTATAACCAATATCTGTTGTAAGTCCTTGGACAGGTCCGTGGAACAATCCTATCTTGGTTCTACCATCCTTGTTGATCTCAGGTGGTAGATTATGTTCCATCAAAGAATAAACGCACCAATCGATGTTTTCGTCCTCATAAACCCCACGATTTTTAAGATAAACGATATTCTCGTTCTTCAAAGAATCAATGATGGGTGTTAATGTATCCAATCGCTCAGTATTGTTCTCCAAGAAATCGTGGTTACCTATAATTAAAATTGTCTTTGCAATTTTTGAACACTCGGTTAATACCCAAGCAACCATCTCAATCAATTCGGGTGAAACTTGGTTCTTACTATGAACCAAGTCACCTGTAAATACAATACGATCGGGTTTAATCTCTCTAAATTGATTAAACATATCATTGATGATATCTCGATACAATTCGTGATCCTTAAACAACCTAATGTGTAAGTCTGAAAAATGTACTAACTTCTTAATCATCCCCTAAAATTTTGAAATCCTCATTCATAAAACCGCAACCATCACATACATAAGTCGGAAACGGAACTAATGTGTCTTCTGAAGACCCTGTTAATAATTTACTAACCTTTTTAATAAGAGTAACTTCTCTGAATATTACTCCTCCACAACTCTCACACTTAACCGTGGGTTGGTCTTTTAACGAAATTTTTACATCACTCATGACTTGAATATTTTTCTTTAATCATATTAACAAAATTGGATAAAATCAATGAACTCTCCATCATTTCATCACCATAACGGTCTTTCAATACTTTAATACTTGAATAAAGTTCGTTAAGATTAATCTCACTTAATTTTTTAACCTGTGATTCAACTTTTTTACGATATGTTTCATAATACCATAAATCAAACGCCTCAAGTCGGAAAGTATTCAATAGTTCAGACAATTCTAAAATATCCCAACCATTATTAACACAATGAACTACCTCAATTTCAGAATCAGCGGCATTAAAAATTTGAAGACCATTTTCCATAGGACAAAAATTGTTTGTCATATAGAACGCAATCTTTTGATAATTCTTATGAAGTTTGGGATCATTGTTAATTACATAGACAAGATACCCATCTCTAGTATAACTATTAAAATGATTATTAGTATCTCTAGATGCCGTACACCACTTGGTGGATGCTCCATATTTCAAGGACGCTTCATACGTTAATGGACGACACATAAAAATAGTATCTTCATTTTTAAGAATTTTAACCTTGTTCTCAATGTTTTTTTGGAAGTCAGCGTCTTCTTTTTTAGTTACCGCATTTCGGATTACTTCATTAATATATTCAAAATCTTTATAATCAGAATGATAAATGTCTTTATTATCAATGTATGCAATAAATTCGTGAAACTTTGTAACGGTACCCATAATATTTTTAGGTGAAATATTTGGATGGTTGGTTTTCATTTGACACATATATTCCAAATATTTCTGCGTCTTGGACATATCGTGATTAACGAACGATTCAAAGGTAGAACTTCTAATTACAGGATATTTCTCCCTAATTGTTTCAATTTTTGACATAATTTTATTTTTTTATTGTTTTTTCAAATCATATATAGATAACATCAACTAACTCATTTATGTTCAAACCATAGAACTTGAAGTTATCAACCTCGTGTTGGTATGTCTTATGAAAATGACCATAAACCCATTTAATTTGTTTTTCACCCTTGAACTTGTCATAGACCTTGGTAATCATTTGTCGGTCCAACTGAAGATCCGAGTATAAATTACTATCATTCATCGCATAATGATGAACCAGACTATCAAATCCAAATGGTGGTGTGGTTATCGGTGCTGTATGGGTAACAATCACATCAACATCCAACCCATCAAACCTAACAGGATCAATAAATGGAACCCCTTCGTTATCCCAATAACTGTACCCCAACGTACGATGCTTACGATCAATACTAATCGCACCACCAATAAATAAATGAACCAAACCATCTATCGTTAAGACATCAAAATCTTTAACAAAAACGATGTTTGAATATTTTGGTGGATTGTCCCACACATTAGGATTATCGTGATTACCACGAATAATGTATAGGGTATTATCATTCACAACCAATCGTTCATTTACTCGGTCAAGTAATTCTGATTGTTTATTTATCATACCTATTCCAAAATCACCAACTTGGACAATACTAAAATTATCCAAGCGGTCACTTGCTTTAACAACCACGTTTAGGTCACCGTGAATGTCTCCCAAATATGCTATTTTGTTTCCCATAACAACAAAGGTAATAAGAAAAAATTAAACCATCAAACTTTTTCCAACATAATTTTTACCTCAGCCATTAAGTCCTTGGTTTCAATTACCTTATAATCATCAATCGCTTCGTTAATCCAAACCAAATAACACTTACCAATCTTAATGTTGGTATTCTTCTCAATCAAATGTTTATACAAATTCAACTGAAGAGAATAAGTATTCAATTCACACTCTTCCAAATGAGAGATGGGGTCTTTCATCTTGTTACCATAGTTATTACCAGTCTTAATCTCCTTATTGGTCTTGTAATCCCAAATCTGATATTCACCGGCTTTCTTGTTGTAAAACAATGCGTCAATCTGACCAGCAATACCATATTCCATATCACCAACAACCAATTCCATTTTAACCGGAATTAAGTTAGCCTTGGCCTGATGATAAAACTTTTCAACCATTTTAACACACTTATCAAACGGTTCTCTAATCGGATCCAAACCAAATCGTTTAACCACAGGAACCGGATCATAAGGAAAGATCTTGTTGTTCCATAAGTTTTCAGCATACAAATGGACAGCACTTCCTTTTACCGTAGAGAAGTCACGTTTGTAATCCCAATCCGAGATAACATCCTCAACCTTCAACCCCCTCTTACTAGCATAACTCTCAGCCATACCTTGGGTATCAAACTTATCCTTAAACTTACCAATGAAGGTTGTTACGGATGTTAGTTTTTTACCGTCACAATAATACTCGTGTGGTTCATCGTAATACGTGATACCATTGAACTTAGATAGTTCCAAAAAAATATTTTCCATATTTACTTAATTTCATAATAATACTCATCAATCTTACCCTGAAGTTCGGCGATGTCCTTATCATCGGGTAATCTCAATATTTCAATACGACCGAATAACCTACCGCCATTCAATTCGTGATACAAAGATAATGCATTTTTCCAAGCATCGCCATCCAATGCAATAATTATTTTTCCTTTTGCATCATTATATAACTTATCCATCAGTTTTTGAGATAAATGTTTTCCCAACATAACCACAGGATTATCCAAGAACAACGCATCAAATACACCCTCAACCAAAAAGATATCCTTATTCCAATCAACTCTACTCTCGTTGAAAATAATCTCGTCTTTCGGATAATCAGGATTTCTGTATTTACTCTTTGAGTGTTTGTTCCACGATCTTGCAATATAATAATTCAACTGACCTTCTTGGTCATACGAAGGAATAATAATACGACCCATAAAATCACCCTTATCACAAAATCCAATGTCGTATTTTTCAATCATCTCATCGGTAATGAAACGACTTTTCAAATAATTCATCGCTTCTTTATAAACCGGATATCTCGGATTTGAATCCTTAAACTTCGTATAACTTGGTGGTAATTTAATCTTCGGAACTTTCGGTCTATCAGGTTTCACCTCTTCGGGTGCCAAAATAGAATAAGTCCTCTTTTGTTTCTTCGTTCCCCAAGTATCAAATAATTTACCCAATGGTCCGTGAGTTCCATTATCATCCGAACAACTCCAACACTTATAAACGTGTCGGAAATAATTAACCTCAAAATTCCCTTTATTCCTACCCTCATCACACGCGGGGCAGTTAAACGAGATCTGTCCTTTACTCTCGTAATGAGCACGATACTTACCAAGTACCTCTTCCAATAACTCAACTAACAACTCTGACTCGTCATTCATACGAGCAAAGATAATTCACTTTTTTGACTTTACCAAATTTTTTATGAATTTTGTTATTTTGTGTGGTATATAACAAAGATAGAGTAGTGGAATTATCACCCACATTACGACCAAATACCCTCCTGTTTCATATAACCCAAAACACAACAATAAGCATCACTCATATCATAAACTTCCTTTTTCAAAGTATTGTTTTTGGTGTATTGCCAAGTTATCTGAGGTTCTCTTTTTGCCACCAATTCCCAAATGATATGTTTCTTATCAATATCTTTTGGAAGACCACCGAATAAAACAAATTTCTTCTTATCATTTTCTTTAACTAATTCGGGAAACGCACATTTTCTTGAGTTGTAGGTTGTTATATAGTCGGGAACCAACCCAAGAGTATCATAAATTAGTTTCGTAATAAATGAATTAAACCTCAATAAAGTTCCAACAGTGTAGATGTTATTACTATTCAACAAAGGTTCTTCAATTATAACTTTAGTAATACCCAAATCTTTATAATCATTTAACTTAGTTTGAAAGGTCTCCGCCTTATCCAAAAGTTCGTGAATTTTATTTTCTCTTTTTACTTTTGTTTTCGGTGAAACATGTGTCAATTCTAATAACTCGCTCGTTTTAATATCAAAAAGTGCCCACCCAATTGTGCTAGTAGAAATATCCAAACCAAGAACTTTTGGTGAATTCTTTAAATCTTTTCCCATAAAATAGTTTTATAACTTAAAAATGTTAAATTTTCATTAAAAATCAAGCTTAATTACAAATTGTTGTAATCCTGTTCTTTTTGTTGGTGATTGTAGCTTAGATATTAACATTAAATCTTTGTTAGAATCATACAATCCGATCTCGGTGACATAAGGTGTGTATGTCGTATTCCAAGTTGGATTAGAACTCTTTTGGAATTGTTCTTGTGTTAAATTAACCTCATACTTCATTTCATATATTGTTGCGGCAATATCGGTTTTAATTGTACCGTAGAAGAAAATCTCATCACCAAATTGAATACCTTGCTGTGTTGGTGATGGGTTTGTCATATAATCCGACAAATAATATGATGGTGCATTATTATATGATGTTTCATCAATAACAAACGTTGTTCCTGTAATACCCGCAGGTGTTAAATAAATACCATTCTTTGTAATTCCCGAAGTAACGTCTATATATCTCCAATTTGTCGGTGTTGGTAACGCACCATTTGATGTCTTTTGGACCAACAGATACATTTGATTAGCATTAAACCCTGAACAAGATGATGTTGGGCTTCCATTCATAAATGGGAACTCATTACCAAATCTTACAGATACGTTAGCAACATCGTTCTCGGGATCACCACTGACTTTGGAATAGATATTACAATGTAATGAATTGGTAAAAGTTCCACCCGTAGAGTTAAATCTATACGTCACATACATCGTATCGGAACTTGATGTTAAAACACCCGTAGAACCTTGTCCTCCACCCGCACAAACGTTAGGAACTATTCTTGATACTTTGGGTACCGGTAGTGTCCAAGACCTGTTAGAAGCATAAGACATCGCAGCAATAATCTCTTGATCATCAAATACAACCATCTTATGATCGGGAAATACCTTACCAACACGATTAGGAATACCATTACTATTTGGTTTATTATCCCACAAATCGTAATATCTAATACCGGGATTATTCATGTCGGTATTTTTAATAGATGTTAAATATTTTACCTCGGCAAGATTAGCTGATGTAAAACCTGTAGGATCAATATAGAAAGTTTGACCGATCGTTCCACCACTATTTTTATGCCACATCAACCAAGGAATTTCAACACTAAAGTTTCTTGCTAACCCTGTTGGATCTGCATCAACATCATAAGGTTCTGTTGCAAACTTCTCACCATAAAAATTATCAATAGATTGATTAGTATAATGAACAATAGCGATTGCTCTTTGCATTTCGGGATCAACATTAATTTTTTCCGAGAATGAATTATAGTATGATGTTCCAGTATTGACTGTTTGTCCCGATGATGATTGATATCCTAAATATTCTTTTGTTCCTAAATAACCAACAGTTCCATAATTCTCATAACTATTATTAAAACCATTGATATATCCTGCAAAATTCTCACTCCAAACTATAGACATATTCCAAACCTTTGGATAATCCTGAGAAATATCACAAGGTGTTTCAAAATTAATAGCGTCCGTACTCCAATAATATGATGGTGTTTCTGAATCGTAGAACGGTGTAAAAGTAGATGGGTAATTTATCATTCTACTTGATGAGCAAGTGAATGCTGTATAATTTGGTAATGTTCTATCTACCACAACGTTTCCTGTACTCGCACTTTGAACACGATAAACAAACATGGGTGATCTTCCTGTAATTGTTCCACAACCCGAATTGTTGGTGAATAAGAATAAGAATGTTCCCGCAGAAATCGTACTTGTTGTTCCACAACCATCACTAACACCACGTAATGTTGTTCCACCACTTAATGTTGATGCGCGATATTGTGAATTAATCGTATATGAACTTGTTGTAAAAGCACTTGATCCACTGAAAAACCCTAATGGTTCTGCAGTATTAAAAACTTGTGTTGATTGTGAAGCGTTAAACGGTATTCCATATGTCAATCCACTACTTCCCGCCAAATAGAAAGGATATTTAACATAGTTTTTTGTGCTTTGAGGCGATCCTGTATTATTTTGGTCATTAAAGTTTGGTTGTAATACGTTACCATTCTTTTGGTTAAACCCTGTGGCACAACCATAACACACTTCGGAATCTCCGACTTGAAAATAACTAATGTTAAAATTACCTTGTGATAATTTATTTCTACCAGCATCCGTTAAGATACTCGTAATTAAAGCTGAAGTTGATTTTATTATATACGACATATCTATAATTATTATGAATTAGTAATTTGAAATTTGAGCACCGAATGGATTAGAAATTGCAATACCCATTCCAATTACTTTACAATCTATTATTCTTCTTTGAGTAAATCTTACATCCACATTTACATTAACATTTATGTTATTCCTACAAGTTGTAGAAATATAACCATCTCTTGTTATTGTTGCGTTATAGTTAGCATTATATTCAATAGTAACAACATCGTCCTTTTGAATATTAAATGAGGATCTTATATATGTTAAATCACCCTTAAATTCTCTATTCGTTAAATTACAATAAGAAGGCATCGGGAAATTAGTTGTAGGATCTGTAGTAATTGTTTGTGCAACACCATTTACCTTAACCACCGGAGTTACATTAAATGTATAAGCAAATCCTGTTTGAACGTTTTGATATGTGAATGATTTTTGAATAGTCAAACCAACCGGTATTGTCGCACCTACAGGAATCTGATCGGTACCTAAAATGGTATATTTACGATACCCACTACCTTGTTGAACAAAAGAATTACCAGGTCCAATTGGTGGGAAATTATTTTGTTGTGAATCCAACCTTGCCGTTAATTCATAGGTCGTTAATGGCTGACTACCAACAACCGCAGTTGTACTAACAACATTGTTATCATCATCCTTCAATCTAACTTGATAGGTACCATTTGAAAGCCCTGAGAAATACGGTGATGCTTGATAAGTTAAACCACCATTTACTGAATATAAATAAGGTTGTGTTCCACCATTTCCAATCACCAAGATTGCACCATAATGTGTTGATGGTGTAGCATAACAAGTGTCATCGGTAATATTCACACTAACCGTTGGTGTTGATGCCGTACATGTTCCCGTAACAACAACAGCAGTACTGAAAACAGGATAACCACCAACAATCCAACCACTTGTTGGAACGATAGAGGTTGATGTTGAATATATTTGTGTCGATAAATATGTGTTTTGAACCAAATCCCATCTAGTACCTGACCATCTAATATTCCACGTTCCTCCACCTGTAGACGCACTCCACGATTGTCTTCCATTTACGAAATAAGTAGAGTTAAACGTCACAGCCGAAGTAATAGCATCACTTTGTAATGTTAAACAAATGGTCGGTACCACTGCAGGTGTTGTGCTAGGTGTAATTGTTGGGGTAGGCGTAACTGTTGGTGTTGGTGTTAAACTAATGATCGTACAAGTTGTTACCGCAGTATAATCACCATAATAATCTACCGTAGTCGCAACATAATCACCCGGTAACAATCCAACTCTATACGTTCCCGTACCACCATCGGACCAAGTTGTGGTATATGGTGCCGTTCCACCATAAATGGTTAAAGTAATTGTTCCATCGGGTGTTGTTGATGACGATGCACTAGTACCCGAACAAGATACCGTTAAATCCACAACATTATTAACCTTACAATCTGATATGATTGAAGGTCTTAATGGTCTTGTACCCGTAGCACTTAACGTATTAGTTGTTGATGGTGTGTTAGACGGTGTTGTATTAGGTCTTCTCGTATTAGAAGGGGTAATACTCGGTGTTGGTGTCATAGTCGGTGACGTTGTTGGTGTTGGTGTTGGTGTAGGACAAGCAATTGCGGTTACCTCACCACCACCATTATAACAAGATTGACAATTAGAATATAATCCCGATAAATAACCTTGTATTGTTCCAATAGTTCCCGAAGGATAATATTGATAACAAGAACCCGAATACCTATAAACGGGTGTTGGGTATTCTGAAAGATCCAAAACTTTAACATTAAATGTTTTTACATCGGACGCATTACAACAATTTACAAAAGTAGTTGCTGTATAAACAACCGTTTGTGATGCAGCATACTCATTACACGCAACACAACTATTAAATGATGTATAACTTAAAGTATCATTTGCCGAAGTATTTGTTGAAATACTATTAGCCGAGTAACATAGATTATCATCACCCGTTCCATTAAAGAACGCAACAACACCTGTCGGAAATGTTGAAGATTCAATGAACCCTTCTCTAATTGCTGTTCCGTTACACTGAACAAACTTAACTCTAACTCTTCCCGATGAGTTACAATCCGTACAATTATTAAAATATGGTGTAGAAGGAAAAAATAATTGTGGTTGAGTGTTAGTAACATCCCAAGAACCACCATCCGTCCAACAACCAGTTCCAAGTCTTATAACCTGACCGGGAACAAACACTTGGTCATTAACCACCGCATACAGTTGGGCTGAGGGGTTACTACAAAAATTAAATAATCTATTTCTAAATGCCATACTAATAAATAATCATTAAGTCGTTTTTTTTTTATGGACATGAAGGATCTCCACAACCACCACCAATAAGAGTTATTGTCTCACCACCAATGTCAATAGCCTGATTTGCGGAAGTTAAAGTGTCATCAAATTGGTAACATTCCGGACCTAATACTGTAATTTGAATAACATCACCATTATTATATGATGATAGATCTTGATTATAAATTAATCTAGTTTCTGCAGGATTGTTACATTGTTTCACAATTCTTGGTTGATATGGTGTTGATGCTGTAAACCAAATATTAGTCGTTCCGGGATATGTGGTGTTGTAAGGATATTCAATCGACGTTCCTTGATCCAATTGATAATAATCATTCTTATTTGTAGATATACTATTACCCGTCCAAACCCATTCATTACTGTTTGAGGTAACACCACTCGCAGTTATACCATACAATGAAATTAAAGTTCCGCCATAATTCTTTAATTGATGTATGTGAACACCCGAACCCGTTTCAACATCATATTGTTCATTAGGCGAATAAATAGTTCTGATTTTAAATTCATTTGCCTCAACTGCAGTGATTATTAATTTATTTTGTGCTGGAGGACCTTGATTTTGAGTATCATATAAATTATCAGTTCTAACATTTTCTCCTTGAACTAAATAAAGATTTGAAAATGAAGCATTGATTATTGATCCATTATAAAATTGACCCTCACCTATTTCATTAGAATCAAACTTCAGAATATTAATCTGTTGTGTTGGATTAGTAGGTGATGGTGTCATTGTATTTGTTGGTGTCATTGTATTTGTTGGTGTATTCGTAGGTGTTTGAGATGGTGAAGCGGTGATTGACGCTGTTGGTGTTTGAGATGGTGGAATTTCATTTTGTATTCCAACACTCCCAAGAGAATCCACTATTTTAACACCAAGCAATGATAATGTATCATATGGTGCGGGAACATTTATTGTAAAATTATTAGTGGTCGTTGATGTTGAATAATAAACAAACGACCCGTAAGCATCTCCTACGTAAATGTCAATCGGTGGAACCGCTGTTATTGAAGTAACTGATATTGTTGTTGCCATATTTTTTTTATGTTACAGTATAAGTAAAGAATTGTTGAGTGGGTGATGTAATTATTTTAGTTCCTGAAATAGTCGCACATTGACCACTCCAACTAACAAACGTATTATTATTACTAGGTACACCCGCACCAGTTGTGAAATATGCTGCTAAGATGTTTGAACTAACCGTTAGAGTTTGAGAACATCCTCCCGGTAAATTAGGTACCGACAATACTGTACCCGAATATGTCAATTGAAGTGTTATGGTATCGCCGTTTTGGAATGTGAAGGGTAAAAATCCTCCCGCACTAACAGATGTTGGTGCCAAGTTTGAAAGTCTCCAACCTGAACCACTCAGATAATTACCGGTACTAGCTCTTCTAACTTGATTAAATATTGTTGATCCACTATCTGTACAGGTACCTCCTGATGGATTCACACCTGAAGCTGTCGCCAAGGTTCTTGTTGTCGCCGTAACCAAACTTCCGTTCTTAATAATATTCGCCGTAACCTGCCATGGTTGTGTTGTCATACCTGAGAAGAAACCTGTTTGAGTGTTAAAACTCATACCCCACTGATCGTTAAATGATCCATTCCAAGTTGCTCCCGTAGGTACGTTAGTTAAACCACTCAATACTGCAGTTCCCGAATACACTACCGTAATCGCACTTCCCGGATATGTCGTACCTGTAATATCAACGGAGTATGCTGTTGCCGCTGACGATACAAATATCGGTGTTCTACTCCAAACAAATGATGTAATCGCACTAAATGTATTCGCCGAACTTGGTCTTGTAATAGTTACCGGTGTTACGGATGTTTGAGCATTAGTAATATTATCTCTAACAACAATTCCATATGTACTACTTGATAAACCCGAGAATAATGTGCTAGACGAGAATGTAACACCACTATTGATTGAGTATATATAGTTAGAACCCGTCGCACCTGATCCTGTAACATTAATAATTCCGAAGAACCTATTCGCAGTTATTGCACTATTTGTATAACTTTCACAAGTATCATTTGATGATGCCAAACTTAAAATACCGATTGCCGGTAAAGTAGGTGTTGGTGTTTGTGTTGGTGTTGCAGTATTTGTCGGTGTTACCGTTGGTGTAGGAGTAGGTGTTGATGGTGTTAAACAATCAACACAAGATGAGAATGACGCAATAGCACCTCCATAAACAACATTTGATGAGTTGTCAGTATAATCTGTTAAAGTAACACAAGTAGATATACCATCAATATAAGCACTAAAAATACTACCTCTTGTAATTGTCGTACCCGTTATAGAAATATTTTCAGAAACAATGTATTCATCACCCGTCGAACAATCAGTAAGAACTTTATTTCCACCGGGACAAATAAATGGTGAATTTACAATTTCATATATTGAAGTACCACTTGAAGAAACCGATCTTGTTGGAATAGGTGTATTTGTTGGTGTTTGTGTTGGTGTAGGACTCGGACTTGTTCTTGTTACAGATATTGTAAATGTAACCGCAGCGGGTGAAGTCGTAGAAGGTGTTGGTGTAAATGTTGGTGTCGTAGTAGGTGTCGCTGTTGGTGTTGCAGTATTCGTCGTCGTTATTGACGGAGTTGGTGTTGTAGTTGGAGTTGGTGTCGGTGTTTTGGTTGGTGTTGGAGTTGGACAACTACTAACATCAAAAACACTATCACATATGTCGGGACAATCTGTCGAACATGGTTGCTTACCACTTAAAATACAAGAACCACCTAAAGATGTTGATAAACACCATTTATTACCATCATAAAACACTGTAGCGGCAGATATTGTCCCACCACTATAAATATTTTTACCATTGTAATATGTTATGCTTTTTGTATAATTCCCACTATACGCCGATAATGACGGAAATGAAGTATTGAAACAAAAATTATCATCGGTACAACCTGTAACAACTGGTGGTAAATTCGCAAAAAGCGGAATGTTTGGTAATCCATAATTAAAATTAACACCACCACCCGTACTAGCATTAAAATTAGAAATAGTTACTGCCGATAATCGGTCATTAGGATTATCAATATAATATAACTCAGTGGTACCTCTATTTGTGAAATATATTTTTTCATCAACCGCTAAGTGTAAAGTACCTAAACTATTACCACCCGTTTGAACAAATGTTGCATAATTTGTTGATGCAGTAACGGTTGTCGCACTTACAGGTGGTGTTGTATTAAGATTAAATTGTAGTATCTTCCCACCCGCAGACGTTTGAAATTCGGAAACATATAAATAATTACCATCGGGTGAGAATTCACATCCTAAAACATCACCAACATCAAAAACCTCGGGATTAGCACCATTGATATCATATATCGTATAACCCGTATTTCCCAATAAAACTTTTTCATTAGTTAAAGCACCGGTTGATCTATCAAAATCAAAAATACTTACAGCAGGTCTGTAAGCCGTGTATGATGGTACCGCCAAAGAATCACCAAGAACCATCGCAACTTTACTATAATCGGGTGATGGTTTTATTTGACCATAATTATTATACCCCTGTAAAACTTGAGCGGTGGTTGAGGTATATGGTGTTCCCGAAATACCTATATTATTAATTAGAAATGAATGTATTTGATTTCTACCCCAATTAGGTGTTATTACCCATAGATCTTGACCATTTTGATGTAAGGCAGTTGTTAATACCTCAGCATAACCATATCCGTTATTAGAACCTAACGGATAATTAGCTTCACCCCCCGTTGTTGATCTATTACCTAATTCAACATTTGTATTTATAACTTGGAAAAATGGTGATGTTCCACCAGTATATTTGAGTGTATTATACGTTAATGCTTGACTTGAGTTACCATAACCATTTTCAGTGAACGCCGCACCCACACCAACTGTTAGAACATAATACGTATCCGAACTATATGGTGATTGTAAAATAGTTGCCGATTGCATCGAAAAAGCACTTCCCGATAAACCTGTTGCAATGTCCGTTCCTCCCGATGTTTTGATTGTAACACCATCAGAAACAAGTAATAATTTACCATTATCGTCAGAAAAACTGGTCCCACTCTCACCATTAGTTGCAAAAAAATCAATGGAACTTGTTACAATTTCGGGTGACCCACCACTAAATGTAATCCATATATTATTACCAGTCGTTTCGTGTGACGCAATCCAGTTCCAACCTTGTTTTGTATTTAATGCCATGTTATGTTAAACAATTTATATCGAAATCAATTATTAAATTGATAACTAAATCTTTATTAAAATAAGTATCAACACCCGAAGAACTTGTAACAACTATTTGTCCTGTATTTTGATCAACATTAACCGAAGCAATATCAGGAAAACCATCTAACAGATTTGAAACAGTATCATACCATAGAGTATCCGAAGGAACTTGTGAAAGTGTATATCCCGTATAAAACGTAGAACTTGATGATGTTGTACCTGCACTTATTTCCGCAGTAAATACCGATGAATTAAATACACAATAAGTATTTCCCGATGTTAAAGCACTATACGCTTCATACACCATACTTAACATATCTCTTTTTTGTCCAACCTGTACTATCATGTCGGAATCACACACACTATATGTTTGGAATGACGCTCTTAAAACACTACAAGAAACATCAGTAGATCTTGTTAAGGTACATCCATTAGAACCCGAAACTGTTAAGGTGTATGTCCCTGCAGTTAATCCTGTGGCAACTAATCCACCCGTAGTTGTTCCCGAAACATTTGATGACCATGTATATGTAAATGGTGGTAACCCTTGCGTAATTAACGCAGTAACCGTTCCACCACTTCCGGTGTCACCACAAGTTTGAGAATATAATGTAAAATTCAATCCCGAATCACTACCAATTGTAAATCCCGATGAAATAGTACAACCTGTACTATCAGTAACAGAAATAGTATAATTACCCGACACTAAATTACTAAAGGTTGTTGATGATAATGAGGTTCCCAATAAACTTTGTCCGTTACTTAAAACATAATTAAATGGTGCCAAACCTCCCGATGTTTTTTCAACATAAACTTGTCCAACACCACTATTACACGTATCACCCGTTGCACTAACATTTATACCGAATGAAACATTATTACTAATTGTTGTTGTTCCCGTATAACCACAAGAACTATTATCGTTAAAAATTATTGTATATGTTCCCGATGTTAAATCTTCAAAAGTATATTGTGTGGAATTAGTAACTTGTGATAAAATAGTGATCCCACTTAATTTTAATGTATATGTGTAAGCAGGACTTCCTCCATCCACACTAACCTTTATTGACCCATCACTAGCACCACAGTTAGAGTTAGTTGGAACAATACTTACAGAACTAATTGACCCAGGTGAAACCAATGTGGTTGATAATGTGGCAACACATAATCCCGCATCTGTGATATTAACACTAAAGGTTCCGGGACTCAAAGCCGAAAATGATAAACTTGTCGCAGTAGTGGATGATATTGTTCCATTACTAGCCGAAAATTGATATGGTGCAGATCCTCCCGATATTGTCAATGTTGCCTGACCATTAGATTGTAAGCAAGTTGGTTGGATTATTGAACTAAACACACCACCAACAACACTTACGGTTCCTACGGTAGCGTCCTGTGTTAATGAACACCCACTACCATCCGTAACGGTTACAGAATAAGTTCCCGCTGATAATCCTGTTCTTGTGGATCCCGTAGATCCATTATCTTCCCAAAGATAAGTGAAGGGTTCCGTACCTGTCTCACCAGTTATAGAAATCGTTCCTGTTGATGTAATACATTGAGAACTATCCGTTATTACAAATCCGTAAGAAATACTCGGACTATCTTCTATGATACACGTTTCTGTGGTTGCAGTACAACCCGCACTCCAACCCGACACATAATAAATCCCTGTCCCTAAATTAGTAAATGTGTATGTTGAATTATCCGTTGTTTTGGAATCAAAAACCGCACTCCCTTTATATAAAACAAAATCAACATCCGAGATATTTGTTGTTGCTGTAACCGTTAATATACCATTCGCTTCACCACATGTAGAAGCACTAACCGTACTAAACGATAAACAAAGTCCCGAAGATATATTAACATTAATATCTAAGAATTGATTTGTGGGACTTTGAGCATCCGTGGCTCTAACATAATATGTTCCTGCCGATAAACCCGTTCTTAATGAAGAATTTAACGGTGAAAATGGAACGGTATATTGACTATCGTAATACCAATTAAACGTAAATGGTGGAACCCCCGAACCGGGAACCACATTTATTTTTGCCGCACCGAAATTAGTATTACTACAATCACCCGTTACGCTTAAATAATAATTAAAATTTGCACTCATTAGTTACAGAAAATACTGAAGTCAATACCAACATTAACTTTTAAGTTTATGGTTTCATCTTCACATGTTAATCTCCTAATTGTTAGAGTTGTACCTTCAGTAGAGAAAGTATAATAATAACCATCATCAATTAAAGTATTAAGAGTGTTTGTTAGTGCATTTTTCCAATCTGTGTTAGTTGGAGCATCACTTATACCCGTTGTTGTATAAAATTTATCATTAGCAATTGTTGTTCCATTTTCTTGGATATTAACATACCAACCAACAGAAACCGTTGTTGTAATACAATCTGTTAAAGTTTTACCCAATGTTGCAACATAATTGTTTAATGTTTCATATAATATCGCCGAAAACGCTTCAGTTGGATATGTGTTACATGTTGATGTCTTAGTAATACAATCATACCCAAATAATGTTCCAATCGCACGACATCCCGCTTTAGTTACAGGAACCAATTGACAACCTCTTTGTCTTCTATATACAAACTTTTGTCTGTGAAAGATTGAGTTTTCAAATTTAGTACCTGTATTCCACAAGGTAGATGCCGGTATAAATTGTTCTACCATTCGTATCCAATAAGAACCAATACCATCAACATAATCAGATAAACTTTGATATGTAAAATTATCATTAGATACTCCAACATTTTCAGATTGTAACCAATTCCAAAAAACTTGTGATAATGTAGGATATGCGTTGGTATTACCCCCCGTGATCCATTGTCTATTTCTAGTATTAATCATGGTACGCCAAAAAGATTGAGCGAACTCAAAAAATGTTTTTGTTTGTGGTTGTGGATTTACAAAAGTCCAATCCATATTACCCGGTGTCGGATATGGTGAGCTCAATCCCGATGATGGTATAGGATAATTAAACTTGTTTGACATTTTCCAAACATCATAAACTATACCCTGTGATGGGTTCATAAATAAATCAACGTTCTTAACATTAATTGCTAATTTATCATTAGATATATTATAATAAGCATTATACCCACCTTGATCACCAACCCTTAATCCAAGATCATCAACACTCCAACTTTTCCTATTATCAGTTACTTTTCTCAACGTAAAACCTAAATGCATATTAGGGAATGTTCTATATTGATTCAAATAATCTTGACCATATGTAAATGGCGATAATGATGTTTGAATGTTAGGGTTTGTCCCACTAAACACCGATAAAGTATTATTAACAACTTCAGGACTTCTATGTGATGGTGTAGATTCAAACCACCCACTTCCTTTTTGGAAGAAAAATGTTGATCCCGTAGCATTAAAATATGGATAACCTTCGTTATCTATCGGATAATCATTCCTACTTTCGGTTGCAAAACTAAGTGATGTTGTAGATGTAAATGCAGAATATGTTGTACCCTTAATTGTATATGTATTACCCTCAATAAATTGAGGAAAATCTTGTTCAAAAAATCCTGTTTCAATTTCAGCATATTGTGTGTCAAATTGTGACATATTGATTTTTTGATCCGCCAAGTAAATATTCTCGTTAAATTCAACTAGAAAATCAGGTGCCCCTACTAACTTCATAATCCCTTCAATAGCCTTTCTTGTTCCTTTTGATTTGAAAAGATATGCCGCATTTAATATTAAATTCCTGTAGAATTGAAAATTTAATTCGGTTGGTGTTAAGTTTCTACTATACCCACTATATTGTATAGCTCCATTAGTATTAAACACACTACTTAGAAAATCAGAACTCGAAATTGGTGAAACATTTATATTATATCCAAGTGTTTGTGCTAAGTTTTTTAATAGTGCGGAAGGTATGTCGTTACCTGGATTGTATGAAACGTTATTCATATATGCCAAAGCATCAATGAATTTTTTAACTTCATCAAAACCTCTACCATAAATTTGTAAAACCTTCTCAACTTTTTGTTCTGAAGTATCAAACTCTTTTAATGATTCGGTAACAAAGAATCTTGAAATCAAATTTGTTTTTTGACTATCAAAACTTTCAGCAATTTCTGATATTGCAAGAACATAGTCGTCAAAAACACTAGTTCTAATATCTAAGTTCCACGATCCGTCCAACGGCCAAGTAACATTTTGTCCTTGAACATACAGAACCCCGTCATCGGATTCTCTCGGAACGTTAAATGTTGCAGTATATGGTGGATTTGATAATCTATTTAACAAGAATCTCTCAACCTCATCAAACGCCTCCGAAAATGTCATTTCGGTATAATAGGAGCTCAATCTTATTTTCAAAGAATCCGTAGTCGTTGTGCTTGTAAATGCTTGTCCGCTAACGACAATCTGTAAGGTCCCCGCAGAAATACTTGTAGTAGGAACAATATAGGTTATGGGATATTCATATCCATTAGCATATAATGAATATTTTCTATAATTGTTTGTAAAATCCCTTAAAGGTGATGTTGGTGTTTCTTTAGCCGCAAGATTGTTTAATGAATTTGTTGTAAAATCAATATCAAAAGGGTTTTTTATAATACTAGCATCAATACTCATTGTCGTTTCAACGTCCTGAGAATCATACGACATATCAAATGCTGTCGTTCCTGTTGATAAATCATATCTTGTTTGATCAATATCCATAGATGCGGGAAAATAACCTAAAATCTTAGTTATTGAAACCGCCAACCTTTTAGTTAATGACCCATATATTGTGAAGTTAGTAACCTCGGACAAATCAAAATTTGGATAAACTCTAAATTCTTTCGCCAACAACATTCTTGACTCTTCCGTATTTTGAACAGATAAAGTTTCAAGTGATATAGGTTCTGAAAACGTTCCAATATTAAACGTCCTACTACTTTTTTGTTTTACCGATGTTGTAAAAGTAAAATTACCCGAAGTTAAACCACCCCCATCTACCAATTGCACACCAACCAGATTATCAAAAGTGTTATCCGCTCCTGATCCTGTTTGTGGTGGTGTTATTATTTTATTAACTGCCATTAGGTTGTTATATTACTAAAGTTTTTACTAAAATCTATGTTATTATTTCTATTTTCACGAACTTCATATAATAAATTATTAAAGTCATCCTTAACCTCATAAAGGTTGTATTGTCTGAAGATATTATCCGATCTATCATAAATCGTGTAAATACCATCTTCCAAAGATTTTGTTTGATTACCATAAAGAGCAATCGCCAATGTTTTAATATCGTCTTCAACAATTTCAACGTCTAATGTCACAGGATTGAAAAATGTATTTGAAAAGATAATACTTTGACCCGGTTGTCCGATAAATGGAATCGCGTTTGGTTTGTTTGTTGGTTGTGATGATGGTGAAAGTGTGCAAAACATCAAATTTGTTGCACCATCCACATATCTATATCTTGTTGCTGTGATTGAACTATTTCCAATATTTTGAACGATCGGCTCACAAAAAAAGTTAGAAGTTACTATTCTAAAAAAATTAGGAATTTTACTTCCATCATTATTCAAATACTCAACTCTAAACCCAACCAAACCTTGTGATACAAATTTACTTCTATATTGAACAGGAACGTTATTAAGGTCAATGATTATCCCCTTTACGTTAGGAAGTGCCGCCAAAACCGAACAATCAGTGATTGATGTTCTAATTTGAGCGGGTCGGATATATAAAGTATAAATCCCGATTGAATTAAATTGATCTGCCGGTAATCTTAAATTATACAAACCACCTAATATCTCATTACTACTACCCCCAATAGCGCTATTACTAAAATAAGGTCTTAAGATACTAGCCGCATCTAACTTAGTTATTGTAAAATTATCTGTAGTGTCCCTACTCGGTGTATAATTCATAATAATTTCTACATCCTCGGGGCTCACATCAGCGGATCTTAAAGTTCCATAAACTCCTGTTGCCATTATATTGTTTTTACTATTTTATAAATACATTATTGGTCGGTTTTTACATTAAAAAAACCATATCCATATTTCTCTAAATCACCAACGTTATCCACCTCGGCAATTCTTAATATTGTTTGGAATGGGCTGGACTTACCCCTATCCACAATTATTGAACTACTAACCACGGGTTCCCCCCATGTTTTTAGTAAAAGTTCGTCTTTAACAATAGGTCTTGCTTGTAACCAATCCGATGTTAATCCCGAAGAAACCGCAACATAAATTGTCGTACCATCAAGATAATCAATATAATTAGTTCCTTGTATAGTGTATGCTGTATAGCCAGGTGTTATCTCAGTTATTGACCCATATTCCGAACCATTCTTAATCACAGGAACATTTTCTAAATAAGGTTGTGGTCCATACAACTTCAAAGAACGTAATTCCGATTTTGAAAAACCCGAAACAACATTAGGAATACCATTTGTTAATACCGTAGCTTGTGCCTCAACACTATTTTCAGAATCCCCCGAGAATACAAACGCATAAGATACGGGTGTTGCAGACCAAGACCCAACATTAGACGTGAAATAAGCAATACCCGTAGGATCCGGATCATACGCTAACGTATATGGAACTTGGATTTGTTTTTCCACGCTAATACTACCCCATTGATTGTTTTGTGTTAATGTGATTGTATAAAACGCAGGTGTTTGTGGATAATCGTGTGATATAGGTTCGGGATAAAATGTAGATATTGTCTGTGAGCTACCGTCACCCCAATCAACACTGTATGATGAATTTTCAATAAACGATCTTAATCCCGATTGTGATGTATTGTAAAAGAAATAGGTGTATGGGTTTCCGGTCGTTGCTGAAAATAAAAAGTTAGTAACCGTATCACGTTGTAATAAGTTACCATCAAAAACCGAATAAAAACCACAATCAACCGCAGTTTGAGTTAATAATACAGGAATTGTCATTCCCGTGAATAATGAAGTCCCACTAGTTCCACCCGACATCATCGCAGTTACCGATGAATAATACCCCACACTTGTTCCACTATAATTCACGTAATGAACTAATGTATCCAAAACTTGAGGACCAATCTGTATTTTATAATAATTTTCCATTATGGATTAATATATTCATACCATTTTATCGGTGAAGAACTACTACCCACCTCATTTTCAACAGGATAACCATACGCCTTATACGTTTGGTCATCATAATTTAATACGTATTTATAATAAAAATAGTTTGTACTATCGAAATTAAACTTCACAGGTCCCGGAATATTACTCTGTGGTGTATTCATAAACCTAATAAACTGTCCAATATCCGCATTATAAAACTTAGCACTAACATAAAACGTATCAACATTTACATATAATCTCTTCTTTAACCAATAAAGGAAAAACCCCTCTTTATCACCAATATAATCTAAAGAAAAATAAGGTTTTCTTATATCCAATGTTTTTGAATTAAATAATATTGCGGATTGTGTCTCACCTTGTTGTGTTGGTATTATTACAGAAAAATATAATTTTTGATCAGTTGTTGATGGACTATCATAAAAATCTAACTTGAAGAAACTTTTATCAAACGCTGGTGAAACATTATAAATGTTATATGCAGTAAAATAAGTTTGATAAGTATTAACCCATAAATTAGAATCCGAAGAAGTGGTTGCTGTAACACTTGTTCCTCCACTAAAGAAATTAAATTCATAATCAATACTTGTTGTCCCATTTGGATTTTCACCATGACAAAAACGATTAACCTCGAAATCATCATCCGATCTTAATAATTGAGATAATACACTATCTTCAAATTCCTGATAAGCCTCATTAATACCATAATAATCAAAATCATTAGATATCGGTAATATTATTTCCCTATCAGTAGGAACCACATTTCTATTAAAAGTAAAATTATTCACAATCATCATTTAAGGGTTGGGTTATTAGGTCGGAAACTACCATTTCAAAGTTTCCACCTTCGGGTATTAATCTAAATATTCCTACATTTGTGGGATAATGAGATTGATTTAAGAACGGAAAATCAACACCATTATTTTCATTATCTATGAACCCATAATCATATATTTCTCTAAAACTTAAATTACCATTAGTGTTGGAATAATAAGCGTAGTTAGGAACCCCAAAAGTTCCCGTAGAGTCACTAGATTCAATGTAAGATGATAATTCCCTTATCTTCAATGGTTGATGTACCGAATAATAATAACCACTAGGATTTGTTGTTTGGGTTGAACTCACATCAAATAAATCAGGATTAAAATTTAATTTGTGAAAATAGTTTGATCTAACTATTTCAACCAATTCGGTGTTATTATATTCACAAATGTCACCATGAATTATATCACCTTCAGATAACTCCGATAGATAATAAAAATCATAATTGGTACCACCCGTAGTAACTCTATATGAATTCAATGAAATATCTTCAACATTACTATTGTTGGTATCATCCCACCATCTTGACGTATTACCCGAAAAAATACTGTAACCCCATCCTTTCTTTAATCCAAAATTACCAAATCTTGGTTTATTGAACCAACCCATATAACCTTTAAACGTTGTTGATAAGTATAATTCTGTAATCGGTATTTGATGATTATCCACTAGCCCTAAAGTATCAACATCGCTTTTCGGTGTAACCACATAAGAGTTTGTGAATTGTCGTGTAGATATTCTTCCAACCCCATTTGGTGTTAATGCGGAAAATTCATATTTCTGTTTTTTATTAAACGGGTTCTCCTCAAATCCTGCCTTTGTTATTTGCATTTGAGAAGGTGTTTTTAATATTTTGTGTAATCTAATGTAATAATTAGATGTGGAATCTTGTGGGTTTTCAGAATTTATAACACGTTTGAAAGTTCCTTTAGCACCATTTGAGAATGTAAATCCTGTATAACCAACATCAATAATGTTGAAAACATATTTATCACTACCATATTGTTCATTACCCAATAGATCCACTTGAAAAGTGCTAACGTCATCATAAGTAAGAGATAATTTAACCGACTCCCCAACACTTAATCCGTGTGGCATTGGACAATTAAACGAAATATATTGTAATCCATTGTAAATATTTGTTGTTATTTTGAATGGTAATCCATCCGAAATATTCCAAGTAACCAAGTCATCATCACCAAAATAATGTGTTAAATTATAATTAGTTAAAGATGAAAAAACATAGGAAATATAAAAATTCCAATTATATGATGTCGCACTTACCGGTTTATATGTTACGTGTTGATTGTCTGTATCATATCTTATAACATCAAACTCTGAATGACTAGGATATCCACTCCATTGACCATTCAATAAGGATTGTGTTTGATTAACATAACCCAAACTATCCCTAAACGGGTTATACTTAGCATAACCAACCAAGTTGTTGTCGTATATAAACGAGAACTTATAAGTCGGTCTAAATATTGTGCAAGTTTGACGTTCATTATTATAAAGTTCTTGTAAATTAACATAAGTATTCCTGTCGGATTCATTAATCTCCCTCTGAGAACTTTCTAAATTTATCGGAACTAAGATATCTGTCTCGGGTGCCGATGCAAAGTTAGAACTTGGTTGTAATATGGTATAATTATTAATCATTATCTATTTCACCTGTTACGTATAATGCGAAAAATCTATCCAAAGAAGTTTTTCCCTTTTTTAACCCAAAATAAAAATACCAAGGGTTACCCTGAATTATTTTAGAATTATTGGAACCGGGAACAACTCTTGCGAAGTAATTACCGTTATTATCCTTTTGATAAATATACCCTCTTCTATCTTCATAGTTGTTTGGACTCGGTTGAAAATAAGGTGCGTTCGTTCTATCTAATTGTTGGTACTTTTTACTATAAAATGTCGCCGAATCTGTCACCCATGTATTATCTTCACTACCGAAAATAACACCATCCTCTAAATCTAAAGTCCAATAGTAAAATGGAACCTCTTGTGAGTTAGTCGGTATATAATCGGCGAAGATCTGAGATGGCGTTTGTAATCTAACCAATCTTTTTGGACTTACCAAATCTCTTGTTTCCGTTTCACTATCATAAAACACGCCAAACACATTAGTATCAACATAAATCGGACTGTCACTCGAATCTTGATAAGCATCAAAATCAAACGGTTTAATACCAAACGTGCTATTAGTTTGCAACATTTGAGCATAATCACCATTTACCTTTTCCTGTCGGTTAAAGAACGCTTCAATACTACCGGCACCTAATCCAAACGCTTTACCAAAGAACGTGCTGTTCATTAATCTTGACGATAAAAACAAAAACAATAAATCATCAATACTTGAGAATGATGTTGTTTGTAACCTATTGGCAATATACCCTTCATATTGTGGTCCCAAATTTATTTGACTACTCCAAGAAAATTTAGGTCCTAAATCCAATATAGTTGTAGGTGACATCAAATTTTTAGTATTAGAACCTCTATTATAATCCGTCTCCCTACCTATAAATTTATTAGTATTATCATTATAAGGTGATGATCTATAATAGAAAGATCTCTTGGTTGTAGATCCACTATATTGGAATATAGTGTCGGTACAATACCTAAAATAAGGATTATTATTACCATCAAAAAATCTGTCGTTCTTGTATGGATACATAAACAATGTTCCATTTACCCAAGAATTAAAGAAACTATGTGCAAACGCCCCTTGACACGCAGCGTTTGTTATTCTAAACCTACTTAACCATTCGGTTGCCAATTTAATATCATTATTTCTACCAAACAATGAAACAATAGGTGCCGTAACCAATCTATAACATCCCTGAGTAACCACCAACTTGTTTCTAACATTCGTATTACACTCACCCGAAGAAGGAAGTAATGTGAATTCACCATTCACCGATGTTAAACAATCCATAGCAGTCATACCTTCACAAGAATACGCCGCTGTAGTTGCAGTAATGATTTGAATATCATCGGGACTATCATCCTTATCTTCTGTCGGATTATATAAAATTTGATCGGCAGATGATCCCGGATTTGGAACCGCACTTCCATCCTCATTAAAGATTTGAATAAAGAAGTTTCTGTTTTGCATCAACGCATACCCATTATTACCATAAGTTTCAACATTTGATGATGTAGGTAACCTATCCGTTCTTAAAACTAAATAAGATTGTGATGAAACGGTGGTTGTTAGAGTTCCGTATGTCGGTGCCCAATATTGTGCTGTATTATCATAAAATTGATAACCACCACCATCAACATATTCATCCTGAATATACCCTCTATAACTATTACCATTATTAACTAATTTGTTTTTCCTAGTATTAGGTGCTGTCAAATAAAAATAAGCCAAGTTATAATTAATTTCACCCGTTGTTAAGTTTGTATTACTTAAAGAATTATCAATCAAATAACCATTAGTTATCGTATTAATATCCAATGCTGAATAATATTTAAGATTACCCGTTTGATATGGTATGAACGTTGTCGCCGAAATTGAGAATGAGGGAAAGAATACTCGTTGTCCGTTACTAACCGTACTATTTGTCGTTATTGAATCATGGTTAGGTAATCTTAATGAAGAACCGGCATTTACCTGTCTGTTTCTAATCGGATGGTTAAGTTTATAATCACCCGTTACAACAACAGTTCCATATGGTTTAGAAAACATTCTTGATAAATCATAGGACACTTTCATTTTTTGAGAGTTCGGATCAACACCCCTTACCAAAAATAATACTACATAATCTTGGTAATTTTGAATTTGCATCATAGGATTCAAAATTATAGGATTGTTAGTATCTGAACCCCTAAAAACTTTGGATGAGTTATAAACATACTCCCAAAAGAATCCGTGTCTATTGTTAATATCGCTAACGTTAAATGACGTATTAAGATTAGGATTATTTAATATATCCGAAATCTTATATCCTTGTATCACTTGGAAATATTCAATGTCAGCGGCAAATCTCAAATGCCTTGTTTCATCGGTTTGAGTTACCGCATATGTTGTTGTTAATTCGGGCGCAGTGTCCGATGCAGGATTAGCATAACTTATTGTTAATTGTGTCTTATTAACAGTTCTACCACTCGTACCCGTTTGAGTTGTACCCGTATATGTTACCATAGGATTTGGGTCATTACTTAATGTAGGATCAACGAATGATAATATAGTTCCGGGAACATAGTTATCCAACGCGCCAGGATTAACCATAACTGCAATTACATTGTCATAGTGGAATTTACCTGTGTTCGCAGTTAAGTCGGGTCTAATCGTAACTTTAATTTGATTCAAACCCTTTACACCATCACCAAAATTAAATGCAGCAACATCATTATTAAAAAATTTAGATTTCGTATTAAATAAATTAATTCTTTCTGCCAATGTTAAATCCCTACTTCTCCAATCATTAATATTTTCCCAACCATCGGGTAATGAAACAGGAACTTTCAAACCAGGTGATACCTCTTGGTTACCCGCAATTATGTTTGATACTTTGTTTTTCTGACTATCATCGGCAAGTCCCAAATTATTAACATCGTATATAGAAATGTCTGATAATTGAGCAATGTCCGAAACAACATTACCCTCGGTCCAATTAGATGTGCTTGAATCGGAATATTCATCCTGATCGGTTTGACTACAATCGCACGATTCACAATCGGGATATGATAGGTTGGAAAGTGCTAACCCTTTTGTTAATACATTAATATTTGGACAATCAACTCTATCTAATTTTTTAGTGCTAAATCCTAATTTTTGTAAAAAACCAATTAATATATTAATAACATTCACAATACCCTTAACAAAGTTACACAACAACCATTGAACAAAATAAAATATAGGAACCAAAATATGTAATGCAATAGTTAAAGGAACAATTAATAAACCAAGTATTGTTAAAAAGAAATTTACAATAATAATTTGGAAATTATTATCTCTAAACGCATCGGTCACAGGAAACTTATTAACCTCACCTTCACACGTCGGATCGGTAACTTGTTTAATACCAATAAATCTTTGTCTGTTTGCACCTTTTCTATAATAATCAATGAATTGAGAAATAGTATAAATTTTATTATATTCAAATTTATAAAAAGTGTCCTCACAATTTATAGCAGCATCAACATCATAATAATCATCCCAATCCAAACTAAAAGCATATGATTTTTTTACCGCCAAAAACGCAGCAGGATCGTCGGGAACATTATTTTGGTTACTTGTATATTTTGCAGGATCCACACTTGAACTTGTCCAACCATGTTCTTTAATGTTTGGAACTAAGAAATTTGCTCGTTTAATACCCACTTCAAAACCCCTTGGTTGATCCCAAGATACCTTAAATCTATATTTCGCACTTGTGGGAATACCAACTGTAGGATCTTTACTTATCACTCTTTCACCAAATTCATTTGTGGTAACATAGTCCATATTCATAGGAATCTCAATTAACCACGTTCCGTTTTCATCAATAACTTTTCCGTTGTTTTCTAAATTGAATTGTTCTAAAACAGGAAACCCATTCACGTCTAATCCAACAGTTTGACGAATTGATAGTATTTGACCCGGACCTACTGTCGCATTACACAACTTACCTAATCTTTTACCCGTTTTACATCCATTACTGTCTCCCGAATTATTTCTTTTACTTCTATTGATAGCATCCTCATCATTGTTGGAAAAGATTGACCCCATAAAGGTCGCGGTTGGATTTATATTCAACCCAAATTCTTTTCTTAAATCAAAATCTTTTCTTGTAATACTAATATTACAAACTTCACTATCACCCCAAAATGGTTCTACTTGAATATTTTTTGCTAATGTAATTATTTGAGGTAATTCCGATAAATTTGTCGAACTCTTAAATTTGATACCATCCAATTGTTCGGGCGTTGCTTTTCCTGCTCGGATTAAATCTTGTGGTGATAATGAAAACTCACCAATGTCGGACACATCCATATCCATAAACAAAACGTAATCACCAATAGGAACACCAAAAATCATAAAGTCCCCACTCTCGTTTGTCTTTACCACATATTTGTAATAGGTATCATATACTTGAATAACCGTTTGATCGGTTAATGCGTCAGTTTCCGATGGAAAAGTTCCGGTCGGTGTGTGACCTTCATACGACTGAATATAAGGTAATAGATTGTATCTATAACCATCTTCATTAATATCCGATACTTGAGTATATGGATAAAGAGCGGAAATAACAGGATCTTGAGTATCCGCCTCAGTAATCGGAATAAATACAGATATTCTAACATTAGGTATCCCTAATCCTCCGTTGGCAATCACCCTACCAACAACAACCCCATAATCAGCACAGGATCTCGTATAATCATTTGCTTGTTGAATTTTCAAAGAAAGTATCTCCAAAAACTCATAATCCTGTTCTAAATTGATTTTAATATTTTGATCAATTCCTACTTCAGTACGAATCCTATATGTATTTGACATTAAATCTCTTTTTGAATAAATAGTTTATACACCATTTTCAAAAAATAATTTAATAAATATAAAAGTGTATCTTATGAAAAACTTACCTGAGTTAAATTCTTAACCCTAACCGTAATGTCTTTATTCGGATATCTAACTTGATAAATTTGTGATGGTGTTGCAAATATTGTTTGATCAACCAATCCAATTTTTTTGGTAGTATCATCCTCATACGGTTGTGATGTTTCGGATGAACTGTATTCACCACCAACCTTACCATAGAAACTAATATCCGATACAGAAATAACCCCGTTTTGGGCTTGGACTAACCTATTAATATCCGAAGCAAACACATTTTGACCTAATTGTCTTGTAAGTGGGTTCATATATGTGGATATTAAATCAATGATAGATGAAACCACAACACCTTGGTTTTGTGCCCCATCCAAAACAACTGATAAATCAACCGCTAAATCTAAAACCTCGGCAACATCAATTTGAACATAATCATTCATCATTCTATAGTTTGATAGATATGTTGCCAAATTATTTTTCAATGTGTTTGATACTGTTTGCGTTAATTTACCTGTAGTATCATAAGATAATATTTGTATTTTAATTTTATTATCTTCTTCAACTATTGCCACTTTTGCCGGTGCACCAAATTTAGATGGCATTTTTCTAATTATTGCTTCATAATCATTAACTGTTACCGCTCTATTTTGTGCCGCAAAGTTATATGAAACAAAATTTCTAACTTCTTCAATATTTGGTTGGTTAGCACCACCCACCGCAGCGGTAACATTATTAACCCTCAATGAATTAACAACACTCGTATTAATATCTTGTGATGGACCAACCACACTAAAATCAATAGTTCCAAGTGTATTAATAGCACTCACACCTATGTTTGATGATAAACCACCACCTATTCTATATTGAATAAAAAATGTTGTATTTACCGTCGGTGCATTACCCAACGCCAAAGTATTTTGATAGTTTGATAAATTAATCGGTACCCCCAATCTTGTAAATTCTCTTAATTGATCTTCTGCAGAATTAGTTCCACCACCAAAAGTTAGTTTGAAATACCCTTCGGGTGTATATTCTGTAATAAATCTATTATCCGTTTGAATATATTGCCCAACTTTAACACCGGGATTGTCAGATGTTTTTGTGGGATCCTCAATAAACACTCTATCTTGGATTAACGCATCAACCTCATACCATTTTCCCTCTAAAGTTAAAAAGTCTTGATTTGATGGTGTATTAACATAAGATGTACCATCTTTTTGAATGATTGCAGTGACTCCCAAAACATTTTTCTCGGGAAGAAATACCTCCAAAAATGGTCTAACGTCCGATGTATTAATAACCTTCTTTAATACCTTAGTAATACCATTCACAATTACTTCACGTTTTGTGATTGTATAGTTAATTAAATTTCCATTAGCATCAAAGTTTGGAATCTTTAATCGGTTTGGATACCCCTCATTATTGAAGGGTGATGAAAAATCACAATCATTAACCAATTCAAAAACTTGTCCCGAACCAACCGCCTGTGATCCCGCTCTTAACATACCCAAATATCTAGTGTCTTCCTTATCACCAAACGCAGGAACCGTAATTGAAAAATCAGCCAAGGCAACAGATGGTCTCTGCCCCGGAATCTTTAAACCATACGTCCTTGCAATATTATATATTGACGTTTTTTGTTGAGCATATTGAAGAACTGTTTCTTGAATACTTCTGTCAATGTGATAATGTAAATTATCCGCAACCGCAGCGTTTAGGTCCAAAAAAACCGAAAATAACGCAGCGTCATTAACGTTTTGAATTAATTCGGGGTAATATGTGCTAACATATCCAACCAACTCATCTCTTAACTCTTGAAAGTCGCGAGGAACATATGATATTTTTTTATTTGCCATAATATTAAATATTGATAATTACAAAATCACTAGGACTAAACACATCAGATGTAATAGTATAATCTATTCTAACTCTAGCAGTATATTCCGATGTTGCTTGATTAGGTATATACAACTCCTGATTAAATGTATTCCCAATATTTGACACCAATAAAGTTTCCTCTTCATCCGATGCCGCAGTTATGGTGATTTTGTTAATTCTTAAATTCGGTATAAATTGTTCAACAGATTTTCTAATCTCATCTTCAATACTCGCAAATGTTGGACCATCCATAGGTTCAAATATCAACTCATATAAACGAGTTCCAAATTCAGGTAAAAAATACCTACTACCCTTACGGGTTAGCAATAAATGAATTAAATCACTTCTAATTTCTTCATTACTAGTATCCGATAAATCAAGATACTTACCATTAAACGAATCCCTAAAAGGAAAGTTTATACCATATGTTATACCATTTGCCATATTTTATAAATACAACATACTAGAAAAGTATTATTGACCCATCTCCTTTTTTATTTCTTGGATTTTATCATACGTTGTTGTAACAACTTTTCTTTTGTTTATCATCTCTTGTCTCGTCTCCTCATCATAAGGACAATGACGACAACCGGATCCACAACAGGATCCCCGATCCAAATGATACTGTTCAGTGAATACTACTTTTCCACCATCCAGATAATAATGTTTTCCTTCTATAAATTCCTTCATAAATCACACCTCCCAAATAAAACCATTCATGGGTTATACAATTAAAGTTTAGATAAACGGCAACATGCCAGTTATATAAATAATACAAAATAAACGGTAAGAGTAAAACTCTAAAAATCGTACCTATCATAAACATAAATATTTTAGATAAAAAAGGGGTGGAATCCCACCCCTTTGTTAGACAGTTTAATCATTTATTTAATCTCACAAGCACCACCAGCACAAGCTAACTCACCACTCAAATCAGTATTATCTTGGGTTTCAACAACCTTTGATAAATCAATAGAGTGAAGTTTTTCAAACATCTCATAATACCTTTCTTCAGTAATATCTTCAAAAGGTGCCTGAATGTAACTGCCCCCATCGTAAGGTAAAACCGATAATCCATTATAGAAGTTTCTATTATTCCACATCCATTCACCCGCCAATTCCCATTCATCTTCTTTCAAAGAAATGGTTGCTGATACGTTATGTGAATTAGAACCTGTTCTGTGACCTGGTTTAATCCATTCTTGTGATACACGTTTTACACGATCCAAGATTTGGAATGGACTTTCAGTTCTCAAAATAGCACCTTCAGGTGATTTTTGTGGAACGGAAATAACCGCAGTGTCGTGAGGACGGAAATACTCATCTTCCACTAACTCGGGGTGATTCTCTACCAAGTAAGAATAAATTGGTTCATTCTTACCCACACGAACACGACGAACATAATAATCGTTGTGCCAAGCGTGAATACCCGATGAAGTTCCAAGAGTTAATGATGTAGTTCCCGCAGGTTTTACTGTTGTAGATCTCGCCGCAGGATTGATACCAATGATTTTCGCAACTCGCTCATTCTCTTCATTAGCCATAGTAGCCGCTTGTGTCATATCATAACCTAACACAGTTCCTGATCCAATACCCGTCATTGATACACCGATCAACGCATCTTTTTCAGTTGTTTTCTTCCAAATATCTCGTAGATAGTGAAAATCAGTATAACCCGCTTGTAATGTTCCAATGAACGCCGCCGCTTTTACTCGGGTGTTGAAGTCTTCTTGTGATTCAATATCTGATACATTTACCTCACATAAGTTACAAAACTGATATGGTCTCAAAGCGATCTCACAACACGGGTTGGTTCCCCAATCTTTATCGTTTGTAAAGTAGATACCGGGTTCTCCCGCACCTGACAACTCAACTCGTTTCCAAAGTTCCATAAAGAATTCTTTGGTGATTTTGTGACGAAGAAGAACTGCCGAGTTATTTGCTCTACCACGTTGTGGATTGTTTTCCCACCAAGAACCTGATTTACAAGCAATCATCTCATCATCATCAGCACTAAACAAGGAAATCAAAGCTGCCCTACGAATCCCACCTGCTAGTACCGCATCCGCAATATGACAAACAATATCATGAACCTCAATCGGACTTAATCTATCACCATCTTCTTTTGAATCTAATACCTTTGTGATATTATGAACACAATCTTTTAATGGTTGGGGACCCGGTGCTTTACCACCCGATGTTACCAATGCAGCACCTTTTGGTCGGATATCTGAAAAATCAAAATCAGGTGTTGATGTGTTTTGACCAAAATATGACTTCATCAATACTTTAATCGCATCCGCCCATCCTTCAATACTATCACCAACCAAGTATCTTCTTTTTCTTGTTGCCGATGGTTTTCTAATTTCAGGTAATTTATCTACGTGATGTTTCTGAACAGAATAACCAACACCTGTACCACCTAACAATAAGAACATACACTCAGCAAAACTATCCAAGTGGTCTATCGGTAAGTAAGAACAGTTATAAATTCTGTTTGGTGATATTTCAATTGGTCTTCCCCCAAATTGAAGTGATCTCATTGAAGGTAACACTTTTTTGTTGTAAACCAACTTATATACTTCTCTAATCTCTGATTCTAAGGATGGATATTTCTTAATGTGCATATCCATATTTCTTGTAACCAGTTCGTCCCATGTTTCTCTTCTATTTAACTCGGGAACATATTTGGCGTATTTCATATACACCGTTAAATCTGACAAAATCTTCTGTGAAGCGTCCATTTTAATTCTTTTTAATTGTTACTATTTTGTTTATTTCCTTCTCGAGACTTACGTTTTTCCATAAGCTCTTTAATTCGGTCTCTTTGCTTTTCTTCTTTCTTTTCCTCAAAGCCTAGGAACGTAACTGAACTCTCAGTGTCAATCTCCATCATCTTGTTATTGAATTTACAATTCTCAAACACCACACCATCTTTACCCAATCGCGACTTGGTGATAGCAATGGTTGCCAAATCCATTTCCTTCTGTTGAAGTGTTTTGGCGATAGAGATAATTACGTGACCAACTTGTGCTTTTTTAATGGATCCACCCATTTGGTCTGTCGTAACAACCTCTGATGAAATAGATGATCTATTACCTTGTGTTGCTGTCCAACCTGCGATACTCAATTCGTGACACATTGCTTCAAATCCTCTCATCACTGAACCTTCACTTTTCCATTCATCACCAAGATTCTTGTCCGGAACCACACAATCGATATAATCTAATAATACGATGTCAATTTTTGTTCCGTCAGCAATTAATTTTCTAACTTGGTTTTTTATTTGGTTCATTGTCATAGTATCAGATGGTAACTTCATCAAAACCAATTCATTTGGCATCGAGTTTTGAATTTCACGTACCTTATCTAATACCTCATCCTTTTTTTCAGACAATTCATCAGGACTGATGCCGGTCCATATCGTGAAATGTTTTCTCTGAATAATTTTAGGATTATCTTCAAAGAAGATTTGTAGAACATTATATCCGTGAGCAAACGCTGTGTTGGCAATTTTAGTTAAGATTGTACTTTTACCCACACCTGTTGGTGCAAGAATCACTCCAATCTCACCTTTAGCTAATCCTCCATTTAATAAGTTGTCAATACCAGGTATTCCCATCGGAATAGGATGTCTGAAATCATCATTTAGAACCTCATCTAGGTTACCAAAGACATCTGACATACCATCCTTTCTCTCACCAACTTGTAACGCCTCACGTACAAGTTCTTCCAACTGATCATAGTTTTCAAACTCACCATTATCAATTACCTTTTGAGCCTTGGTCATTACTTTCTGTAATTCTTGTTGCTTACAAAACTTCAAAGCCTTTTCCTGAACAAACTGACTTCCTTCAAATGGACTATTTTTAACTTGGTTAATAGTATCCATAAGGATCTTTAACATCGTTTCATTCGGAAACTCACTCTTAGTTTGTTGCTCCAAAGTATCAAAAGATGGTGTGCAATCATACTTCTTATAATATTCTTTTATAAGTTGTATTAACGTCTTGAAATACTTGTTATCAAAATACGAGGGTTCAATTACGTCTAAAATGCTACGAGCGAAATCTTTGTCAACGATAATCTGATTTAATAATTGTAACTGAAAAGTTTGACCTAGATACTCGAAATTTTTTACTTTAGACATACGATTTTTTTTTAGCTGTTTTGATAAATATACAGGTTATAGACTAATGTTCAAATATTCTGTTGTTAAATTTTCAGATGAAAAAATGTCAGTTAAGTCTTTTAACACTGCTTTAATTTCCGGACGTACATCCACAGTATATCTAACCTTGGGTGGATACACTTTGGCATCAAAATTTCTATGACAAATTGTGTGATCGCCCACTTTTACATACATACGGAACTCCTCAGCACCATCCGTGTAAGATGTATTCATAACATTTGGATCTTCCTCAATAATATGTTTATTATCCAATAGGTAGATTACACTTTTCATCTTCAAATCATATTGAAGTTTTTCACCTAAACCTTTGAAATAATCATAAAACTCCATCGAATTTTTTGCCTTCGGATTGTAGTTTCTTACATTGAAAAATCGTTGAACTACGATGTTATCATTCAATGTCATTAGAAATTCCATTTTGGTAATTTCTTGTTCTTTTGTACTCATTTTGTTTGATTTTTTTTGTGATACATTTTTTCTTTTCTCGTAAGTTTCATAAAGGGTCTTACGAAATCAACCCACGCCTCGTCCTTTTTGGGTAAGAACTTGAAAAACCCATCTTCCGTCATCATTCGGATTAAATTCCTGTAACCCCTATCCTCGGGATCCAAGGATTCTTCGTAATAATCTCGTACTAATTCTTTCGCATCTTCTGTAATTAAAGGGTTTGACAAATCTATTATCTGTTCATTGATTTGATAATACTCTTCCCCAAAGATACCTAATTTTGTCTTACCAGTCAAAATATTTTTTAATGTATTGTTATCCTTAAATTCCTTTAACAATTCCTCACTTTTTTCTAAAATATACTTGACACTAACAATTTCAGTTTGAACTTCAGGGAAGAATTTTACCAACGTTTTTTCACCAAGTCCGTAAATACCATTGATATTGTCCGACTTGTCTCCCATCAAAATTTTTAGAGTTTTTGTGTTTTCTACAGGAACTTTGATCTCTTGTAAGCTTACCCTATCATTTTTCACAAAAAATTTTCGGTGTGAAGGATTATAAACCCTTACTTTATCATTAACTAATTGTAAATAATCTTTATCTGCCGAAAATATTGTCTTATCCTCATTCTCTGAAATCAAACAATAATACGCAATCAAATCGTCCGATTCATTGTTAGGAACCTCTAACTGACGAACAAAGATCTCCTCCAAATAAGACCTAACTCTTGTCTTCTGATCATCATATGACTGATACTTTTCATCAGTCATTGTATTACGTCTGTTTTCCTTATACTGTGGATATATTTTCTTACGAGTTGATGAATTATTCTCCCCGTCCCAAAACACAATTACTTTGTCGTAATTATTATCCTCCAAAAATTTTCTGATAGTATTCAAAAAGTGAAAAACCCCACCAATGTGCTTACCATTATGATAAAATTCTCGAACTCCGTGAAATCCAATCTTGAATAGATTGTTGCCATCAATAAGTAGGGTTTTCACAATTAAATTAGTTTAAGGATTCTTTCTCTTCTTTCAAATCAAAGTCACCATCAGATCCGATAACATCTTTCCAATACTCAGCATATTCTTTCTTATACCTTTCAACCGATGCCTTTTCTTCTGTGCTATCCTTACCCGATAAGAATCCGTGGGGTGTAACAATAATCTTACCATCATCATATCCTAATCCGTTGATGTGGTTCTTCAATACAGAAATCTTACTACGAATTGCGAACTTAACCGTTCTTTTGTCTTTGGTCGCTGTGATCTTAGTGGTTCCCGCACCTTTTTGATTACCAAACAAAAATACCAATGATGAATTCAACCATACCGCGTTTCCACCTTTAGCCATAATTTTTGGTTGTCCAAAAGGATTATCCGGTAACTCAACCCAAGGTTGGTTAACAATCACCAAAGAGTTTTGATAATTTGAATCTGTCTTTCTTGATCCTGAAATTCTTTGGTTAATACCCATACCAATTTTGTCAGATAATACCGAAGCGTTGTGTTGCTTACCACCCTTACCATCAAAGGTCATTTTACACGGCACAGAACCCACAGAATCCCACAAGAATAGAAGATCATACTCAATCTCACCTTTCTCTTGTGCGTCCAACATATCGTTGATATAGTCGGTTATTTGCTCAATATACTCAAAGTTATTATTGAAGATGAAAAATCCATCCCAATCAACCTCACCTGTAGTTTCGTCAATAACCTCTTCACATTCAAATCCCATCAAACGAGCGTGTTCAAACGACCACTTTTGTTCGGTGATAATGAATACAGGAAGAATACCCTTTCTCTGAGCATCAACCGCAGTTTTAACCAACGCTGTTGTTTTACCCGTATCTGAGTGACCCAAAAACATATTAATATGTCCCATCGCAGGACCAGGAACACCAACCGCATCCAAAAAATCAGGACCCAAGTCAAAATAACTTTGTGGTTTGTACTTCGCTGACGTAGAAAATTTCTCTTTTACTTTTTTGAAATCCGCTTTCTTAATCGCCATTTTTTTCTTTTTTACTTATTAAACAAAAAGAACTTGGATACCCAATTTATTCAAGTATCCAAGTCCCATTAAATTAGAACGGCATATCTCCGCTCGCGTCATCAAATGCTTGTGGATCTGAATATGATTTACCACCCATAGATGTGGTAGATTCAGTTGAGTCTCCATAAACATACTTACCCAAATCGTTGTCCCAACGTGGGGTTTCGCCATTGGCAATCGCCTCTAAATATTCCGCTGGTTTTTTGGAATAAACATTAGACCATACCAACTCATCATCCAACCACTCTTTTGCTGTCACAGCATTTTCGTGTAATGGTGTTGGATCATCATACATAATGGTCTGAACATTCGTATATTCTTTACCATTACCCGTCTTAGCCTTGTTCATTTGGATAATTAAGTCACGACCTTTCTCAGCGTCGGTGATATCACCTTTTGCTCTCCAAATAGGAATAATCTTATCCAAGATACCCTCATTCTTAAAGTTGTGTTTGAATCTCCAAAACTTAACCCCATCTTCTTCGTGATCACGATCTACAACTTTTACAATGTAAAATTTACGTGAACGATACTGTTTAGCCAATTCCTTGTCAGAATCTTTACCCGTCGCCATTAATTCTTCGTACAACTCGTTCAACGGGGAACGTTCGTTGTCGTTTTTACCAGGATCAAAAAACTTTTGCCATTTTCCACCAACTTGGATCTCATGGAACCATACTTCCTTAAAAGGTGATGAACCATCAGGTGTTGGTAGAATACGGATTCTAGCTTGACCTTCTTTTGATTTTTCAGGAAGAAGACATGTGAAATACTTCTTCATTCGCTCTTCCTGCGACATCCCAGAACTAGAGGATGTTCCCGTTTGCGTGTTTTTTTCGTATTGTGACAATACTGCGTCTAATGAACTCATATAAAAAAAATTTAGTGTTTACAATTCAATAATAAAACAAAAATGAACATAGTCAAATTAAAAAAGGGGTCCGAAGACCCCTATATTTTTTTTTAAGGATACTTAAATTGATTTTGTTGTCCGTAATACATGTCATCTGTATATGAATCAAAGGTATCTCTAACTTCAGAATCTGTAAAATCTGAAATCTCATCAGATGTTAAAACATATTCTTTACCTGTTTTTTCAAAATCTTCCTCCTTTTCTTGGAAGAAATCGGTAAGTTTTTGGTTGAATGGTCCCGAATCTAAACTTCTTAACTCTAATTTCTCCTCGGGAGTTCTTGGACGGTATTTTTCTATCTTATTTTCAATTTGATTTAACTTATCCGTTAAGTTACTCATCTCAGAAACTTTTGTCTGTAAATCTTCTAATTGTTTAAACAAATCTTCAAAATAATCTTTTTGTTTTTTCTCAATAGATTCCTGAGATTTTACTAGGTCCGTAACATCCAATTCTTCAGTTCCGTCTTTTTCTTCTTTTTTCTCGTCACCAATCTTTTGAACATCTTTATCCACATCAACATCGATCACTTCAGCAGGAGGACCTACTTCACCACCAACAGGTGGGGGTGCAATAGAACCTTCGGGTTCTGCAGGTGGTGGAGGTGGAACATCTCCTGGAGGAGGTGGAACCGCCTCTTGTTCCATTATGTATTTGTTAATACGATTGTATCTTGACAATTCTTCCAATATTTTTTTCTCTACCGACATCTTATTATCCGTTTAATAATTGTTTATAACCTGTTGGTGTTTCGACTTGGATTTTTCTAGAAGCGTTCTTCACGTTATCCACTCTTTCAATTAAACCATCTCTCATACTTATTTGATAACAATCACCTGTGTCTAAATCACACACCTCAGTATAACCATTATCTAAAGTTTTTTGTGAAATCCTTGTATTCTTACCAAGGTATCTATCTAAATGTTCTTTAATATTCATAATATTATCTTTGTTTAATAAATATCTAGTTTTTTCGTTAGTTTCAAATCTTTATGTTTAATGATGGAACTAATCCTAATTTTTTTGCAAGAACCACCCCTTCATAAATATTTTTAGCCCAAGAACTATATTGTGTTTCATTACGTGATATGAAACTTAATAGTTGTGATTCTGTTAAATTGTTCGCCCAATATAGTAACCAAACGTCAGTAACTTGGAATGATATTAAAGCGGAATCAGTTGCTGTCAATCCACTATAATTCAAAACCCCTTTTGATTGGTTCAGAGAAATCCTCTTAGATGGTTTTTCAAAATAATTAACCAACATGTTAATATTGTTACTATCAGATGCAAAAGAAACAAAAGGTAAGCTATTACCGTTTGAATTTGTCAAACAGAAGTATTGATTTTTAAAGTAGGTGGGTATGTTTCCACCGTACTTTTTATCTAAGGTAACTCCCGCAAAATTATAATCATAACCTGTTAATTTTTCAGTATTAGAACTTGACATATATAACGTACAAAAAGTTAATAATCTATTAGCCTCATTTGCTGTCGCTTGTGAAATATATCTAGCCGCTTGTTTAAAACTTAACTCACTTATCAATGCATCGGAAGGTTGATAAGATACATATGACGGATCAAGTTTATTAACACATGATGCGTTAGAACCTAACGTAAATGATGTTTTGTTGGTAACGTTACTTCCAACATTAGTTATATTAACAGTGGTTGGTGTTTGATTATTTTCATCCTCCCTCTTTTTCTTCAATTTACTTAATAACCCGCTTAAGACCACTTGGTTTAACGATGTAATTTGTTTGTCCAATTGTGGCATAGAATAAATAGGTATTCTAACACCTTTAAATTGTGTTGTAAATTGTCCCGGTGCTATTTGGTGTGTTACCGACTGTATATGATAAGGACCATTAAACATCGGAACGTTTTTCAAATTAAAATACATCGTTGGTTGTATCATTGAATTACCCAATGATGTTATTTCAACTTCATAAGATCTATTTTTGTATAGATTATATAGCGATAAACTCTGTGCAATCCCTCTTTTACCTCCCGCAGCACTTGCCGTATCAGCAATTACTTTATTAGCTTCCGTTGTTGCAAGAGAATTGGTTTGAGATAGGTTAATGTTATAAAACATACCTTGTGATCTTGTTCCAAAATCCACGTTAAATCCAACAACTTTATTTGAAAGGTGATAATCATTTTTATTAACCGGTGTTTGAAATAACAAAGCATTCTCGGAAGTTCTTGTAATATCAAAACTATCATTTCCAAATCTATAATCATCAGATCTTCTCATATCCAAATGTTCTGATACTTTACCACCATATATGCAAACAATTTTTGATCGAGCTTGTCTATAATCGACGTTAAGGTGGGTACCAAATAATGTTTGTGCCAAATCTTGACTGTTTTCAGGATTTGGTTGTCCGTCAGCATCAATCAATTCTTTACTCCAAAAATTCATGTAAGCCCCCATAGGCATCATCATAAACTTATTATCACTCAAAATTTTACTAAAAAAGTCCAACACTCTCATATTAAGAGGATTGTTATTTAATAACGTCTTAAAACTAAAAATGTCAATCAACGCGGTTCTACCAATATCTCTATTTGCTCTATCCAAAAATACAACATCTTGGAACAGGGTTCTTCCTTTATAGTCGTTACCCGCAATCCACTTATTATCCAAGGTTTTCATAGTATCCCAAATCTCATATTTTGGTGCGTTACCGTCAATAATACTATTAATTTTTTGTGATGAATTAACCGTAACTATTGGAAGTTGTTTTCCTAATTGATTAAACAATATCGTAAAAATATTTGTTTGTAACTCCGTTGCAGAATTAACATAATCATCAATTAATGTTGTGAAAATATCTTTTGTCATTACACCATTTGCCAAGTATTTTTGGGTAGCATACACCTTAATTAATGGGGCACAAGTAATAACATTTGCTTCCGTAAATGCAATATTATTATCAACAAAAAAATCTGTAATATAAGAACCATCACTAGAATAATAGAACCCATAAGGTACCGTAGTTCCCGATGAATATAAACCCACATATGTCTTTAACGCTTTCCAAGCCAAAGGATTTGAATTCTCTGACTGTTCCAAAGTTACCGTTCCACTACTTGTGGGTAATGAACCATTAACATACGGACTAAATACAATAGGATCGGTTATCTTATTTGTTTGGAATGAGCCATACAATCTTCTATTAAAGTTTGATGGGTTTCCATTTACAAATAACACGTTTTGATCCAAAAATAACCTACAATTATTTGATAATTTATCTTGTTGAGCATTTGCAACTTTAGCAATAAACACATCATTAGATATCGCACCGTTAAATCGGTCAATAAACATCATGTCAGTCATTAATGCTTGAAAATTACCGAAGGTCACATCACTAACATATGGGTTTTGGAAATTACTTTTTGGACGACAAAAATCTAAAAACATTGTTTCAAAATCATCTAACACTTCCTTAGAGAATGTTGCAAACATCTCATCAATTCTTGTATATTCAAAATCCGTTTCAAAAGAAAACGCATCTTGCTTATTAACATCACTTTTGACTTTCTTGATGTATTCATAATAATCGGGTTTTGTAAACGCCGCACTAGAAAAATAACCAAAAGGACCCGAACCCCAAATGAAATTAGTCGTTGCATTATAAATTGACGGATTATTCTCAACTTGATTGTATTGATTTAAGTTACTATAACTACTTAAATTGTTTTGAGTAAATAAGAAATTAGATACCTCATTAACCGGCGATCCGAAACTTGGATATACTAAAATACTTTGTTGGTATTTTCTTGGGAATGAAGTATTATTATTTACGTCAAATGTAATGGCGTATGGTGTATAATTTAAGAATTTAACACCACCATCATTGTATGGTTGATTTACATTATTATCAACATTATTTCGTATTTCAAGTTGATTACCACAAGTTGAACCAACATAATCAGAATCTGTATATCCTGTTAATAAATCAAAACCTGTTGTAAAGTAAGTAAAATCATTTATTAATTTAGGGTAAAATCCAGCAGTAATATTAGTTAATGTAACCGTATCAGTAATTGAATTTTGTAACGTGATAGTATTATCACTTCTTGAACCATTAACAAATGTTTTCGTATTGTAACTTCTAGTAGTTGATGAAGTTGTTGGATCGTAATTTGCCGAATAATCAAAGTTTTTCCAAACACCATCCAAAATATCAACACCTTCATTTACTTGTTTCTTATATCTGTACCAAATTGAACCGTACTTAATAATCCAAGAATAAGGTAATGATTGAACCGAACCATATTTATTTAAAACCGAAGCGATATATTCACCATACGTCCCACCACTAACGAATTTTTCTCTCAAAGTCGCCAAAGGTAATGAATTTAAGAATAAATACGCAGATTGGACATACGGATATGTTTCATTACTTCTTTCACTTTGAACTCCGGATAAAATAGAATTTGTAAAAAATGGTGTATTCATCATAGATATTACCCTATCACCCCACACACCCTCGGTTGCTAATCTATCGCCCGCCAATTTTGTTGCATATATTTGTAACGGTGTTAGAATACCGCTACTATCGTATTGAATGGGTTTAAACGCCGTATAATCCAATACAGTAAAGGGTTTTGGCGCGTTTTTAGGATCTGCAGTGGCAAAATTAGTTATATAATTTATTCTATCATTAAACACTAACGTTTGTGTTGTTTTGTAGAATCTAAGTCCGTCCGTTGCTCCGTTTTGTAACGAATTAGTATTAAATGTATCCGAAACAAATGGGTATAAATCCGTAAATCCTTTTCCCGTTTCTACCTTCAATAGATCCGAAACTCTCTTTTTAGATGGCGCACTAATATTTGGTAAAACTGTTTCAATTAATGTCGTATTTCCCGATAAAACTTGAAATGGTTTGTCCGTTTTTCCAACCAAATATTTATTTGTATAATAACCTCTAATGAATTGATTCCACGAAATACCTTTACCTTCATTAGATATGTGTCTCATCAAATCAGTAATATTTCCCGGTTGTATTGAAAAATCTTTCAAGATTTTAATTAGTTCGGGATTATCATTTGCTAATGCTTTTAATATATTCTCAGTTTCAAAATCAGCAATCGTTTTATAAACCTCCTTCTTATTTGAAACATCCGTATTTAATTTATCATAAAATGACGCAGTGAAAACCCTTTCATAAATTTCATAAATAAATGAAACAACCTCTGTTATTGAATAGGTTCTATTTGTTGTTGGGTAATCAAAAGCGTTTAACGTAACTCTATTTATAGTTTTTTCTTCGTTGGTGGAACTTGTTGGATTTTGTAGAATCTCAAGATCTCTAACCGCCAAACCTTTCATATATTCTTCAACAAATTCTACTTCAGGCCAAATATCATACCTGTAAGCCTGTGTTTGATTAATCACCGATGGATCACCAGGATATCTTAACTCAAACTTTCCACCATCTGTGGTGTTTTGTGTTTCAACAAAATATTGTGGCCAAGGATAAACAGGAATATCACCCGCAGCCGTGGTATCTATATTATTTTTATTCTCGTTGTTCAGGATTGCCGACTTTCTAATAGGATCAAACCTAACATCCCAAGCCTTAGTATGAACATCATCCAACAATCGTAAGAACGCCTCTAACGATGCGAATAAAACCGCACATACATTTCTCATTGTTGGTTTAAATCCTAACCCATTGTTACCCTCAATCTTTTTTTGTAATTCAGATGTTAAGGTATCTTCAATTTGTGTTCTTACTTTGGTTGCGTTGGTATCTAACTTTTGAATCAAATCAACAAAAGTACCTTCACCTTCAAAATACATTACCTTTTGAGGTAATTTTACAGGACCCGCTTCCGAATCCGTCGTATTATCGGGTTGGTTATTGACAATACCATTTATCTTTATACTTGTATTAGAAAATTTAAGTTTATTTAATTCAATTCTAAAATTTTCTGTTTCAGCACTTGTTGGTATTCTTTTTAACCTTTCTTGTAATGTTTTTTGTTCGTCAATCATTCCCAAGTCACGAATAATCGTTCCAACGGTGATATCATTATTAAGACCTGTTATTAGTTTTTTTATATTATTAATAGTTGCCGATCCACCACTACCTAACGTTTTGTTTTCAGATAATAATTTATTATATTCCTTTACTATTTTATCAAGTATAACCTCAGCATCTTTCATACTTTGTTGAGATTGTCTAACATTCTCTTTATAGAGATAAAACTTTTTACCTGTATTATCATAATAAAACAATGATGTATCAACATACTTAGATGACCACGAATTGAGATCGGTAGAATAAACAGAATTTTGATAGTTTATTAGATTTTTCTTATAAGAATCAACGTCAGATAATGAAGAGAAATCTTGTTTCCCAAATGTGGCCAATAAATTTTCTTCAAGTTTTTCTAATTTAATCTGTAATTGATTAAGTGTCATCTCGGGGAAATTCTCATCAACCAATCTTTGAGATTTATAATCTTGATAAACTTCTTTTAATTTTTGTAATCCTCTTGACGTTACAACTTGATTGACATCTGTATTAGTATTTCCATTAGTGAATAACGCAGCGTTTTGAGCCTGTGTATTAGATGGTGGTGAAATGTTATAAGTTGTATTATACATATGTGGTAATGCAAACAAATATGCCACCGAAGTTTCGGCTAAAACAGAGTATTTGTAAGCAACAAACTTAAGATTAACAGTATAATCACCCGTGGATCCTTGGAATGACGCTTCAAAATTTTGTAATATTAATTCATATCTTATAGCTTTACCATAATAACCCTTCATTGTTAAATAAAATGTTGGGTATGGTAAGTTAAAAAATGCAGCATATGGTGAATTATCACCTTTTTCAAATAACGCTCTACCCTGCACGTCAATTAACCTAACATTAACTACCGGTGTAAAACTCCTATCATTAGTTACCGTTATACTTTCAATACCTAATAGTTCAGTGTCCTGTATATTACCCGTTGTTTGATACCTTTCAATAGTGTTATTACCTTGTGGGTCTTGGAAAACTCTACCTTTTTGAAAGTTTTGATTAATTCCTTGACCTTTCAAACTATTTTTTCCTGTAATCTCATCGGTATATTCGTTACTAAAGTATCCTTTACCACCAGGATTTAAGAAATTAATTTGTGCGATTTTTACGTTTCGGATAGAATCGTCTAATGTGGAACCTTGAACAAGTTTTGTTCCCGGTATTACACGGGCTTCCAAATTAGCATACATGACAAGTTCTTCATGATTTACCAATCGTTCATCATAACTATTCCCATTAGTTCCAACCGTTTTATTAGGATCAATAATAACTATGTTGTCGTAGTCAAAATCTACTAGTATTTTTTTATCTGCCATAATAGAAGAAGTAATTATTCAATGCCGCGTTATAATCTTGTAGTGTCGCCACCAATGGAAATGGAACGTTTATTGTCGTACCATCGGGTATTGACCATTCTAAACCACCAAATTGTGGATTTGCTTGTAATATTAACCAACCAAAAAAAGGTGTGCCATAATATTCCTGTGATATCTTATCCATTCTACTTCTTCCTACACGATAAATGTATCTTTGATCCGAGTTTTTAGGTCTCAAAGGAACAAATGGGACAACGGTTTGACCACCATTTACTTCAAAATCCACATATCTATTATAATATTGATAACTCATAGTTTAAACTTCTTTTTAAGATTGTAAGGATTATCAGTATCGGCATCATTATTAGAATTAAACAATTTACTCAATCTTGTTTTATCATCACTACTTGGTGTAAAATCAGTCGTATATGAACAAGTCCTATCAACACCAACGTTTATACCAACAACATTTAGAATGTCTTTATTAATTGTGTTTTTATTATCATCAACAATACTTAATTCCGTATTATAAGCACTTTCAAAGACCGACTTCACCTTACCAAATTCATCATTTATTATTGTAAGTGAAATAGGATCTGTGATACCGTTAGTGATTGCACTCATAAAATTAGTATAATCATTAATATAAACACCACTCATTAACATATATTCTAACTTAGATTCCGGAGTTGTAAACCCAAATTTAGTAACAGGGAATATTTCAGAGTCAAATTTGAAGCTTTGAGTCACATAAGGTGGGTAATCCCCATCAGTTAAAGTAGTTATAAATTGATTACAATAGGTTCCTATTGTTGTTAAGTCAGTAGTCATTACCGAAAGAGTTGAACCCGTTATTTTATATAACTTCGGTTCTCCCTTTTCAATGAAACCATCTCTTTCAGTTAATACATAATTCAATTTATCTATTGTAAATACATAGTCTTGTTCTAACGTATTCAATGATTGAATTGATGTGGTAAGTTTAGTTAAAAACGTAGGTGCATATCCACTAACATAGTTTATGTAGTTCTGTTTCAAATCTCTAACTACACTATTTTTAACATTTCTGTTTTGTTCTAATGTGGATATTTGAGATAATGATCCATTATTGATTTTACTTTGTAATTGTGAGAAGAAAGAAACATACCTGGATTGAATATTTACAGGTGATCCAAATAGATTAACATCTTGTGGTGACGTATATTGATTGAACTTACCTGTGTTATATTTTAGAACATTCGTAACGTTTTGTAATACCCCATAATTATAATTCTTAAGTGTATCGTTTAAGAAATTATACACACCATTATAATAATTTTTAGACTGTGTAACAAACCCATCAAACACTTTAGTATATGATATATTACCATAAACCACGGTAGATGTTCCCGACGTTGCCGCAGAGGTTGTAGTACTCTTAATTTCACCAATTGTTGCACCACCAAGTGATGTGGAAACCGGAGTTGCTTGTGAAACCGATGTGGTTGTCTCAGTTTCAGTTAAACCTAATGCACCAATAAATTGTTGATTGAATTGTTCTCTATCTTCCGTTTTTTCAGCTCTTTCATCATACATCTCAGTATTTGCATAATAATTAAACGATAATGCGTTTTGTAATTTTTCAATTGGTTCTTTAAGTCCCGAACCACCAATAAAGTTAAAACTTAACGTAACATCACAAATCATCGGTTGCATACCAATACCTTCGGGATTCAAATCAAAATTTTCAAATTTGAAACTTAAGTTTGTTGGAATAATTTTAGTATTATAGAAATCACCAATTCTTAGCACCAACACAGGTGGGGCACCAAACGCGGTGTTTGTTGCAACATCCGTTACAGGTTTTCCATCCAAACCTATTGTTGGTATCGTATCACCCGGTCTTACACATTGATTTAAGAATGTCAATCTTGAATTTAATCCTTCAGGTGTCATTGAGTGAAACGTTGGATTAAAATATTTGATCTTGTCTTTGATTGAATCAAAAACAACAGGATCAGTACTTTTCAATATATCAAAATAGTTACACTCAGATAATAAAGATCTAACAATTCTCTTACTAACATCATTTTTAATTTTTTGTTGTATGGTTGTAGTCGTTACAGGTTTTGGTGCTTCCAATGGTAATTGTCCTGTTGTTTGTTCTTGCTTAGGTGGTACCGCACTTATTTGTGGTGGTGGAGGTGCTTGAGGAATATCACCGGGAACATATTTAATATCCTTAATTGCAACTCTTCTACAAGCAGATGCTTGAACGGAAAATATCTTATTGTATGGTATATTTTTAGTATCTAAGTCAGTACAATTATAACCCTGTGATTTAGTCCCTTTATTGAAACTATATAGTGTAGCACTTGATTCTTGCTCACCTCTCGCAGAACCCGAATCAATTTTCAATCTTCCCGAATCTATGTATGAACCCAAAACATTTTGGAAATAATCTTTAACACTATCAATTCTTCTTTTTGACAAATCAACGTTGTAACTTATTGTTGCAGGTGCGGACGCAGAACCAATTAAAGTAATTGTTATACTTTTAGCAGTCCCGTCATCCAAAACTTTCTTTATCTCGGGAACCAATTTATTACCAACAGTTGTGAAGTTATCAATAACAATATCATCAAAGAAATTTTGCATCTCAGTTTGTGTATTATTTCTTGAAGCAACTTCAATGAAGGTTGTTTCCTTACTTAATAAGAAATTATATTCAACATCATAAGCACTCGTTGTTTGAGTTAATCTCGTATTTGGATCGGGATAATCGTTGTAAAAATAAAAACCTAAGTTTTTAAACTTATCCCAATTTAATTCAGATGGTTTGGTTTGTTGAGGAATAATTGGTGCCGGTTGTGATTGATTAATCGGTTGTGTAGATTCCTGTGTTGCAGGATTTTGTGGTGTTGTTGTATTAACAATTGATTGAAAATATACCAAATCCGATGCCGGTATGGTATTATATGTTTGAGCCAATTCATACAAATCATATTCTTTACAACCCGCGAAGAAAGAATCAACGATATTATCAGCAGTTTCTCTATCAGTATTCGCCAAAACCTTATTAACAATAAGATTTAATATAGATGGGTGATCCACCACAATCTTAAATGATAATTGACCCGATCTTGATGTGTTTTTATAAGTATAAACAGGTTCAGGTCGTCCAATAAATGTATTTTCATTAAACGACGGTCTTGAATCCTCACTAAATGTTAAACCATAAGGTGGGAACCACATTATTCTACCCCCATTAGGACCTCTCTCACAAGCAGGAAGGTCCGACACTCTAAAACCTTCTTTATTTGACGTTCTCCAAGCCAAGTTTTCAATACTAAACATGTATTTGGTAACGTTTTTCTCAACTGCAGTTGGATTAACGTTGTTACTTGTCGGAACAATATTCAAATTATATGTTGAAGTTATTACAGAATTAACAAATTGATAGATACTACCTTTTTGTTTCTGTAAATTTTCATAATTAATATATGGTTTGTCCTTAGCAAACACCCTACAATATTCTCTACCCGCTTCCGTTCCCGACGCATTAGTGTAAGATATCACCCTAGAACCCTTAGTTAATTCCTTATACCCATCACTAAATACTTTAGATACTTGGTCAATTGCGTTACCAACGTGGTTAAGTCTCTTAGCACCATCGGGTTGTGAATCTATTAACCTTTGAGTATCATCTAAAATACTACCCGGTCTAAATTCATAATTAGTTGATTTACCCGCATTGAATTTATCACTAATACTATTAAATGTTGGGTTATTTGTGGTATAATCACCACCAGGTGCTACATTTTTACCCGCATTTTTACTATATTTCGGTGATACCCATGTGAACCCTCCTTGAATACCCCCCGCATCCTCATAAGATTTACCCGCAAAACCGTTTTGGATTTGTATATTATTTTCATAATTATTACCCAATACTTCAGGTCCATATACAGGAGCATTAACTTCTCTACCCGTTTCATCTTTTGGTATAGCACCCGGAGGTGATGTTAAAGATCCCGGATCTTGATCCTTTGAACCAACATAAAAGTTTCCTTTAGTTAAGTTTGATAAATTAAACGAAAATATACCACCTACGGCATCATCACTAAACGCGGGTCTAAACTTGTTTTGTTCAATGTTAGATTGTAGTTGGAATTTTTGACCCGATCCTGTATTTTTTAAGAATAAATCCGACGGTGTTCTACCTCTTGACCCTCTCGTTCCAAACGCCCCCGCAACCGCAGCACCAACAACCGTTTGTTGTGTTCTACCAAGGTTGTTCTGTGTCATATCCTCATCAAAATAATCACCCGGTATCGGTGATACAGGATAGTAAGTTCCTGCAATTCTGTTAAGAATATCCGCCATTTTACCAATAGCGTTTGACGGAACAGTAATTGTCCAATCTTTTGATACTATAGGTCTTTTACCCGCCAAAACTTGAGCCACCTCAAATGGATCTCTAAGTGACTCTAAGAATGTAAGTCTTCCGATTGTTTCGGTTCTAACATTTTGATCAACCCTCGCCTTTAAATTAGCCTTTAACGCAACCCCAATATCAAACCTTCTTGGTTCAGAATCCAAAGATAATGTACCATCCGACCCTTGTGGATTACTTGAAAGTAAAACCGCATATGGTGAATATAATGAGGGTCTAAAACTAGGTGGACCCCAATACGGTGCCAAAACACCTTTAGACCTTTGTATTAAACCAATATTATACGGATTTTGAAAACCTCCGGGAGGTCCGTATTGGTTGATAATTGACGATGCTTTTTGATAGGATATACTATAATTCTCAATAGCATCGATATATGGGGGAAATGGTCCATATTCCCCCTTATTAGGTCCCGAACTTACAACATTATTATAATTTATAGTTTTATTAAAACCACCATTAGGACCAAATTCATTAATCTTATATAAATTATCAGAAAAAGGACTGTTATCTATTAAAACATCAGGAGAATCAATTACACTATAATCCTGTAATTCGGTTGGGTATGTAACCGCACCACTTGGTGGTGTATATACGCCTGGTTTTCTGTAAGGTTTAAGATTCCTTACAATTAAACTTTTTCTAATGATCTCGGTTGCATTAAACGATAACGGACTAGTTCCCATCAATAATTCATTTTAATATAAATAGATTAGTAGCTATTTTTTTATTGACCCGGCGCGTTATAAACATCAGGTTCTTTTAATACTGCTTTAACTGCGTTTGAAAATTGTAAATTTTTAGCATCTATTTGACCAACAACTCTATTATCTTGCATAATATCCACCCTACCCGTTAATTGGACAGTAACGGGATCAACTCTAACAGTTTCCGGTTTCTTAGTTTCTTTAATACCTAATTGTTCTATAAGATCACTAACAATACTTCCAACCGCAGGAACAACAATATTTTCTTTAGAAATTTGTGTTTGAAATGTGGATGCAAAATCAATTGAGGATATTCTGTCAATACTTTTACTAAAGTTTTCAGAAAAATCAACAATAAAGTCGTTAAGAGTTGTTCCAAACTTATCGTTAAACCCTTCAAGGTCACCCTTAACTAAATCCTTTATTGCATCAACACCACCGGTTTCAAATCTATCTACTAATTGTCGTTGATCTCCGGGACGAAATGCCTGTCTAACACCTTCAGTAACAATTCTTTGACCTCCTCTTTGTATTTCAATAAGATCTTGGAACACTTTACTACTAGCAATCCCCGACACTCCGAAACCAACTTTAATCGCTGTCAAATTATTGTTCATCATTTGTTGTGTTGATAATTGTTCCGCAGCAAAATCCTCTAAGGTTTTGGCACTTGTTGTTTGTGCTTTTATCTTTTCTAAATCACCTTGTTGTAGTTGTGAAACCAATCTATCTTGACCATCAACTTTAACCGTAAAACCTCCTTTAATCTTATCAAAATTAGCAACACCCGACAAAAACATTTTTGTTTCTTCGTCAATTCCGGCAACTTTTAATTCTTTTGATACTTCATTAAGTTGAGCCCTTGCCTTAGCCATTTTAACCATGTTATCATAACTAAGTCCCGTTTCTTCGGAAATTTTCATTAAATCTCGTCTAGCAGCTGGAGGTATCTCAAATTTACCGGTTTCTTTATTCAAAAAACCCATTCTTTCAACCACACCACCAATAGCTTCTTGTAGTCCTTCAGTGTCTTCTTGTGCCAAATACATCAACCTAAACGGATCTGCTAAATCACCAACAGCAACCCCTAATCGTTGAAATGTATTTACCGCACTAATAGCACCTTCAGGGTCAAATACTTTTGACGCAAAATTAAATACGTCGGACATATCAATCTTTAGTAAAGCCGCTTTTGCCGCCATCCTTGCCAAACCATCAACACCCGTTTGAAATCCAAATTTATTAGCATTTGATAAATTATCACTAACTTGTTGAAATACTTGATTTGTATTTGCTCCGAATTTTCTAGCTTCAGATAATATGGTTAATGTGTTTTCACCAAAATTATTCATGGATTCACCAAAGTCAGCAAATTTTACAAAACTTTGTGTAATGGATTGAATACCTAAACCGGTTGCTGTCGCTGCCGCTTGGATCTCAACCATATTTTTAGCACCAACAACAAAACTATATTCAAGTTCAGAGGCGATATTAGAAATTATGTCAGCCGCTTTTTGTGTTAAATTAGCAACATCGGTACCTTGGTCAATAACCAAAGCCAAATCTTTAGATGCGTCGGCAATAGTTTTGGAAACCTCTCTATAAGTTTCCCTATTGGCAGTCATGTTCTTTTGAACGGACAGAGATTGCTCATCAAGATTTTCACGAAATTCCTGCAGATTTGCAAAAAATTGTTTGGTAAGAATGTCGGCCAATCCTTGTCCATATTTATTTAAATCGTCAAAAATATTTTGTGCCATAAACTTTATTTACAATAAATATTGATTAGTTAGTTTTGGGTGTTAAATCCGTGACCAACTTGTTCATCAAATATTTCCTAAAATAAGTGGGCATACGATAAAAATCTCCATAAGAAACATGTAGATGCTTCGCCAAATAATAAAATTCGTCAGATAATACTCTGTTATAATCAGAAGAAAGGGCGAAAAAACTCTGCCCCAAAGGCGATATTCAAATCTACCTTTTTTCCGGATGGGGCGATAACTGTTTTCACAAGATCCAATCTTGGTTCATTTTCATTAATGAATTTTTTAATGTATTTAGAATCCATAATAGGCATAGATTCAATAAACTTAATAATATTTTCAGGGCTAGTATCATCATTAATACTAATAATTGACTTAGCCAATCTTGTAGTCACCGTAGGTGCTTTACCCACAGGATACATCGCATTCATTCTATCCAACTCTGTCATATCACCCAATGTCAATGGTTTTAATTTTACCTTCACTTCACTTCTTGGTAAAGTTGTGGTCCATGTCCCATCCTCATTAGGTAATTGATTTGTTCGTTTAATATTTAACTCATCTAACATCACATTACCCTTAAACTCATTACCAGTCTCGGGGTCAATTAATTTGAATGTGTATTCGGGACCAAACGATGTGTTCCTTAAAAAGATAAGAATAGCTTCAATATCACCATTTAACAAATCTTCGGGTCTAATTCCCGGTTCATATAATTTTGATCTAATTAGTGTTGTTACTATGGAATCGGAAGGTGCCGACATAATTGTGTTTTCATCCGAAGCGGTCAAATATCCCACTTTCACAGATTCCTTTTTATTTTTATAAAAAATTCCTCTTGATGGTAAAGGCACCACATCATGTGGTAAATTAAAATCAATTTGTCCGTATTGTGTTGCGTCTTGCATAAAAAAACCGTAGAGTTTGGCTCTACGGTTAAATATAGTGTAGTAATATTTTTAGTAAATAATTAATATACCAAGATACAACGATCCATACGTAATGAACAAGATAGAGTCGCTAACTTATCATCACTATATGATGCTTGTGACCAAGATACATCAGTCAAGAAAGTATTTTCAAGTATCCACTTTTCAACAACAACACCCGTTGGATCTAACATCTCTAAGTCAATGTTTTTCTTATAACCCGCAGCATAACCCATACGACCTGTTACAGATTCAGCGTGCAAACGAACCCACTCCATTAATGCCTGTGTTGCCGATGGCCCAATAGGATCCACAAAATCAACTTTAATCGGGTCCCAATTGAATCTACCCGCAACGAATGTACTTGTATTTAAGAACGGTATTTCTGTACTACCTATTTTTATTGCCGGTCTTCCCGAACTCTGAACATACCATTCGTTAATACCCAATGAAGAAGGGAATCTTAATATAAATCGGTTATTCCTTTTGGGTTCATAAGGAATAGGCATTTTCATTAACAAATCAGCCATATCTTTAAATTTTAATCTTTTTTAGTTTTATATATAAATACTCGTCAAAAAGTTTTTCTATTTACTTTTTTTTTTGACAAACTATTCTCATATTAATATTTCTTTTTTATACCTCCGGTCGTTGAATAAGTTGTTAAATCAACTCCTTCGGGTTTATTTTTTTCAAAATGAGTTTTCATTTTTTCAACGTTTCTAATATCATCATCTGAAAATCCAATCATAGGTATGAACTTATTAGCAATCTTTTCTTTCATGAAAGCTCTTTTATGAATTTTCTTAGCAATTTTTTTAACGTGATCAATAAAATCATTCATAGCATCAATTTTACCCTCTTCGGGGTTTGAAGCACTTCCCGAACCATAACTAACTGGTGAAAATTGACACATATCTAAATATTCACGAATAATTTCATCATCCGACATATCTTCCATATCATCAATAGATCTGTAATTTCTTAGATTTTTAATCAAAAGTTTTTTATTAATACCATTGTGATTTGATACTATCATATTATATACCGATTCTTTCAGAGTATCGGGTTTGTGACCTCTAGCCGTTATAATAGCAAACACCGAACCACCATTAATCGCTTCAATAAAATCATCCCAAGCCGGACCAGTATCGGCAACCATTGAATCAATCAAAAAATCCTTATCACCTTCAGTTCTAAAGTTTCTAAATGGGTCATCTGCAAATCCTACAATAGTTCTACCTTTATATTTAAAGGGTTCTTTACCAATCTCTGTTCGGTACTCAGCAAAATCCTCCGTTCCCATAGGTACTTCATCCCCATCCTCATCTTCTAACATGATTTTGGTCGGCATATAAAGTAAATTATCATCCCAATCAAAAGCATAATACTTCATGTCAGGAGTTCCTTTGTCACCAATCCCCTCGTTAATGTATGAGGGAATTAGTGATTTTAGGATTCTATTTTTTAATAGATCTTTCATTTATTAGATATTTTCAAAAGACGCACCTGTTGGTGTAATTAAGAACTCGATATCAATGAATTCCAAAGATTTAGTTGGTTTAATATAAACTTTACCCACCAATTGGTTTCTATCCAAATCTTCGGGTGAAGAACTTACCGTAACTCTGAAATCATATAGACCTCTATCTCTTCTAATTGAATCCAAAATAGGATTAACCGCATCTAAGAAATCTTGTCTAACTTTCTCATCGTTTTGTTCAAACAACAATCTAACCGCAACCGCTGAAATTAATTTACGAGCTTGTAACAACAATCTTCTAACATTTAATCTGTCAAGTGCTGATTGTGCAACTTGTAGTGTTTTATTACCCCAAATTACAGTTCCAACATCTGAGAAAGTTGCGATAGGATTAATTCTTCCTTGATACAATGTATCTCTATCTGTTTGAGTTAGTTTTCTTCTTGCTTTTACCGAATTAACCAAACCTCTAGTATAACCCGCCGATGCGAACCAAGGGAAAGCTATATTATCGGTAAGTGCTAAGTTTCTACAAACCTCACCTGTTGGTGGAAGATAAATTTGTGTGTTATTAACAGTATCTCTAACTAAAATCCAAGGATAATAAGTTGATGTATAGTTAGAATCAATACCAGTATCATCCAAAGTATTAACAGCTTCAGTCGGATCAATGAAATCTTGTGAATCCACCGTTGAAACCAATAGGTCAATATCGGGAGTTGTTGTGATATAGATCGAATCCGCTCTATCTTGCTCAACCATCTCAATTGCGTTTTCAACTAAGTTACTGTTATTTACATAATCAATACCCGGAGTTGCGAATACGTTAATATTAGTTGCTTCAGGATTTGCGAATGTTTGAATACCAATTAAGTAAGCATAATAGTCAGTTGTTGCATAATCGGTAGTGTTATTACCATATGTATATGGTCTAAACGCACCCCAACCAGTTGCCGATGGATATCTTGTATCACAAGTAGATGAAACACCTTTCTGATATCCTGTACCACCTAAAATAAATTCATCACCATTAGATCTTCTTTCTCTATAAATGTCCCAACCATCAAAACCACCTTGAACTAAGAATGTGAATTTACGTGATTGTATTTTATAATATGGATTAGCGGGATCTGTTGGGTCTGTTGTGAAACTTGTTGATCCAACTTCAAATGCCGATGTTCCTGAAGATAGGTATGAATTTGCGATAGTTACTACCGTAGCACCACTATCCATGTGGAAACCTTTAGTTTGATAAGTCCAACTTGATGCCTCATTACAAATACTTGTTGGGTTTTGTTTTCCTTTATATTGGAACAAATCGGAGTCAATACCCAATTGTGATGAAAATCCTAAGTAAGTAGTTCTAACTTTATCACCACTTGATGTTGTTGAATTATCTGCCGAACCTGTAGCATTTCCAAATGGTGGGTTGTAAATAACTTCACCAGGGAAATCATACTTAGTTTTATATACAGGTTGTGGTGGTGTGTTTGATGTTGAAGAATAGGTTCTTTCAATTAAACCTTCAAAACCACAAGGAATGGCATCTACAGGTGCATCATAATTAAGCTCCAACATAATAAACTTAGAGTTTAATTGGTATTCACCATCAGAGGTACCAACTTTAACACCAATGTAACTATTTTGACTAGGATCCATTGTACAGTTTGTGAATTTCTCCAAAATAACAGGATTTGTGTCCGTATCGTAAAAATCCCTAACAGCAATATCAAAAGTTAAATTATTGAACGACATATTCAATATTGAAACTTTAACTTGTGTATTAGCAGCATTACCATCTGAAATTGTAATTACTTTGAAAAGTTCATACACCTGATTACCTCGAAGTTCTGAAACCACCCAAGGAGAACTTGGTGTTTGGTAAGGATCTAAGAAATAAGCCATAGTTCCTGTTGTGTTAGCAGCTCTCAACCCCGGTAACTGAATTAAACTTGTGCTTAGTCCTCTAATGTAACCTTTATTATAACCAAAATTCAACAAGTTAGGATAAATTTCTTCTACGAAAAGAGGAACTACTGTTCTGTCTTTACCAAAATTATCTTTACCCAATACTTTACTCAAATAGTTAGTTCCTGTTTGTTGCATTGACGCAGTTAGTGTGAATGGTGTGGAATTTGAAGTTGTTAAACCTGAAATTTGGAATTCTGTGTATGGATTTTTAGTTACACCGCTATTTACATCTACCAAATTAACATTTGATTGAGCACTTACAACAAAATCGGGTCCCGCAACTCCGGAACCGTAATTAGAAACACCTCTTGATCTCAATGTTGCAACCACCATATTATTATATGCTGAATATGCAGTACCTGACCAACCAAAAGTTTGTCCCGAAATCGTTCCCGTGTATGATGTGTAAGATCCAGCACTTAAACCTCCCGACAATGAACTTAAGAAAGTTACAAAAGAACGACCAACATACGCATTGCCCGAACTGATATTAAACAATGAATAATACCAAGGATCATTTAAATAAGATGTGTAATCCTGAGATGATGCGTTTGTGTTATAAACACCTAAAACGTTTGTTGAAGCCGTGTAAGCACCTGATGTATATGTTGTGTTAGTTGCCGATGGTAAACTACCAAAAATATATGATGTTGCACCTGAATTAACTTGAACAACCGCAGCGGTATCATTACCAAAAACCGTTAATAATAAATTTTGTAAATCTGTTGTAAATGTTGAAGTACTACCATCTATTTTAGTATATGACGCATTTACGTCTGTATATGCTGACAATCCGTTTGTTAAAATATTTACAGTTCCCGTTGAGTTAGCACTAAATGTAACTGTGAATCCAACAGGTGTATTACCTGTAATACCAATTGTTGATGTATTTGGATTTGCAATCGTTTTGATAGTCCAAGATGGTCCTGCATCATATCCTGATAGACCTAATATTCTTGATACAAATAACTGATTTGATTGTTGTAAATATGATTTTGCAATATATGCCATTTCATATTTAGGAATTTGTGTGTTCACAAATTTTTCTGTTGAAGTTCCACCGAAATATGTTTCATACTCATCAAAACTAGTGATAAAAATTGGTTCGAAAGCGGGACCTTTTAGTGCCTCACCAACCAAACCCAATGTTGTAACACCAACACTTTGAGCAACAAAACTTAAATCCCTTTCTGAGGTATAAACCCCAGGTGAAACGAATACCTTATTTGCTGTAGCCATTATAATAAAAGTTTTTTAATTTATTTACCATAAATACTTTACTTTTAACCAAAAACCGAAGATAATATAAAGTTCATTATCTTTATTTCTACTAAAAATATCTTTTTTTGATATTTAACGATATGGATACCGAGAAAGTCAAAAACGTTAAAATAAGTAAGACCTCACATGATTTATTAAAATCATATTGTGACGACCGTGGATTAAAAATTTATAAGTTTTTGGAAAAACTAATTAAAGATAATTGTAAATCTAAAAAAGATTTATACGGTGACAATTAAACTAATACTGTTTTATAAACAATAAATCCATTTTGACCCGAATCTGTTAACACAACATCGGTTCTTAGAACATCCCCCGAATTTATCTCAAGAATTGGTGTTGTAATGAGAACATTATTAATGTAAGTTGAATACGATGATATATTACTTGAATCATTAACACTCATATTCACTTTATATTGTATGGTTCTTGTATCTGAAGTATAAGATGAATTAAAATTAATAGTAGTTTCAAATGTTTCAGGATTATCGGGATATTTTTTTCTTTTTTGGTTTGGTTTTTTACCATCCAACTCAAACATAGTGAATTGTCTTGAAATTGCCGGTTTTACTTGGAACTCGTTTTCGTCCAAAAGGAACCCTTGTAGTGTAAAACTGTATTTTTGTAAGTAGAATTTTCTTTTCTCAACATCCATAACCGATTCATCAACAATATCACCCCTTAATATGGGAATATAATGTCCTTTTATTACGGTATAAGCTTGTCGAGATGCGAATTTTTCTATAATAACTTTATTGAAAGAATTAACTTCTCTCATTCTGTTACATATAATATAAACGTTATATGTTATATCAATCGGAACGGGTTGTGGTATGGAATAAACATCAACACCTTTTCTAGTTCCATCCCATGTTGGAACCGCAACGTATTGATATTGTCTTCTATTAGGAATATTGAACATTCCACCATATGTTTGTCCAAATTGTACCTCGGGAACTCTAACCACAGTAACAAATGGTAATGAAACGTTTTTATCCAAGTCCTGCGTATCCCAAGTTTGTGTAAATTGTGCCCAATTTTGAGTTGTAATAATAAGATCTAAAGTAGGAACAATTTTTCCTTCACTTATAATTTGTAATTCATCCTTAACAAAATCCAAAAATCCTCTATCTAAGTCCGCATGAAGTATAGATTTTGGTAAATATGTCCCATCCTCATTGATTTTATCAAGAAGTTCTTGCCTTCTAGCCGGTCCAAATTTGGGTTCAACTAAAGGTAATGTTGGTATTATTTTCTTAGGTAACGCCATTATTATATTCCATTAAATTCATTTCTATTAACAGGTACCGCCACGAATGTTCTATAAAAAGGTTTATATCCGCCATAAGTATGTTTCAAATCTGAAGTAACACGACCATCATTAGCTACACTATAATACCTTACTTTTGATTCCGTTTCATAATATGCAATATAATCACCGTATTCTATATCAATACTTAATTCATCCAATTCTTTTTGATACACCGAAAACGTCATGTTACCTGGTTCCATTTGATCTAACTTACTGTTTCCAATAAATTTGTTTTCAGGTGCAACAATCTTAACATACGCTTTGAACTCCACAGGGGGTTGATAGGTAATACCACCTTCGGGTGCTTCACCATAAACATCGTCTTTTTTGGTTTTACTTTTATCCACTTTATATAAAACCAAAGTAAAGTTCATATCACCTTCCAACCATTCACGACCCATCTCAATATCTAAGTCGTAGTCTTCAGCTCCAAAAAACTTTCCTAATCTTGTTATCGGTACTTTACGCTCTGCCATATTGATAAATACTTGATTGTTTATTATATTTACCTTTTAAGTATGAATGAAATAAAAATCAATCAACCGCTTGAAATCAGAGCACTTGATGTCCTTGATAGTTATTCAGGGGCAAACAATTATATTATTAAATTAAAAATCAAAAAAGATACCAATAAAAAGTTCTATCCAACAAGAAACCAAGCGGAATATATCTTGGCTTATAAAGATTCCGTTCCAAAAGTTGCAAGAAAATGGGTGGAACTTGATATGTATTTTGCCAATAAATTTGCTGATGAAAAATTATTAACCGAAGTTCCAACCAAAATATGGGTTGAGAAGTTATTGGTTGAAAAAGATACGTCTTATCACATTTGGGGTAAGTATTTTGAACACGAGGAATTATATGATTTTTGGATTCCTAAATCAGGAATTATTAAAGATACTTCTGTTAAGGTTGTTATTGACTATGAAAAGTATTCACATAGACCGCCTCTTTCACACCAAAAAGAAGGTATTGAGAAATTAGTTGGAAATAAAAAATACATTCTTGCCGATGATATGGGTTTGGGGAAGACAACACAAACAATTATTGCTGCGTTGGAGACAGGGGTTGAGAAGGTTTTAATTATTAGTCCTGCATCATTGAAGATCAACTGGCAACGTGAGATTGAAAATTACACGGATAGATCGGTTGTAATTATTGATGGGAAGAAATGGGAATCCGCCGATTTTGTTATCGTAAATTATGACATTTTGAAAAACTTTCATGATCCAAAAAATCGGGAAGAAAGTCAAATATTGAATGAAGGATTTGGGTTGGTCATTATTGATGAAGCACATTATATTCAAAACACACAAGCACAAAGAACAAAACTTATTAACGATTTTGTTAAAAAAATTGATAGATTATGGTTATTAACCGGAACACCAATGACATCAAGACCAATAAACTATTATAACTTATTAAGTTTGATTGATTCACCCGTTGCAATGAATTGGATGGCTTATGTTATGAGATATTGTGAAGGTTATCAATTCAAGGTAGGGAATAGAAAAGTTTGGAATGTTAATGGTGCGTCAAATCTTGAAGAATTAAGAGATAGAACATCTCGTCAAGTATTAAGAAGATTAAAAACCGACGTATTGGATCTTCCTGAAAAAATCATCACACCCGTTTATCTTAAATTGAAATCTTATGAATATGAACGATTGATGGGTGAATATTATGATTGGTATGATAACTCTAAAGAATCTACCTCATTAACCGTACAATTCACTAAATTAATGAAGGTTAGACAGGTTATATCGGAAGAAAAAGTAAAATCAACAATTGAATTATGTGAAAACATTATTGAACAAGGAAAGAAAGTAATTGTTTTTACCAATTTTACCAACTCGTTAAACTCTATCTTATCTCACTTCGGAAAAAAAGCGGTTGGTCTTGATGGTAGTATGCCTCAAGGTATGAGACAAGATAACGTTGATAAATTCCAAAATGATGAAAATATTATGGTGTTTGTTGGGAACATTAAAGCAGCTGGGGTTGGTATCACATTAACATCTGCGGAAGTTGTTGTTATGAATGACCTGTCATTTGTACCGTCAGATCACTCACAAGCCGAGGATCGTGCTTATCGTTATGGTCAAAAAAATAACGTTTTGGTATATTATCCTATTTTTGATAACACGATTGAGGGTATTATTTATAACATTCTACAAAAGAAGAAAAACATCTTTGAAACCGTTATGGGGGATAATTTAAGTAAGGGTGATATGGTGGAGGAAATCATGAATATGATTAACACAAAAAGATAATGATATATTTATCATTATGAAAGTTAAAGTAACAGAAGATAAGTTATACCCTGTTTTCAAAAAATTTATGGAAACTCAGTTTAAGAATTATGAATGGATCGAAGATAATTATGATGTTGTTTTGTTTATGAGTCCCGGAGGAGATTCTTATTTGGCGTTGAGTAAAGATAAAACTTTATTAATTTATGCTAAAACCGCAAAAAAAATCCTTAATTACCTTCCTATGGAACGATCTATGTTCCTATCACTTATGACTAGATGGGTAGGAGAGACCTTAAATATTAAGGGTATAACCCTCTCGCAGTTTCAACAGTTGGTTTTGATTAGCCTTAATAGATAATAATAATATATTTATCATTATGAAAGTTAAAGTAACAGAAGAAAAGTTATATCCATTATTCAAAAAATTCATGGAAACTCAGTTTAAGAAATATGAATGGAGAAAAGGTAAATTTGATTCCATTTGGTTCATAGACCCTGAAGGATATGGTCACATGGGATTGTTGAAAAATAAAGAGTTATTAATCTATCGTGAGATTAAAGATCAAATTCTTCGCTACATTCCTATGGAAAAATCTATGTTACAAACACTTATGAGTAAGTGGGTAGAAGAAACCCTTCAAGTTGAAGGGTTAACCGTTCCCACTGTACCCCAATTTACAATACCGCGTTTTTATGATGGTGATACCTTTCCATTATAAGAATATTTATCAATATGAAAGTTAAAGTAACAGAAGATAAGTTATACCCTGTTTTCAAAAAATTTATGGAAACTCAGTTTAAGAATTATGAATGGAGAAAAGATCGGAATGATGACATTTGGTTTTCAGATCCTAAAGGGTATGGTCATTTGGGATTGGTACACATTAAGGATTTATTGATCTATCGTGATATTAGAAAAAAAATACTTCCTTATCTTCCTATGGAACAATCTATGTTAAACTCACTTATGAGTAAGTGGGTAGAAGAGACCCTTCAAGTTAAGGGGTTAGCCCCCACTTTGGCAAGACACGAATCCTATCCATTAGTTGATGGATCCTTTCCATTATAAGAATATTTATCATTATGAAAGTTAAAGTAACAGAAGAAAAGTTATATCCAGTATTCAAAAAATTTATGGAAACTCAGTTTAAGAATTATGAATGGACAAAAGATGAATATGGGTGTATTGATTTTGTGGATCCTGAAGGATTTGGTCATTTGGAATTGGAAAACAATGAAGATTTATGGGTTTATGGTGATATTAAAGATCAAATTCTTCGCTACATTCCTATGGAAGAATATATGTTAGAATCACTTATGGGTAGATGGGTTGGAGATACCTTTCAAATTGAGGGTATAAACACCAGTATAGAATCGTTTCCAAATTTTTAAATCGTTGAAAATGCCTTTCCATTGTAAGAATATTTATATGGTATGAAAGTCAAGGTAACAGAAGAAAAGTTATATCCAGTTTTCAAAAAATTCATGGAAACTCAGTTTAAGAAATATGAATGGAGAAAAGATGAACTTGGGACTATTTGGTTTATGGATCCTGAAGGATTTGGTGATCTGGAATTGGGAGATAAAAATTTATGGGTTCATCGTGATATTAAAAATAAAATTCTTCGTTATCTTCCTATGGAAGAATCTATGTTAGACTCGCTTATATCTAGATGGGTTGGAGATACTTTTCAAATTGAGGGTATAAACATCCTCGAGATGTGATTGCCATGGTAGGAGGAAGTTGGTGATACCTTTCCATTATAAGAATATTTATATGGTATGAAACTACTTGAGAGAAAAATACATTTACTAGAATCTTTATTGGATGGTAAGAATATTTTTGAAGCCAATTATAAAGCACAAAAATTAGATTATAACTTAAATTCATTATCAGATTTTATCGGTAAAGATACTATGGATGTTCATTATAATGGACATTATAAAACTTACCTTAAAAAATTAAATGAACTTCTACCGGATGAAAAAATGATCCCAATAGAAGATTTAATTAAAAAAATATCAAGGTATAACAAGAAAATTAGGAATAATGCTGGTGGTGTATATAACCACCAACTATTTTGGAAAATGTTATCACCAAACAAAACAAAACCATCTAAAGAACTATTAGAAAAAATTAACAAAGATTTTGGTTCTTATGATGAGTTCAAACAAAAGTTTGAAAAAGTGGCATTAGACAGGTTTGGTTCAGGATGGGTTTGGTTAATTATGGGTAAAAGTGGTAGGTTACGTGTCGTATCTACACCCAATCAGGACAACCCCGAGATGAATATTATTAGAAATGGAGGAAAAATTTTATTGGGGCTTGACATTTGGGAACATGCGTATTATCTTAGCTACCGAAATGAGAGAGACCGATATATCAAAAACTTTTGGAAAGTGGTAAATTGGGATTTCGTAAGTTCAGAATATCAGAAACTTAAACCAACTAAATAATGAAAAACTCATTTGTTCTCAACGAAGAAAAAGTAACAAAATGTTCCTATTCCGAAGTTAGTAAGTACAAAGATTTGTTTAACCGTAATCCTAAAGTAAAGTGGATTTATCGTGAAGCAATTGACAAAGCACTCGAAGTGGTGTTTAAAGATTTATGGCAAACTCACCCAAAAGGTTCCGAAACTGTTTCAGGAGTTTTTAATTTAGAAGGACCCGGTAGATCGGTTTTGAATAAGTTAAATACCAATTATAGTGCATTCGCCATATTAGTTAGAGATATCAATAAGGTATTAAAATCAAGAGGTATCCAACTTTTGAATTTTAATGGAACACAAGACGACCAACTTTTTGAAGCAAGAAAAATGGCTAAGGTGATTGACACATTCAAAGAACGAATATTCAACACCGAATCATCCACATTTAATAGTATTATGGCAACACTTAATCGCACACATAAATTAGGTGAGAATAGAGAAGATAGTGTTGTTAATTTTTTGAAAAGGATCTATGGTGACGATAATGTTTCAAAGATTGGTGGGTTAAATAGTTCTGAAGATATGACATCGGGTGTTGATGTTTTAATTAAAACTGAGGGTAATACTAAAACCGCTCAAGTTAAACCTTTCTACAAAACATTAAATGATGGTGTGACTATTAGGTTCGCAGATACTGGTAACGTTAAAAAATACGAGACAGATTACCTGATTTTTGACGGTACTAAAGAAATCTACATTATGAATAACAATCAAACCGTTATTGTTGAAGGTGAATATTCTTTTCCGAGTGAGTCAGTAATTCATATATTATCAAAGTAATTGATATTTATATGAAAAAAGACTATGGCAATTATCCCTGAACCAGAAAGAAGTCAATTATACAAAAGAATTAAAAATCTTTTAGGTGCCCCAATCCGATCAGTAGAGATTGAGGATGAAATGATGGATTCACTTATGGAATTATCCATTGGTGATTATAGCCAATACGTGTTAGATTGGTTGATAGAATCTCAATGGACATCTCTTTATGGATTGAATTTAGATGAGAAATCCGTTGCAAACGCACTTGTTAGAAGAACTTTAGATTGGGAAACACAATATACCTATGCATATTCAAAAATTGTAGGATTACAAACAAATGGTCCTTGGGTGTTAAAACAAGATTATTTTGATTTAATGCCAAACCAACAACTTTATGAGATTCCCGCAGGAAGAGAAATAAACGAATTAATGTGGTTTACAAGACCTGCATTAAATAACACATTGTTTGATCCTTGGTCTATGGGTTTCTTGGGTGGTCCCGGTATTGGTGGTCCTGCGGGATTTTCACAGATGGGGTTCCAAGGAGGTTATTTTATGATGTCAGCATATGATATGGTGGCACGTATGCAAGATATTAACCTTAAATCAAGAATTTTAGGTTCGGATCTTACATATAAAATCACCGCACTTCCCGACGGAAAAAGAATGGTTCACCTTTTGAATGTTCCCGGTGGTAAATTTAATTTTGGTAATATTGGATATAATCAATATAGAGTATTCTATTGGTATTACGATACCACAGACGATAACAGAAACGATTGTTTAGCCGCTAATCCCGATATTGTTAAGTTACCTTCAGATGTTCCATTGGATAACCTATCCTGGGTAGATCTTAACGCACCCGCCCAACAATGGGTTCGTCGTTGGTTTACGGCTTACGTTAAAGAAACTTTATCAAGAGTTAGAGGGAAGTATTCGGGTAACTTAAAAACACCTGATTCCGAACTTCAAATGGAATATACAACACTTCAAACCGAAGCTAAAGACGAAAAATCTACACTTTTAGAAGAACTTAAATTACGTTTAGAAAGACTACGTCCTGAAAAACAAATGGAAAAAGAAGCATCAATTGCTGAAAACCTAAATAAACAACTTAAATTCAGAGCGTTTAAAGTCCCAATTCAAGCAATCTAATATGCAAGTTAAAAGAACTATCGTAAGAACAAGTTTACCTGATCAACGTAGAACGTTGGTTACGGATTTAGAAGTATTCACAACAAATGGTGAAACCTTAGTCATCGCTAAGAATAATTGTAAAATCAAACTAAATTCACAATTAGGTGATTCCATAATTATTAAAGTATTAAATGGTGCCTTAATTATTCCTGATTTTGGTCGAATTGACGAAGAATGGGATGAAATCGTTTTGGAAAAAGGTGCTTGTGTTGATTTTAGGTTCGTTGAAGGAAATTGGTACATTCTTTCTTCAGATGGATTGAAAACAGTTTAAATAAACTGTTCCCAATCTTCTGATGCGTTTTCATACATATAGTATGGATCCAATCCCCTCTTTTCCCAATATTTGAATTCATCCTGAGAGATGGTCAATACTTCCTCTAAGGAATCTTGGTCACCATCTTCTAATGGAAGACCGTTTACCAACTCACATTGTGTTGCGGTAAATAATCCTCTCTTTTCAGGTTCAGATACCAAAAGTTCGTTTCTTACTTCCTCACCAAAAACAACCATTAAAGGTTCCAAACGTTTGTTAAACGTTACAATTGCTCTCGGAACATTATAATCACCCAACAAGTTAGGATTGTTCTCAATATCAGCAGGATCCAAACGATAACAGTTAATCTTAACCGTGGGATCAAAATATTGACCAGGATTATTCACCTTACCATAAGCATTCATTTGATCTTCCATCTCCTTTTTAGCCTTGGCACTTGTTACTTTTTGAACATCCCCGTGAGACGCTTTGGTACCATTATTCACATAATAAATCACATCACCAAGATTAACAGAAATACCATCTTTCATAGCGAGTTCCATATGAGCCATTCTACTCATAGAGTTACCTGCTTTGGTGGTTGATGAACATCTGATTTTGTAATCTTCCATACTTAGTTTCACCTTGGCTCTCTGAGCAATCTTAACAAGGGGAATTTGTTTGTTATAGATCTTATCAAGATACTCATAATAATACTCAACAAATTCTTTACCCTCACCTTTAAGTAACATCTTAATACCTTTGTCCAAGAACTCTTCAATATATACCGGTAGTTTCTTTGATTTAATCGTATTACCAACAAGTTTGATTTTACCTTTATCTGTGATAAGAGCATAGTTCTTTCTTGCGATGTTAATACACGAAGGCCAAACACCATCAGTATCCAACGCCATCTCACCCCTCATAAATAAGTCATTGTATTCGGCAACATCTGCTTCAGCACCTGTGTATTCCTTACCCTCTTTTACCTTCCAATTGTTACCCTTACCAATATATTTACGATCCTCAACATCATCGGGTGATGAAAAGTTTACACCATCGGTATCCATCACCAAGGGTTTATAACCTTTCTTCATAAAGAATTTAATCATCTGTCTTAAATACTGACGACCTGTACAAGTGATCTGTTCCCCCATATACATATCACCCCAATGATATACTTGTGGTGCAGATAACGCCCCAAACATAGAATTGATGAAGATCTTAATCGGAAGTTGTTTTCGGTCATAAGATAATGACTTTTTAGGATCCGACTTACTGAAGTCCTCGGCAAGTTGTTTGTATTTGATACGAGTATCTCGGAAGTATTTTAACATCCCCTTCATCGCACCTGTAATATCACACTTAGGGAATACATCGTGAACCAACTGAATTGATGGATAAAGTGACGAAAAGTCAAGTTTCAATACATTCTTAGAATATCCCACAGTAATTAGTCGTGAAAGACCACCAACAAAATCAGTTTTACCTTGTTTCTCGGGAACTGCAAGATTGTATTTGTATGACCACGCCAACATAATCATCTTCCATAATGTGGCGGTTCCCATTGTTGAAACCCTCTCATATGTTGTCGGTACCTGTGATGCCAACAAAAATGATCCTTGTGAAAATTCTTCATCCACTTTTAAGGTTTCTTCCAAGTCATCGTCAAGATACATCTCAACCAACTCTCTACCACTAATCTTCTTATATACACCGGGGAACCTAACATCCAAGTCGTTGAATTGTGGATTATCGGCTTTCTTGTATTTACCGTTAGTTACATTTAACCAAAAATCTTCATTATCCCGATAAAAAGGTCCGATGTCCAAGTGATCAATATATACACGATCAGGTGCCTCGGCTTCAATATATTGTGTAATATACTTAAGACCCGCACTTTTGATACTCGAGTTAATCGCTTGTGCTCTACGAACCGAATGGATAATATCAATCACATTATATCCCCACATTCCAACTTGGTTATACTTCTCAACTTCGTTGGCTAGTTTTAATAAGGATTCGTTTTGTTTAATCTTAACCTCGGGGTTTAATGTTTGAGCAATTTTCTTAATATCCAAACCAAGAATCCTTGTTCTTTCAAATATCCAATACCAGTCAAAGTTCGCCGAATTATAACCACCGATAATACTTGGTCTTAGTTCGTTAATCACTCGGAAAAATTCAATAATTCCCGCACGTTCTTCATCATCATTCGTACATTCAATAACACGACAATATCCTTTATTGGTTTTCATACCAATCATAAAAATACGACCATCCTTTGGTTCCAAAGAGGTCGTCTCCAAGTCAAATACAAATCTCGTAATCTCATCGTACTCCTCAAACCCTTTGAATAATCGTTTTTCTTTTGAGATCAGGAACTGCTCAACGGGGGGTAACACCATAATAAGATCCTTTGTGTTTTCACCCCAAGGATCAACCCCACCCTCTCTAAAAAATTGTATTAGGTTTCTATAACCCATTAAGGACCTCACCATAAAAGTAAGACCTTTTTCTAATCTTTCATCACCATCTGTGCGAAGTTTGTCAATAACAATTTTATGTTTTGTCATCGCTTCTTTCTGTGCTGCTTTTGAGGACTTATAGAAATTTAACCCCCTCAAATCACCAACCCAAGCAAATGGAATGAATGTGTCTTTTTTAATTTGTTTTCCGTGTAACGGATGCTCGATGATTTTCCAAATACAATCTTTTGTGTAATCGTATTCAACACCGACGATGTATTTTTCAGGATCATTACCCTGTAAAAACTTTTCAATTTCGTTTTGATCAATCATAAAATATTTTTTTGTGTGGTACATTGGCTGCCGAACTTGCCGACATTAACCTTAACGACACAAAGATACTTTATTAAATTGATAAAATCAACAACAGGGACTTTCTAAAATAAAACTATCAAGAATGTTAATAAACAACCTATCACGTATGGGGACTATAAGCCGACCATTAGTATTAACCACATTGAACTCACCTTCAAACCTACCCGGTTTGTTAGTGTCTTGTGACCTAAATTGGTAGTAAATATAATACTCAGGAAGGGCATTGGGGTCTAATTGTGTCTTTTCAACAATATACGCCGGTTTACCAACTATTTTAGGTATCCCCGTTTCTAAGTTAGTCATAGAAAAAGTTATGGTAGAAGTTTCCAAACTTTCCATAAAAGACCTAAAATCACTTCTTCCATCATTAACCACTTGCATTTTAATAAGCGGTAACGTAGAAAATTTCTTAATATAAAAATCCATTTAAAGTTTTTATTATAAATACTTAATAAAAGGAAAATAGTTTTTATTTATTATTAGTTATGGTGAAACTTTAACAATAAACGAGATATTTATATAATATGGCAAGACCAACAAAATTAGAAGAAGATAGAAAGGTTAAATTTGGAATAAGTTTAGACCGTGATTTATTTAACCGAATGGTTAAAGAAAAAATTAAAAAATCAACATTACTTAATAAATTATTAAAAGAGTATTATGCAAACAAAGATATGTAGTAAGTGTAAAGAAGAAAAAGAGGTTTGCGAATTTTACACGGATAAATCAAAAATAGATGGTTATTATAGTTCTTGTAAAGAGTGTAAAATTATTTACACAAAAACAAGAGTGGATGAAAATAAAACATATTTAAAATTATGGAAAATAGATAATCCTAATTACCATAAAAAATTTCGTGAAAAAAACCCTAATTACGTTAAAGAATATTATAAATATAATAAAGAAGTTCTCTTAGAAAGAGTTAAAAAACATTATCACGAGAATAAAGAAAAAAATTTAGAAAAATTCAGAACTCTAAGTAAAAAATATTATTATAATAATAGAGAAACTCGTTTAGAGTATCGTAAAGAATATGATAAAAATAATCGAGAAAAACGTAATGAATATTTAAGTAATAAAAAAAAGATTGACCCAATTTATCGTTTATCTTGTATTGTAAGAAACAGAATATATTCTTTTCTTAAAAATAAAAATATCACAAAACAAAATAAAACTTTTGATATTGTTGGTTGTTCTCCGGAGTTCTTAAAAGAATACTTAGAACAAAAATTTACAGAAAGAATGTCTTGGGAGTTAATGGGAAGAAATATTCATATTGACCATATCGTTCCGCTATCGTTCGCAAAAACTGAAGAGGAACTTTATAAACTTTGTCATTATACCAATCTCCAACCCCTATGGGCCGAAGATAATTTGAGAAAGAGTAATAAAATATTAGTTTAATTCTCTCTCCTCAAATCAGATGAATAATGTTCAAATCTATCGTGTTCTGTTGGTGTCATTAATAAAAGACCCCCATTAATTTTACCTTTTTTGTGTTCTTGAAACATATAACTCATCCATGTTTGTTCATAAGGATGTACCCATTTTGTGTCCAAAAACATCTTTTTATTTCCCTCACGACTTACAACTTGTGGCCAATTACAATAATAAATTTCACCATCAACATAGGGAACACCATTTAATGACCTTATGTTATTAAATACTGTTTTTGGTGAGTTAGGATCGGTTCCAATTTCAGGTAACTTAGGATATTTCGGCCAAAAGGTTTCTCTAACTTGTTGTGGAACATTATACCACGACCATTGTGTTCCGTTATCCCCATAAAATTCCGTATAATTAATTTTCAAAAAATCATAATTTTCTTTTTCAATAATAAACATGGATTTATTATATAAATCATCCACAAATCTATTAAAACCGTTTTTACATACTTCACCTTTTTTAGGGTAAAAAAACATATCATCCTCAAAAAACCAATAATAATCTAATTCCGTTTCGTCAAAGTGTTCTGCAATCCACTGTCTTCCACCACAAATACCCAAATTATCTTTTTTAATGTGTTCAAATCCAAATTTTTCACAAAGTTCTTTATATCTTGGTGTTGTTGATAAATCACTTGAATTATCTAATAAAAACTTATTTGGTCTGTTAATAAAGTTAGAATCATATTGATTCATTGAATTAATCAACGTTTCAAATTGTTTTGGACTATTAAATGATATAACATATAAACCGGTTTTATCCGTATCATGTTTATGTTTTTTTTTGAAATTACAAATTGTGTATGTTTTATTCTTAATATCTTCACAAAACTTGGAAATCAAACCATTATATTCTATAGGAAAATAGTCAAATTTATTAGGATATTTATACATTAAGATACTAAATAGGGATTCTTCGGTTCCCATATATCCACCATTTAATGTTGTCATTAAAAGTTCGTAATATTTCCCATTAATTTCCGATATCGTATTTTTTGGACCACCAAACAACCCACCCCTTGCAACAAATTTTACTTCTTCACCCGCAAGTTCATTTATTTTATTAAACTCAAATCCGTGTATCTCATTATTGGCATCATAAGGAAAAGCAACAAAAGTGAATTTGTTAATTATTTCACTTAAAGTGTTTTGTATTTTATCATGAGTAAAATACCCCCAATGAACCGTGTTTGTAATTCCCGCATCAATCCAAAATAATTGGTCAGAATCAAACTTATCCATTATGGTAGCATCATTCAATAAAAACATTTTTGACATAACCAAAGGATTATAATATTCTAAGGACGCTTGGGTTGAGTCTTTTAACCAACCCGATAAATTATACCACTCAGGATTATTCCTAATTTTTTGAATTAAGTCAAAATAGTCATTATTTTTGAACCACTCTAAATCACGTCTAATAAATTGAGTATTATTAACATTCCTAACTTTAAAAACAACCTTTTCTAATTCTTCATCACCAAAAATAATCATATTATTTTCAACCCGTAAAAGGTCTTGAAATTTATTAAGGTAATGCCCTTCATATGATCTTGACCAACCGTCGGTAAGATCCGATCTTTTTATATCCCATAAACCAGTAACAAAGGTTAATTTTTTCATAAATTAAATTCTTCTAATATTTTATAAAATGACTTATTTTTACTTACGTGGTCTAAAATATCCAACCCCGGAACTCTTTCATTTTCATGCCACCATGTGTCAAAATATTTTACATTAAATAGGTTTTCATTATTTCTCCATATTAATGTTATAATATCTTCTTCATGATATAATCTTTTATCATGTTCAGTAACCATAATAAGATTTTCATCAAAAAGATCTATAAAATCTTTAACTTTTTCTTTTTTACCACCGAATAATCCACCAATAATGTGGTAGGATCTATTATAATTTACAAAATGAACCGGATTAACAGTTCCCGACCAATAATTTCTATCATTTTCTTTACCTATCAAAAATATTTTATCATCAGTAAAATTTAATAAATTATTAAGTAATTTGTTATTAAAAATTGTACTCTCAAAATATTTTCTAAATATATCTCTAAACCCTTCGGACACTAAATATTTGTCAGGTATTAATCCACAATGTGACAAACCCGCATCTATCCAATAAACATATTCATAGTTTTCATCAATATTCATTTTTAACCATTCAAACTTTGCATATTGTATATCAACACACCTGTCAGATGTTTTTACCGACTCAAAATCTTTATATTTTCGAATAATCTCTGTTTTCTCAGTGTTACTTAAATCAAAAACTTCTATTTTAATTTTTTGGGGATCAACCTGTTCTTCAACATAAAAAAATTGTTTAAGATCATTAATTTCACGGTCCGAAGTATAACATATGAAATCCGCATCACTCATCTTTAGTAGTGATAATAAACTATATCTATAATGACCTCTACGACTCTGTCTCCCTCCAAATTCAGTACCATATAAGTCACTATATATTGCTGTTATAAATTTTGTTTTCATACTCTAATACTTTTAGCATATCCCATATCATATAATTTTTGATCAATTTTATTGGTGGTATAAAGATTCCAATTATATGTGATTATATAATGTGGGTTATAAGCACTTTGATTTATATCGGAAAAATCATTTATCTGAGTAACTATTGGTAGTGAGGATGAAACACATATAAAATTAGGATAAACCGATTTAACTAAGTAATAATCAATGGGTAATTGTTGGTGACTGTTATTTATGTATTTATCAGTATCCCAATTGATAATATATTCACAAACTTTTCTATTAAAAATAAATGCTGAGGTTCCAAAAACCTCCCTATGTTTTACTTCATCTTTTGGTGGTAAGTTGGTGATATCAATTAAGTTGTCTGTTAAATTATTAACAGGTCTGTGTATTGATGGTGATAAATGAAAAAAATCAAAATTAATTTTGTTTAATTCTAATTCACATTTTTCTAAATGTTCTTTAGCGTAAGGCATAAAAAAAATATCATCTTCTAAAATCATGAAATATTCATCATCAGTTTCCATACAAATTTTTGCAATTTCTTGATATGATTTAGCACAACCAATATACGACGCAGTATCCACTGCACTAAATCTTTCAAAATTCCAACCCATCCATTCCATTTCTTTTTCAAAATGTTCCAATCGGTCGGTCCTTCTATCTAAATTAATAACGAATTTTTTGATTTTATTAAAATCAATTTTTGTTTTCATACCTTATTATAAATTACCGGTTAATCTTTCACACCAACCTTTTGTGGTGCTATAAGGCCATACAACCCAATATTTTGGTTTATATGTGGTTTCAAAAGATCTCCATATTTTACAATAACCGTCGGGATCTATAAAAAAACCATCAATCTCATTCTTATCAGCATCTTTTCTATAAATCGTATTATCGTTTTCATCGTGAAATGCAACTGCCCAAAATTCATAATCCTTTTCAGGAACACTTGAATATCCAACATCAATACAATGTCTAAAAATTTGGGCAAAACTATTTTTCCATTCCTCTTCGTTTTGAAAATTATAAGGGTTGGGTGGATACTGTTTATCTAAGGTATATTGTTGGACTGCACGTCTTTCAAATAAAAGTCCCGAGTATTTTTCATAATCTTTCAAGGTTCTAACCGTTCCAAACCCATACTTCCCAAAATCAATATTTTGTTCTTCATTATCCATTCCAAACAAAACTCTGTTTTTTCTATGTGAATGTGTATTTTTACTACCCCAATCCTTATCATCATCCCACTGTTTTGTTCTACCCTTTCTTGTGTATTCGTGCCAAACAACAACTTTGTGTGGGTGGAATAAGTCATACCCGTGTGTATATGCTCTCGCGGCGATTGATATTTCTTCCCCGTGAAAATAATACTCGGGATCGTGTTGAACCTCTTCGGAAAACTCACCTAAAGTAAAACAAAAATGTGCCGAATAAAATCTTGCAGTTACAGGTTTTGTGAGATTTTGCCAATTAGGTATAGTCTCGGGTAAAAAGAAAACAGCACCCTCGGGAATAAACCTATCAAAAACCATTCTCCAAGGTTCTCTAACCCTACCATTAGGATCGTTTTCGGGGTCAAAAGATGAAACATATCCGGTAAGTAAAGGTTTTGGATACCCATCCTTTTGTAAATCTTTAATCATCCCAATTAAAGTGGTATCCCAACCTTTTTCAAACCTATGATGAGAATCTATCTGTAACGTATAACCCTCACCATTATAAAGTTGTTGTATTTGGTTTCTAGCCCAACAAGCTCCTTTTGACTCTGAATGTGGAATGTCCAAGATTCTAAATCGTTTATCATCTCTATATTGTTCCAAATTATCAAATTGATCGTCGGGATGATATTGTCTTGCAATACCAAACACAAGATTTTTTGGATTGTCCGAATTTTCAATAGCTGATATCACAGTAGGTTCAAGTTGTGGATCTCTGTAAGACGCAATCTGTATGAAAATTTTATTATTCCTTTTCTTCACTTTACTATTTTATGTAAAAAATAATAAAATAAGAAGAATAATAAAATAGAAACTTAATAATTTATCTCAAAAAATAAATTTTCAATCGTGACGATACTACTAGCAGAAAATGACCAATTTAATGTTATATCATTTGTGCTAATATCGGGAACAGTTTTGCTTCTAATTGCCGTTGTTGAGTTTTGATTAACTGCCGTTCTTATTACAGGCCATGATACTAACGTTGTATTGTCCTTAACTTTTATTTGGGTTGGGTATTGAAAAGTTGTGGATCCCGACTGAGGTCCCCATGTTAAGAATCCTGTTGGGTCAATATTGAAAGTATTACCGGTCGACAAACAAACTGAAATTGTTGTTGATGATGTTGCTGCGGTAAATAAAGTATATGTTTCAATAGTTGAACCAAGTTGTAATGTATTAGCGGGAATTGTTACCGTAACTACTGTTTGTGCATTAGGATTAACAGTTATACTACCTCTATTAGTGTAAAACGGTCTAACATTAGCACTAATTGATGTTGCTGTAATGGTAACCGCTGATATGGAATTACCTGTTATACCGTTAGTAACTTGTAATGAAGTTAGTGTTGTATCACCTGTTACTGTTAGTCCTGAATATGAAAAATTACCATTAACCACTAAATCACCCGCAACTGTTGAATTTGAATTTATAGTTACGGGACTTGAAAATGTCGTTGATCCTGTAACATTTAATCCATTCTGTAGATTAGTAACGTTTGTATTTGTTAATTGTCCGGTAAGGTTTGTATTACCGGTAACCACTAAATCACCATTAATTGTTGTATTTCTCAAGGTGGTTGAACCAACAATATTAGTGTTACCCGATATGTTAGTATTTCCGGTAACTATCAAATTATTGTTAATTGTTGTTAAACCGGATGTACTTAATGAATTTTGTATGTTAGTATTACCAGTAATTACTACATTATTATTAAATATACTATTACCACTTACTACTAAATTAGAATTAATATTAATTGAATTACCTGTAGAATACAAATTACCTGTATATACATCCCATCCAATTGATACTATCTCTTGAGAAGCTCCTGATAATGTTATTTTTTTTGTTACAGGGTTATTAGGACTTGTTGAAACATCCACAATTGGAAAAACATCATTACCTTCCGGTCTGTTTCCCTGTAAAGGTAATTCTGAAATTTTAATATTTGCCATTTTATACTAATTTTACATAGAATGTATCACCACTCTCACTTGTTATCGGGTCGGAAGCTTCGGTTGTTAATAACACATATTCGGGTGTATAGTTACAACTTGAACAAAACAAATCAAGTAATGAAAATTTATTTTTTAATATTCTGAAATTATGTTGTATCTCGGGAACCGATAATGGTTGAATATAAAACCTAAATTGCGATATTGAACCGTCAAATGTTCCTGCGAAATTTTTCTCAATTATTATATTATTTGTTAAAGCACTTAAACTTGTTCCACTTAATACACTATCGGGGAAAAGTTGAGGATCTTGCTGATATGTCCAAGTACCACCACTTGTTAAAGCACTAAACGTAAGATTTTCTCTTAGACCTTGTGTTCCACCACCCCAAGATAAATTAAACGGAACACCAACTTGTCTTTCACGTTTTGTATTTAAGGGTCTTGGAATAACTTCTTCAAAATTATTTAAGACAAAAAACGGTTTTCCATTAACAGAAATTTTTAACTTACCGATTCTATCTGATTTTTGGTCTAAAAATTCTCTATTAATGTCAATAATCTCTTCCATTGCCGGAGAAAGATTATCATGGGTGATTGGTGGTCTAACCAACGATATTGAATTGTTTGCCGCAGTTGCAGTAAATGCCGAATAACTAATATCACCCAAACCTCCTCTCCACAATAAATCACATTTATCGTAGTAAGTATTTCTTTCAAATGTCGCATCAATTAAAACCCAATGTGGGTATTCAATAAATGTGGTTCCCGTACAAGAATCATAAATACCGTTAGTTGAACAATAAGTTGAAACCGAATATCCACTAGAGTATGTTAATCCTGTATTGAAACAAGAACCTGTCGTAATACAAGATCCTGTGAAATATAAAACTCTAACACAAATATTAGGATTCAATGGATTTCCACTAAACATAATCGCTAATGAATTTGACATAGAGTCGTCTAGTGGATCCTTTATTGGGTTTTGAACGGTTTGTTCAGAAATTTTAGGACGAGAAAAATAATTTATAATATGTTCTGTGGTAGTTCCTGTTTTTGGATAAACTGTAACACATGTGGAATTAGTGATAGCACTATTATAACAAGCACTTGTACCTAAATCAGTAAGTCCCAACGTAACGGGTGTATAACCACTAGCAGCACCCGATAGTGTATAATCCGCAGGGTGATAAAACTTATCCTCGGCTCTTGTTCCCATATAAAAGAAAATATTCTTGTTATTTGGGTATATTGTATTTAGGTTGGTTTCACCAGGTCCCGGTTCATATTCGGGAACAACTCTAGGTTTTAACACCATCTCTACCGTCCATCCTTTATGATACCTTTCGGGAATCACATCATAATCATATCCAAATAATTTATAAAATCCTTGGTAAAAAGAACCATACAAATCATTATAGTAACCTTCATTAAATCCGTTTTGAGAAACAATACCATAATCAGTTGTTGCGGTAATACCACTAAAATATGATGATAGTGTTGGTACCATAGATCTTACTTGGAACATCTTAAATCTTCTATCGTATGAATACCTATCAAATTTTTGAGCGTTTGATAACAACCCCTTGGTATATGATATAGAAACCCCTGTAAGTCCCGACATTAATCCATTATCAGTTCCGGTTAGTCCAATATCAAATAAAGTTTGACTTGAGTAACAACCACCACTTAATGAACTTGCGGGAATATTATCGGGATTATAATAACTTTTTGAAATTAAAATATTATTTGTATTGTAAGAATAATAATCTAAAGTTAATTGTTGATTACAATCTTCGGAATCTAAATCTATGTTAATAGGTAACTTATTTCCATCATTAACCCCAATAACATCATTAGAAAACACAACTTCTTCATTGAAATCTTTTTCATCCGATGTTAATGATAGGTCAGAAATATCCACTGCAGGTCTTAAAAAAACCTTTGGAAATACGTATTGATTTATATTTTGATATGCCATTATAGATAAATACCTACTTGATGAGTATTTATAGTAAAAAAGTGTAAATGAAATCAACCACTTTAAAATTTGAAAATAATAATCTCCTTGTCACTATTATGGAATCTAGTGATGAGATTATCTTGCAGTATAATTTTACCGACACGTTAAACGAAACAAAAAGTAAAACTAAATCCGTAAAATTAAAAAAAGACTCCAAGGGGGATATTAAAAAACTCATTAAGAATTTGGGAACTAAAAAGTTTTCAAAAGATGATGTTGAGGATGAAGTTCTAAAAATTAAATCCAAGGGTGAGGTTAAAGAACTGATAGATGATGATGGAAGTTTTGCATCATCAAGAATTCCAATTATAGATCCTAGATTGGCACCAAAGAAAACTATGGACCAAACTGTTGCAGCAACTCGTCAAACGATGAATCCTATTTTGAGGGGTTATCGTGTGTATTATGGTGAATCGGTAGTTAGAGAAACAGATATGTCCGACGCTTTTGGATATGAGGAAACTAAAGACATGAATGGTAAAGAAACATTTAAATATTTCAAAGAGACATTAGGGTTGGATCCTATTGAGGCGGTTGAACGAACTAAACAACAAGGAAAAGATCCTTTTGGAAAAAAGACAAAAAACGCACCCAAGAAAATTAGAAAACAAAAAGGTTTTATTGATAGAATGACATTATCCGAAAAGGAATCTTTAGAAGAAATGGAAAAACAACAAATGTTGGATATGTTAGAAAATTTATTAAAAAACAAGTCCGACGATCGTGATATCTATACAAATCATAAAAGTATTTCTAATAATATTAAAAGTCAGATTAAGAAAATTAAAAAACTTGCTGATGAAAATAATATAGACCTAAAAAAATTGATAGATTCTTTTTACGATGAATAAGAAATTATATGGTAAGGAATTTGAAGTTCCCGGTGAAGTAGTTGAATACTTGGATAAATGTTTTAATGCGGTAAAATCTAAGGATGAGTCTGTAGAAGGTTATAAGAGAAATCGTGACCTTGTGAAAAACAAAAAAGTATCATACTCGGTATTAAAAAGAATAAAGAATTTTTTTGATACCTATCAAGGGAATAAGAAGGACGCACCTTTTGTATTGAATGGTGCAGATTATATGAAGAATTGGGTGGATAGTACATTAGAACATAGTAGGAGAAATATAAAATCCGCAGACCAACACAGAAAAGATGCAGGTATGGAAACAGAATATGTTGATAAGTTTAGCTCACAACAATTCAAACCCCGAGATGTAAAGAAAGATATCACAAACATGGATATACAAGTAACAGAATCTCTTAAAAGAATAAACGAATTAATGAAAAAAATTCTTTAATATGGCATATGAACCTTTAGATTTCTCACAACCAAATAACGAGTTGTCAAGAATCGCAGAAGAACAAAGAAAAAGATTAATACCAAGAAACGATTTCAAACCATTGGTTAATGAATATTCACAAACAAATCCTGACGCTGTTGCGGATGGAGATGACATGGGTAGGGGAACCGGTGCTTACTTGGATGTTCATAATGAAAATGGTGGAACAATCATTGACATTAATGAAAGAAAAAATGAAATCAAAATTAATAAATATAAAAAAGCTAATCCATACACAATACCATCCGATTAATGAAACTACTTAAGATCTTCAAATCACTAATTACCGAACAGGCTAGTATTGATACAATTACCGATGCTATCAAGAAGAAAAAAGTGCTCATCATTTACTATGATGGTGATGAACCCGGAGGACGAGGACTTCGTGAAATAGAACCGGTATGTTACGGATATTCAAAAGCGAATAACCCCGTTTTACGTGCTTGGGATAGGGAGGGTGCGTCACATAGAGGATATAAGGGTGAAAAACCTTTACCCTCTTGGAGATTTTTTAGGTTAGATAAAATTCAATCAGTCAAACCAACAGGAGAAAATTTTACAGAAATGAGACCAAATTTTAATCCAAGTGGTGACAAAAGTATGAATCGTGTTATAATTGTTGCTAAGTTCGATAATCCCGTACAAACAGCTGAAGTATGAATACAGAAAATGAATTAATTCAAAAACTTATGGTATCAAAAGCCATAATGGACAAACATCAAGGAATCAAACGAGGTAGTGTAGATTCTTTGGCATTAACAAATAATATCCCAACCGTAGAAGGTTATGAATCGGTAAATGCTTCTTACAACATTCCACAAGAATTAATGTCAGAAGTTCAAATACCCACACCAACAAAACCATCGGGTCCCGTTACAAAAGAAAAAGTTTTAGGATCAAAACTACCCGATGAAATTAAAAGATTAATGTTAGAACATCCAATCTCACAACCACAACAATTTAGCCCAACATTATCCGACGAAGTTGTTGAGAAAGCGTCTAGATTGATGGGTACAAAAAAACCTGTAAATGAAACAGTAACACCAAAACAACAAACTATTATCAGAGAACAAGAAAATATTGATATAAAAAAGTTAATGGTAGAAACAGTTAAAGAGGTGTTGAAAGAATCAGGATTAATTGGTGGTCAAAACACAAAAGACACCATAACCATTAAGGTAGGAAACCACATCTTCCAAGGGACCATAAATAAAATTAAAAAAGTTCCTTAACATAAACCCCGAAATATCGGGGTTTTTTTATTTTACTAATCACCATTTTTTTGTTATACTTTATAAAATTATTTTTTATGAGTAAATCAAAAATTAAAGTATTAGTGATCCCATCAGATCGAACAGGTGTTGGTAAATTTCGTTCGGTAGATCCACACGTTTTCTTACAAAACCTATACCCTGAAGACTTCCACGTAGATATTGACTACAATCCAAACATGCAAGATATCCCATTTTGGATGAATTATCAAATAGTTCATATACACAGAGTTATCGCAGGAAAATACGAAGAAACTGAAAATTTTATAAGAATATTAAAAACATTAGGGATAATTACTATTGTTGATATTGATGATTATTGGTTACCAACAAGAGAACATCCTATACATGATATTATTCGTGTAAATAAAATTCACGAAAAAATTATCTCTATCTTAAAAGTGGCTGATTGGGTTACAACCACCACAACATTTTTTGTTGAGGAAATTAAAAAATACAACAAAAATGTAACAATTTTTCCAAACGCAATTAATCCAAAAGAACCGCAATTTAATGAACCTACAAAACCTTATGATAAGTTAAGAATTGGATGGTTGGGTGGTTCATCACACTTACATGACTTAATGTTCTTGGGGGATTGTTTTAATAAAGTAAATCCGATAAAGGACAAAATGCAAGTTTATATTTGTGGGTTTGATACTCGTGGAACCATGACAGAAATTAATGAACAAACCGGAGAACAAAAACAAAGACCGATTAAACCCGAAGAAACTGTTTGGTTTGAATATGAAAAAATATTCACAAGTAACTATTCCTTAATTTCTGAAGATTATAGAAAAGAACTAATGAAGTTCAAACCCGAACTTATTGGTAATTTTTCCGATGAATACTATCAAAGAGTTTGGACCAAACCTGTTACGTCATACGCAAAAAATTATTCTAAATTTGATGTTTCTTTAGCACCAATTAAAGATCATATTTTTAATAGGGTTAAATCACAACTTAAAGTAATTGAAGCAGGGTTCTATAAGAAAGCTATTATTGCTTCAAATGTTGGACCATATACCATAGACTTGAAACATTGCTTGGAAAATGGTAACATTGTAGATGGGAACGCACTTTTGGTTGATGAACACCGAAACCATAGTGATTGGTTTAAATATGTTAAGAAATTAGTTGAAAACCCTAATATGGCATTTGATATGGGTCAAAGATTGTATGAAACGGTTAAGGACACTTATGATTTGAATCAAGTAACCAAAACAAGAGCAGAATGGTATAAAACTTTAGTATAATGATAAACGCACCTCTAACAAAACTGTTGTTCCTTGACATTGAAACTGTCGGGACTGAAAAGGATTTTTTCCATTTCACAAAAAATTACCCAAGAATTTCCGAGTTCTTTATTAAGAACCGATCTTGGTTAGATAAAAGATATCCTGAACATCAGGATTCAACCATTGAAGAACTCTATCTAAGTGTATCAGCACTCATTCCTGAATTTGGAAAAATTGTTTGTGTTGCTGCGGGATTTGAAGATGGTAAAGGTAATTTTGTAACAAAAGTAATTAGTGGTGAAGAAAAACACATTTTA